TAAAACTTTATTCCCTTTTTGTTCAGACCGTCAAAAAGTTTTTTCGCTCTTAATCCGAATTTCTCGGAAAGTATTTCATCTCCGGTTCCCGAAATACCGCCGAGGATTTTTCCGTCAAGATAGGAAAATAATCTACAATCTATTATTTTCCCTTCTTTTAATTCGCCCTTAGCCTTCAAGGAATTAAAAGAGGCTTCATAACTCATTCCCTTATAACTAGAGGCGGGGCGGACTAGTTTCCGTTCCCTATCCGTCAAGGCTTCCTTTGTCGCTTCGTGTCCTTTGAAAGTTTTAATTGACTTTAAAACCTTCTTCGATCCTTCAGCGAGTTTCATTCCTTGACTGATCTTCGTACCGTTCAAAAACTCGGAAATCTTCATTTGAATTTTCGAGGCGGTGTTTTTCTTCTTTATTGTCTTCATTTTCTTTTATCCTCCTAGTTTTTGTTTTTGTGATTTTACTTTTTTGAGACGAGTTTATTTTTTTATCGCCTCCTTTCGTTTTTTATTCTCCGATTCCTAATGACTCAAGCGGCCGATTTTTTTTCGGTTGTCTTTCACTTCGGAATCCCGATTTATCAATGAACTTTGAACGCCTTCATTATATGAATTTATCGACTAATGTCAATATAACTTTAAACTATTTTTTACCTTAAAACTTTTCAGAGTAAATTACTAAAAATCTATTTCAAGAAAAATATTCAAATCCGTTATAAGTAAACTATTCATAAAATATATGAATAATATGAATATGACGGGGGGTTAAATTTAGCGTGATATATAATTATAAAGGAATATACCTGATTGTATCTTTGGAACGATTATGCGTCCTAGAGAGGGGGGGGGGGGTGGGTTGAAAACAGCTCTTTTTGTGTTGTTTTTAGGTACTAGGGATACCTGTTATTTTTATGGAAATGAAAAAGGGGGTTTTAGGGTCTAAAATCGCTTATCTTTTTCTAGGAGGGGTAGGACACAGGGGGGTGTTTTTTTGAACGAAAATAGGGGTGTTTTTATACTAGATTTGTCTAAAAAAGGGCTGTTTTTAGGGGTGTTTTTGATTTTGAGGCAAATTAAACTACCCCCTTTTTGAGGGGGGTGAGTTTTTAGCTGTTTTTAACACAAAAGAGGGGTGTTTTTTGTTACAATAGTTATTTTAAGGATTTTAGGGGGTTTTTAAGAAAAAAAGGAGTTATTAGGAAAAATAAGGGAATTTATGAGAACTAAAAAAAATGTAAAGTAGTTATAATTAAAATGTTTAAAAATGAAAAAAATGTATGATTATTTGTATAGGAGAAATTGATTAAAAATCATAATAGGGGTTGACTTTTTGTTGTTTTTTAGATATTAAGAATTATAGAGACAGCTTTTCTATACATTTCACTTAAAAGGAAACCTATGAGCGAGTTTTCAGAATTAAGAACTAGAATCCGTAATTTAATAAATGATACAGCTAGGAACGGTCAGGATATTTTTATTTATGGTACTAGTAATGTGTTTTCTTTATCTGAAAGTAATATAAGCGATATTGACACAATTTATTTAAATGACTCCGCTGACCCTTTAGATAGCGGAGATTATAGTTTTGATTCGGACACTAAGAAAGTGTCCGTTTCTATTTCAGGGATAGTTACGGGAGATGTTCTTGAAATGAACTATACTTATACTAAATATTCTGATAGTGAATTAAACGGTTATATTAAATCGGCTTTAATTCATTTGTCGGCTAATAATTTTTATACCTTTACAGAAGCTTCTGAAGTTATTTACCCTACCCCCTCTAAGAGAGAACTCGACCTTATCGCTATGATTACCTCAGTACTTATTCAAGGAACTACTTCTCAAATCCGTTTACCTGACCTTGTTCTGAATTTTAATGAGAAGCTTAGTGTGAGTGATAAGATTAAGAAAATCATAGCTACCTTCAAAAAGGACAACGCAGGAGTGTTTTTTCACGCTGAATATAACTAAATGAAACTACATTCGGATTACAACGACAAGCTTTTCAGTAATATAAAAAGAGGATAGATAAAAACATATGGCAAGGAAAGTTTTAACTCTAGAAGAACGTGTTGAAGGACTTTTTAAACGTACAAAGCACTTTCATCAGTATAAAGGAAAAAGCGATGAGGAGATAAAATCTATTATTCGAGCTTTAGAACAAGCTAAAGATGATGACGGATTAGCGGGTTCTGATGTTAAAAAAGAAAATATTGACGAGCTAGAATTAGACGCTCTTTTCCCTATAGAAGAAGAAAGACGTTCAGCTAGAAAACTAGCTAAAAAGTATCTTTCTACTTATGTTATTGAAACAGTTTCAGACAGAAATACTTTAGTACAATTATTGTTCCTTGAAATGATGAATTTTAGACTTCAAGCCTCAATCAATAAGGTTTATGAGGAAGCTAAAATCATTCCTATGCAACAGCTTGATGCTCTTCATAAGAATCTACAACAAATAGGCGAGGCGAAAGAAAAGTTAGGTATTACTAGGGCTAAACTTGACGATACTAAAAAAGACACTATCGAGCTTCTTGATACTCTTAAGAAAAAGTTTAAGAAGTATAGGGAACAAAATCAGTTGAGTAGAAATATGGTTTGTATAGCTAAAAACAGTAAAGTTCTTATGGGAGACTTTTCTTTAAAAAATATTCAAGAAATAAGAGAAGGGGATGAAATTCTAGGAACGACTGTAAAAAACAAAGAAGGCTTATTATTAGTTAAACAAAAAGTAAAAAAAACATACAATAAGGGATATAAAAAAGTATTAAAGTTAAAAACTGAAAACGGAAAAGAATTAATCTGTACTCCCGAACATGTAATTTATTCTAGATTAATTGAAGATAAAAAACGCCCTTCTCCTTCAGTATATTTAGAAGCAGAGAAATCTTTAGGACGAAGCGTTAGAGTTTTTCATGGAATAGAGGATATTAACAAGTATTACGAAGGAGTTTTGTTAGGATTCATAGAATCTGACGGTTGGTGCGATAGACCTAAACACTTAAAATGGAATTTCTCAAAAAAATATCATATTTGCCAAAGCGAGTTATGTGAATTAGACTCTCTAGAATACATATTAAATACCTTAAAAATCAAATATACTAAGAAATTTAGAGACAACGGATTTGGAAAAGGAGCTTTTTATTATTCCTTATCTACTCAGAATAACGTTTTAATAGACAAAATCGAAGAAAATCTTTTAAAGAACAAGGATTTATCCTTAGGATTCTTAGCGGGTTTTGTTTTAGGGGATGGATATGTAGATTCGACAGGAAATATACATATAGCTCAAAAAAATAAAGTAGAGCTTTTAGAAAAAGTACTTAGTTTTTTAAATTTTTACTATAGTAAAAACTCTAGAGCTAATAAAATGTTTTCTTATCGAATCGGGAAACAGCTTCCTTTTAATGTTCCTTTTTCTAAAAAATGTGAGAAATATAACGAGATTCTTTTAAAATCAGGAAGTCATTTTGTAGAAGAGAAAATAGTATCTGTAGAATTGCTAGAAGACGAAGTAGAAGTTTTTGACTTAACAACTGAAACTCATAATTTTATAGTAGATGGTTTTATAGTTCATAACTGCCCTCATTGCGGTCAGATGTGTTTACTAAAAATGAGAACGGAACATTATGATACAATTAAACACCCTTATTTTAAGGATAGAATTCTTTTTAACGAAAATTTAATTAAACTTTATGTTCAAGGGAAAATCACTCGTAAAGAAGTAGCTGATGTTTTAGGTTGTTCAACGGATTATGTGGGGTGGATGCTAAACAAAGCTGGTATGGTAGATGATAAAGGGCTTGAAGATTTAAATTTGAAAGAATGTTCATAAATGAATAAATCTTCTCGTCAATCAATGAAGAATTGTCCTGAGTGTAATATTTTAATAAGAAGTTCTCATAAGAGATGTTGGAGTTGCCACTTAAAAAATTTAGAGAAAAATAGAAAACAACGAAAATGTATTGAATGTGAAGGAAAGGTTTCTTTTGGAGCTGTTCGTTGTATAGATTGTATTAATAAACTCAAAGCAGCTAACAAAAAACCTTATTTTAATAATTTTTGTTCTATATGTAATAAAAAAGTTTATAAAAGTAGAATTCCTAAATTTGACGCTTTATGTAGTAGTTGTGCAATAAAAATTTCTCATGAAAAAATGTCTCCTGATGAAAAGAAAAAAAGAGGAGATAAAATTAAACGCTCTATTAAAGAGAAATATAAAAACCTTGAATATATAGAGAAAAGAAAAATATCTCAAAATAGTGATGCATATAAAGAAAAACTTAGAATTTCTAGCACAGAAAGATGGAAAAATAAAGAGTATAAAGAAAAGGTTTTAAGAAAAACTCTTAAATCTAACAGAGTGTCTCCTAATAAACCTGAAAGAAAGTTAATTAAGGTTTTAAACTTCTTGTTTCCCAAAGAATATAAATTTGTAGGAGATGGAGAATTCTTTATAGAGGGTTTTAATCCTGATTTTATTAATATTAACGGACAGAAGAAAATTATTGAGCTATACGGAGATTATTGGCACAGTCTTCCTAATTATCAAGAACGAGACAAGAAAAGAATTTTAGCTTATGAGAAATACGGATATAAGACTTTAATTGTATGGGAACACGAACTTCTAAATCCTAATTCTCTTGTTGAGAAGCTTAATAGTTTTTCTACAGAGGAAACAAAGGACTAATAAATGGCAGCACTTCCTAAGCTTCAGCCTGAAGAGTTAGATTTTATCGAGCTATTTTATTGTCCTGAAGCTTTAGCTGAATGTCTTTTTTCTAATTTTGATAATACTTCTCAATTTGAGGATAAACACTCAGAAATTCGTATAGGACAGTTTCCTCTTCTTAGTTATGATTGTATGTTAGATTATGACGAAAGTAAAAGTGAAAAAGAAAACTTTCGCTTAAAAGAGGGAGCGGGGCAGTGTTATGTTCTAGGAGGTAGGCGTTTCGGTAAGAGCCTTTGTGTAGAAATTATTGATATTTTATTGTCTACTCTTTTACTTGAAAATGAAGATATAGCTTTTACTTCTTTAGACGCTTTACACATAAGAGGTATTTTAGAAAAGATTATTGTAGGACTTGAGAATCATCCTATTCTAAAACAATTAAAAGCTAAAATCAACAGAAGTCCTAGCTATAGAATATTTATAGAACGAAACGGGTGGTTACTTGAGAGTGTGAATATGGCTCTCTCGTCGAAAGACCCTGGTTCGCAATGGTTTCAGAAACATAAAACTAGAACATATGTAGAAGAAGCTTCTTTTGAAACTGATGAAGTTTATAACAAACGAATCGACGCTATTAGTGAATTAGGCTGTGTTGTTAGGGCGGCAGGAATGACTAATTTTACTAAATACTCCCCTAGCGGTAGAACTTTCTTTGACATGACTAAAAAGCCTTGGGTAATGAATATCCCTCAGACGATTAATCCGAGATGGGATAAGAAACAGAAGAAGAAGGCTATTAAAGAGTATGGAGGAGAAAACTGCTTTGACTCTGAAACTGAAATTTTAACTAAAAGAGGATGGAAGAAATATAACGAAATAACTCTTGAAGATAGAGTTTTAAGTTTGAATTTAGAAAATAATAAAGCTTCTTATGAAGAAATAAAACAAATTTTTGTTTACGATTATAAAGACAATATTAATCTTATAGACAAAGAAAACGCTCATTTTTGTTTTACAGATAAACATCGTTTAGTTTGTCATACTATTAAAAACACTAAAAACAGATTTAAAACTGTCGAGGATTTTTTAAATAGAAAAATAGAATACCAAGAGAGAAAGACAGAAAAAACAGACGTTTGTTTAGAATGCGGGAAAAAACTTCAACCTATTAAAAAACAAAAGTATTTTTGTTCAAGAGCTTGTAGAAATAAATTCTACAAATATATTCAATATCCTAATGAAAAGCTCTATATTCCTAGAACCTTTGAGTGGGAAGGGAAGAATGTAGATAACGAAATAGTTAAAATAGGTAAAAACAGTACAAATTCTTTCTCATATGAGTTTTTATTAGATGACTGGTTAAAATTTTTAGGATGGTTTATATCAGAAGGTTGCGTTTATAAACACAACAGAAAAAAATATTCAGAATACGATTATGATGTTTATCGTGTTCAAATTAGTCAATCTAAATTAGCTAATCCTGACTTTCATAAAGAAATATATGAGTTAATGAAAAGAATGAATTTATCGGTTTCAGATAAACATGACAATTTTATCTTTACAAGCGAAGCTGTAGGAAAATATCTTTTAGAAAATTGCGGTTATCTTTCTCATAATAAAAAAGTTCCTGACTTTGTTAAAGAGTTACCTAAAGAGAAAATATTACTTCTTTTAGACACTTATTTTAAAGGAGACGGAAGATTCAACGAGAATTATTATAGAAGTGCTGCTACGACTTCAAAACAGTTAGCCGACGACATACAAGAGTTAATTTTTAAAGTAGGCGGATGGGCTACCGTAAGAGAAGAGAAGATTGAAAAAGAAAATTACCATGATTTATATCATGTTACTTGGAACAATAGCGACGGAAGAATTATAGTTCATCAAGAAGATGTTAAAAAAGTTCCTTATGAAGGAAAAATATGGTGCGTCGAAACTCCTAAATATAACACTTTATTCATAAGGAAAAAAGGGAAGTGTTGTTGGACTGGAAACTCAATACAATATAGAATTTTTGTAGAGGGGAAGGTTGTCGAAGATGGTTTATCAGTGATGGATATGGTTCGGGTCAGGAAATGTTACAAAGAAAACGAAACAATCAAACATTTTGAAATCACTAAAGAAAACTACGAAAATTTTAAATATATTTTAAATGTCGAGCGTCCTAAAAACGCTGAGATGATTTATATTGCGGCTGATATCGGAGAAACAGCTCCTACTGAAATTATTATTATGTCTCTTGTAACAAACGGAGATATAAGAAAATATCATTATTTATATAATATTACAGTATATAATTTGGCGGCTAAGGAACAGGAGATTATCTTTAAACACTTAGGAGATTTATTAGAAGCTAACATAATAGCCCTTGATACTACTGACGGAGAAGGAAGAGCGATTTTTAGAGCTTTAGAATTAGTTTATCCTAAAGAGAATATGGTTTGGGTGGGATTCAACGAAAAGACTCCTATAGGGGTAGCTAAAACAGAACAAGGCTATCCGATGTATAAAGACGGGAAACCTGTTTTTGAAGAAGAATATGTGAGTGAGTGGACAATGAAAAGACTGAAGGGACTTCTTTATGATGAAAAGATGTTACTCCCTATTGATTATAAATTAGATGTTCAGCTTAACTCAATTATCTCTACTCAATCAGGAACTAGAACAGTATATAGCGTAGTATCCGAGGAAGACCATTTACTAGCAGCTTTTAGGGTTTTCGCTTTAGCTGAATGGGAAAAAGAATTTGCTACAGTACGTTCGATACGCAAAAAGGTTTTTTGTAAAAATTAAAACATGAAAATATATAACGAAAAGGATGGTGATTTCAAGTGGGGTTGCTAGATCGCATGGCAGTTGCTCCAAGTTTAACTTGGTTGGCTGAGATGAATAAATTATTAGAGGGAAGTAAAATTACGGTTCCTTCTGATTACACAGAACAAGTAGTTTCAGTAAAAGAAATATTAAGAAATGACGTATCAGGTCTAGTGAACACTGTACTTGATTACGCTATTAATTGTTCTACCGTAGAATACTATGTAGAATCTCACAATACAAATTTAAGCGACGTGTTGAATAATTGGCTCTACTCTATTAACGATAGTCTTAGAGGTAAAATTCCTGTAGGAATTAAAGCTCTCGCTAAGGAATATTTTAGAGAGAGGTGGAAATCGGGGTCTCTTATCGTAATGAGAAGTATATGGGAAAAAGTAGGGGAATATATTCTTCCTACGAAGATGTGGTTTGTAGACGGAGAGTATCTTGAAGTAAAAGATGAGGGAGAATCTCGTCGTTTAGGTGAAGAACAATATTCTCTTATTGTAGGGAAAAAGAGTGACAATAAATTTGTTAAGCTTCCTAGTAAAAAAGATGAGAAAATCTTTGTTCAGAAACCTTTTTCTAGTTGGGGAGTATTAAAACCTACGCCCTTTATTATTCAAAGAGGTATCTATAAAAACGCTAAGATGTTAGAGCTTTTAGAAGAAAAAGGAGAAAATCTTCTCTCTAAAGCTATTGAATATCTTATGATGATTAAAAAAGGTACGGAGAAGATGGCTCTAACGGAGAATCCTGATTTTATTTATTCGGCTGATGATTTAGACAAAATTAAAACTGATTTAGGAGACTTTTTAGCTAAAGGTAAATCTAGTAACGGAGTACCTGTTTACGCTACTAATTTTGATACAGAAATCGAAAACATTATTCCTGAATACGGAAAAATATTAGAGGAGAAGCTTTATTCTCCTGTTGAAAAACGTCTGTTAGCGGGATTAGGGTTTATAGATATTGTAGACGGAATGAGTTTTTCTAGAAAAGAATCTGTTCTTAATCCTAAGCCTTTCATTCAGGAAGTTCATAGCGGAATTGAGGATTTTAAAACTCTTTTTCGGGATATTATGAAAACTATTGTAGAAGTTAATCGACCTACTCATAAAAAATATTTTACAGAAGATATGTATATTGAAATTCATAATTCTCCTGTAACCTCGTTCTTCGATAAGGAAGTTAGACTTCTTCTTCGTTCTATGTATGACCGAGGAGTATTATCAAAGAGAACATTTACTGAAGTTGTAGGAGAGGTTGATTTTGATATTGAAGTTGAACGTAGAACACAGGAAACTAAGGACAATAAGGATGAAGTGATGAAACCTCCTGTGATACAGAACAACGGAGAGACTGAAGAACCGAGTTCTAAAGATACTCAAGACAATGAGAATGAGAATAAAAAAGAACCTGAGTCTAAAAACTACAATAAAGCATCAGAAGAATTAAAAAATATGAAAGATATTATGGAATTAAAAATTTTAGAGGGTAAAATGAGTATCGTAAATAAAATTTTAGAGGAGAACAAAAATGCAGATATTTAAGGATGAAAAGTTAAAGGAGGAGGTCAACCTACTAGATTTAGGGACTGCTATAGCAGGTCAGTCTAAAAGCTATACTTTTTATATTAAAAACGAGTTAAATGTTAAAGTAGAAGATTTAGAATTCTCTATAGAAAATAAAGAAATAGTTATTAATAACGCTCCTAAATTTTTAAATCCTAATGAATCTAGTAGCTTAGTAATTACTTGGAAACCTTCGTTGACTGTAAAAAAAGGCTTGAAAACTGAACTTAGAGTCCGTGGTTACGAACTTTATTTACCGTAGAAATTAAAAGGAAACTAAATGACAGCTCAATATCCTAGTGAAATAGCTACATTAACAAATCCTATATCGGCTGAGGGGTTAAATCAACCTACTACAGGAGTTCCCCACTCTGTCATTGAAACTCGTCAAAATGAAGAAATTCTCGCTATTGAAACTGAATTAGGAACAGGATTAAAAGGGTCAAAGTCTTCTTTAGCTGAAAGAATAGCTGTAGGAATTAACGAAGACGGGACTTTAAAGAGTGAGGCTATTTCAATAGAAAGTCTTTCTGATGTTACTCTATTATCGGGCTTATCTAACGGACAATTACTATATTATAATGCAAGTTTAGGTGAGTGGATTAATTGGACACCTGATTTTAGTTTAGCTGATTTATCTGATGTAGTAAATACAGCAAAAGCAACAGGAAAGATATTACAAGTTAATGCAGACGGAGACCACGAATATGTAGATTTACCAGACCCCGATGTTAGTGGATTAGTTCCTTATACAGGAGCAACAACAGATGTAGACTTGGGTGCTTACGATGTTACCGCCACAGATATAACCGCAGAGGGAAATCTTAAGATATTAAATGAGAAGTTTATTCAAGGAAGAAACTATGTAGATAGTGCAGAAGTAGATATATTAAAAGTAAATACTGACGATGAAGTAGAAGCAGGAGCAAACTTCGTTTTTGGGATGCTTGAATTTTCATCGGCAATAGAACCAATTAGTCCTTCTCAAGAATCTACTTTTATGTATCAAGAAGCAACAGGAGTAAGACCAAATAGGACTATAAGTTTATTAACTAAAAATGAATTGGGAGAGAAAGTAATTATCTCCACTACAATAGTATGATTACACAATTTATAGAAGGACACAAAGTATGATTAAACAATTCATAGAAGGACATAAATTTGCAGTAGCACATAATAATATAGATTATTTTGTATTATGTGAATTAGAAAACCAAGAGATAACGACAGGACAACCTTTTCTAGAACTATTTGATACAGAAGAAGAAGCTATTGCTAAATTTGGAGATAAAATAGAAACTGAAGAAATGATTGAAGAGGTGTTATAATGCCATTCACATTCCAAATTCAGACAACTTCAAACGGGCAAACATTCGGTTTTGTAACCGATAACGCTGTAAATTTATATGTAGATTGGGGAGATAGTTCTAATAATACTTATTCTGGAACAGGAACAAGGACTCACGCTTATACAACTGCAGGAATTTATAATGTTTCTTTAAATGGTCAGGCGACAAGAATTGCTTTTTATGGGACTGGTGCAACACCCACCTTGTTAAAAGATATTTTAACAAAAATGAGTGATGGATTGACTGGGATAACTTCTGGACAAGATATGTTTAGAGGATGTACACAGATAACTACTTTTACGGAACCTGCTTTTTTTGATGATGTAAGTGGAAATGTTACAACTATGCAGGGAATGTTTTTTGTAGCAAGTAATTTTAATGGAAATATTTCTTCCTGGAATACTTATAAAGTTACTTCAATGGCATATATGTTTCAAGATGCAACTTCATTTAATCAACCTTTGAATAATTGGAACACTTCTAAAGTTACAACTATGGCTTATATGTTTAGAGGAGCATCTTCTTTTAATCAAGACATTTCAAGTTGGGATACTTCTTCTGTTACAAGTATGGCGGAAATGTTTAGAGGAGCATCTTCTTTTAATCAACCAATAGGTAATTGGAATACTTCAAAAGTTACGAGTATGATTAGGACATTTTACGGAGCAACAGCTTTCAATCAAAATCTTTCTTCATGGAATACCTTTTTAGTTACAAATATGAACGGAACATTTTACGGAGCAGTTTCTTTTAATAGCTCCCTTAATTCTTGGAATACTTCTAAAGTTACTAATATGAATGCGATGTTTGGAGGTGCAATTTCTTTTAATCAGCCGTTAAATGATTGGGATGTTTCGAAAGTAGAAAATATGAATTCTATGTTTTCTGGTGCGAGTTCTTTTAATCAACCAATAGGAAATTGGAATACTTCATCCGTAACCACGATGGCAGATATGTTCCGTAACGCAATAGTTTTTAATCAACCAATAGGTAATTGGAATACTTCAAAAGTTACGAGTATGCTTAGGACATTTCTTAGCGCAACTAATTTTAATGGAGATGTTTCAAATTGGAATGTAACAAGTGTAACAACTGCAGATGCGATGCTTAGTGGAACGGCACTCTCTACAATAAATTATGATGGAATTTTAATTAAATGGTCAAAACAAACCCTTCAATCAGGAGTAACAATTAGTTTTGGTGGTTCTAAATATAGTAATGGATTACCTTTAGAATCTAAAAATAAAATAGCTTCTAATTTTACTTGGACAATTACTGACGGTGGAAGCACTGGGATAACTTATGTAGATAATAAAAGGGTATCCCTAAGAGCAATGTTTCCCTATACATTATATTGGTCTATGGATAAAGTTTCAGGTAATTCTTTAATCGACGAAAAAGGTTTAAAAAACGGAACTATTTATGGTGCGGTTCAAACAGATGGAATAAAAGGTAAAGCGTTAAGTTTTGACGGAACAGATGATTATGTAGATATTCCAGTTGGTTCATCTTATATTAATCGTAATTCTTATTCAATATCTTGTTGGTTTAAATTAGATACCTTAAAAGATATGAATTCTATTCTATCTATTGGAGATTCTCCAACTGCAAATAGTCCAAATATGATTTTAAGGGCAGATAATGCTGTTCTAAAAACTTACAATATCGGAAGAAGCCCGACCTATGTAACCGTTGGAACAGTAGAAGCAGAAAAGTGGTATAATGTGATAATTACTAGAACTACTACTGTTGAAAAAGTATATTTAAATAATGTTTTAACTAGCGAATATGCTGTTGGAAATAATACTGGTACATCTACAAATATTTATTTCGGAGCAGGATACAATGGAAAATTAGATGGATTATTAGATGAGGTATTATTCTATAACGGAATTTTAACGGAAAAAGAGATGGAAAGAATTTATAATGTTGGGGTAGAGAAATATAAACTTAAAACAGGAAATGAGACAGGAATTAAAATTAAAATAAATGTAAGAAAGTTAGACAGAAGTAGCGTAGTAGGTTATTGGTCAATGGACAACATTTCAGGAACAACACTCATAGATGAAACAGGAGTTAATAATGGGACAATTTATGGCGCAACTCAAGTAGATGGTAAATTGGGTAAAGCATTAAGTTTTGATGGGGTTGATGATTATGTAAATTGTGGTAATAATGTTGCAGGTAATTCTGATATGACTATTTCTTTCTGGGTAAAACCAAACAAATCTCAGGCAGGAGGACTAATTTATAAAACTGCGGATTATATTGCAGTGCGAGAAGATTATCATATTTTTTGGTGGACAGGCGCTTCAGGTATTCAAATTGGTTTTTCGGATGGTTCTTCTCTAATTTATAATGATTTTGGGGGCTCTGGTATAATCATAATAAATGAATGGCAGTTAATAACAGTAGTAAAAACTGGAACTAAAGTAGATGTTTATCGTAATAGCGTATTTTCTAGTTCAGCAAATAATTATCCGGTAAATGTTCAAAATACAGCAACTCCCTTAATAATTGGAAAAGAATCAACATCATTTCAAAGAAAATTCAAAGGCTCAATCGACGAAGTAATGATTTTCAATAGAGCATTAAGTCAAGAAGAAATAAGTTATTTATACAATTCAGGCAAGGGGAAATATTCCCCATTTAGATAAAACAGGAGGTTAAAAATGAAAAAGTATTTAGAAATAATGGAACAACTTTCAGAGGAAGAAGCACTAGAAGGACAACCGCAATTTTTAAGAATTGAAGTGGCTAGTGATGAAGAAGCAATCCAAAAAGCAAATGAATACAAAAGTATTTTTATAGGTAATTTTACTTATCACATACACACTTGTAATCATTCAAATGAAGGAAATCTACCTTGTGAAGTAACTCCTATTGAGGTCTAAAAATGGCTATACAAAAATACGCAGGAGATCGGGTAACCGGCTTATCTTCTGATACAAAACCGACAAATATTGCAGATGGTGCAGTTTTCTTTGAGACGGACACAAGAAAGATTTATTTAAAGAAAGCTGGCGTTTGGGCGGAGGTAGATTACGATAACTACACTGACGCAGAGGCAGTAAGTGCAATAAAGGCAGATGAAGACTGGAATGCTACCGACTGGGATACAGCATATGGATGGGGAAACCACTCTGCAGCAGGATACTTAACGGACGCAGCTTCTGATGGGAAAACCTATGGTCGTAAGGACGGAGACTGGGCAGAGGTTACTGGAGGAGGAGCGATTGAGGTTGTTTTTGATGGCGGGTCAGGGGCGATTCAAGCGTCAACTCAACTTTGGCTGATCGTTCCTAAAGCAATTACGATCACAGGAGCTTATGCGTTCTCTGACGTTTCGACAACTACGGTTGTTGACGTTTGGAAGGACACGATTGCGAATTATCCTCCGACTAATGATGATTCAATCACGGCTTCAGCTCCTATTACGATTACAACTGCTACTAATAGCTCTGATACAACTTTGACCGGATGGACAACCGCTATCGCCGCATTGAGTGTTCTTGTATTTAACATTGACTCAAATACTGCTTCTAAGCGCTTAACCGTTGTTCTGACTTATAACAGGGCTTAATAATGGGTACGCCGAATTATTATCAGATCGATTCAAACGACAAACTCTTCCTCAAGATGGACGGGACTGCTGACGAGTTTGTAGATTCATCTCCATCTGCGAAAGCTGTAACCGCCAACGGCAACGCCACGCAGATTCCTGTGTTGGAGGATGGGAAACCGCAGGCGATGTTTTTTAATGGGACGACAGATTACGTCGATATTGCCAACTCCGCAGGCTTTGCTTTCGGTGACGGGGCTTTTGAAATCGAGTTCAGTTTTATGACGAATATCGCCGCAACTGCTCAGACGATTATTGATAATCGTACGGCAACAGCAGACACGGACGCATGGCTTGTCAATATCATCAATTCCTCGGGAAACAAACTCTGCTTCACGACCGCAACGACCGCAAGGATTACTGGAACAACAACGTTGGCAATTAACACGAAGTATCGGTGCAAGATTGTTGGGAATGGAGGGGCGAATGGGTCGAGAACGGTCATTATGTATCTCGCTGTTGGGGATGGTGATTACGCTCAAGAGGGTTCCACATATACCGCTGATTATTACTTTGCGAAACGGACTTTGAGAATTGGTTCCGTTAAGGCTACTGCGGGGACTTATTACAACGGATGGTTGAAGAACTTAACGCTCAAGAAAGATACAACAACCGTCCTCGATATGCGTGGGAACACTCCCGCCACTTCTCCTTTGGGGCCAGCGATTGCGTTTGATGGGACGGGGGATTATTTGGATTTCAGCGACTCGGCAGATTTTGCCCCAGGAACAGGGGCTTTTACGGTTGAGGGGTTTTTTAATACTGGTGTTCCCGCTACTGCTCAAACCATTTATGACACTCGTACAGCCACGGCTAATACAACTGGATTTTTAATCAATATCGCTTCGAGCAAACTTTGTTTTACGACAGCTACCACGGCGAGAATAACGGGTGGAACTACGCTTATTGCAAACAGAACTTATCATTGGAGAGTTGTTGGGAACGGCGGTGCTGATGGGGCTAGAACTGTAACTCTTTATCTGAACGGACAAGCGGAAGGTTCTGTCTACACGAATAACTATAATTTCACAGACCAAACTCTCCGTATTGGTTCAATTAAGGCGGCGGCTGGAACTTATTTTAATGGTTGGATGCGAGAAATTAGAGTATCAGACAACGAGAGAAATACCACCGCCTTCACCCCCTCCCAAACAGGCTTCACTGTGGATGCGAATACGAAGCTGTACATCAAGGGCGACCAGAACAACGGAGTTGGTGGAAACAACAGCACCGACATTCTTGATACCACGGGGAAGACTGTCACTTGCAAGGGCGACACCAAAATCAAATACACCGAAGACTACCGCTCCTGCATCTTCAAGGACGAGATAGGGAAGTCTCCTTATCCCGTTGGAAGTGCCAAAGTGGACTTCATGGCGATTGGGAGTGGGGTTGGGTATTTTGATGGGACGAATAGTCGCCTCAGCGTTGGAGCAAGTGACGATTGGAAATTCGGAACTGGAGATTACACTTACGAGGCATATTTTAGGTCGAAGTCTTTTGCAGCAGCACAGGCATTCATAGATTGTTCTGTTTATGGTGGAGGGGGATGGTATGTTGGAGCAGACTCTGCAACACGTTTTAATGTGAACGTAGGCGGTAGTTCTCATACAGCAGATTGGGTCATAACAGTTCCTACTATTCCATTAAATCAATGGAATCATATAGCAGTATCAAGAACTGGAACAACTGTAAATGTTTATCTTAACGGAACTCTTATTGGAACACGGGCTGATACTTACAATTACCAACCCGCAAGAGCCTTAGAAATAGGTTGCTTCTACTACACCTACGATTCAACAAGAAAGTCTTGGATGAATGGAACCATCGACAATATCCGCATCTCAAAAGGCGTGGCGAGGTATACGGCGGCGTTTAATCCGCCAGAATTTATTGGCTCTACTCTGTCTCAAATTATATGGATTGATTAAGGAGAAACGGAATTACAAGCAGATTCTGCTGCACTTAGGCCAATATTCCATCTAATTTCTTAAGGGAGAAAATAAAATGAAAGAAATTTTAGAACAGAATTTAGAAAAACTTGAAGAAAGATATGCTAAGATAACGACTGAGTATCAAACGATTAAAACTAGGTTAGAAGCAGCTATAGCTAAATTAGGTGAATAAAAAAGATGTTAGAACAAAGTAAGGGGCATAAAATGGAGAGAAGAAAAAATAAATTAAAATTCTTATTTATAGACGACAACTCCGACTCCTTAGAGTTATATAAAATAATAGCTAAACAATATGATGTGTTTTTAGAAACTACTACAGTAGCTAGTAAATTTATAGAACTATTTAACGAAGGAAATTACGATGTAGCTCTAGTTAATTATGTTATGCCTATTAATGGAGTTACATTGAGTAGATTATTAAAAAAAGATAAAAATCCTAACACTAAACTTTATTTTATTACTTCTCATGATGAACAAGAAGTAAAAAAAGCTATAAATGGAGACAAGTATTCAGGTATTTTTTCTAAGGAAATAGGCTTTTCAAATATATTATCTCAGTGTATAGGAGAATTTGTTCATGAGCGAGTTTAAGGTAGAGGACAGTTTTAAAGATTTAATGTTGAATTTAATAAAAAGGGTAGAAAATGTAGAAAAAAATCATACTTGTGAGTATAAGAATCAAATAACTCAACAAACAGTAGATATTGCAGTGATTAAAGAAACTCTTCTTTCTCTTAAAAAAGAAGATACTTCTCACGAAAAATGGATAGAAAATCACATACGTCAGGGAGACGGATGGAGAAAAGCTATTGTAACTATTGTTGTTACTCTGGTTGTGTATGGTTGTGGATTTATCTATAACTGGGCTACTATGAACAACGAGATATCTCATATTAAAAGTGCTATTTCTTCTATCTCTATAGATGTTAACGAACTTAAAAGAACTAGTATAGGATATAATAAATATAGAAGTTCTCAGGAAGTTCTAATGGATAAGGATACTAATGACTAATTTTATCAGAAAGATATTTGATGCTACTGACGTATTGTTTGATGATATTAAAGTATCATTTGACGGTCTTTTTGAGGTTATAGGACAGATAGCTCAAGGAGGGGGAGGCCATAAGCGTCCTCCTCGTCATCAAGTTAAAAAATTCTATAAATATTATAACGTCGACGGAACTAAACATTTTGAATTTTATAAGTTCGTACAAATAATCGGAACCGTAAAAATTTTATTTATCAAAACAAAAGACGTATTGGGTTCTTTTTTATCCGTTTATAAAACTTTTTTTGCGATACAGTCAAACATTAAGAAATTTACAGAAGATTGCTCTATTATATCAGGAACAGTAGCCGAGAAGATTTTTTTAAAAAGCTTTAATATGATTAGCTATATTAAAGTAGAAACTAGAAAGAAATTAGAAATAAGCTCTAATATTCGTAAGTTTTTAAGCGAAACAAAAAATATTAAAGCTAATCAAAAAAACGAGTTTCAAAAAGAAAATATAATCAAAGGTACTAGAGATTTAAAGAGTTTATTAGAAGCTCTAGATATTCTTTAAGGGAGAATAGACATGGGAGAACAGTTTAGTTGGAGTAAATTTTTTACAGGGCTAGTAGACCCTACTGCTTATTTTAAATCGTTAGCTATTGTAATAAGGATTTCTCTAGTTGTTCTTATTATTTGGGGAGTGTGGATAGCGGGAAATTTTATTCAATCTAAGCTATCCCCTAAAAGAACAGTACATCCTTCAGTATTTAATGTTGATGGGCAAATGGGAGGTAATGTAAGGAATTCCGCTGACCAAAAAGAAACTAAATTCGGGATTCTTAATTTCTAATTATGAGTTCATTTACAGACGATTTATACGTAAAAGATTTAAATGACGGATTTTTTGAGGTAATGAGAGAGTTTCGTTATTATGTAGGAGAAGAAAACTCCGTAGAATATATCGATGTACCTAAAGGATTTATTACTGATTTTTACTCTGTTCCTCAAATTTTTCAAAGTATAGTACCTAAAACAGGAAAAGGGAATCAAGCTTCGGTATTACACGATTATTTATACACTAATCATTTATATACTCAGAAAAGGTCAGATGATATTTTTCTAGAAGCTATGACCGTCTTAGGAATGAATGTAGTTCAAAGATACGTAATTTATTACGCTGTAAGATTATTCGGAAAATTCGCCTACGAGCGAACAAAATAAAAGGAGAAATAAAATGAGTATAAAAGTTATAGAATCGTTTTTGAAGGATATGACATACTCCTCTTCTTATTCGCTCTTAGAGTGCGGAAAAGATGACGAGGAACTTAAGAAAATAGCTGAGAAGAGAGGTATTGTTCTTCCCGCTATTGATTTAGCTGTTTTTAAATGTAAGTACGCTTTTGTTGATAGAACTAATCTAAACGGATGTGAACTTCCTAAAGAAGAAGTTGAGAAGTCTTTAACTACTCTTGTAGGAAAAGCCATTGATTTTGACCATCTCCGAGGTCGTATTGTAGGTGTGTGGATTGATGCTAAATTACAGGATGATTGGATTGTAGCTTACGGAATATTCTTTAAAGGTAATTTACAAGAAGATTATGAAGTTGTGCAAGATTTACTTAGACAGAATAAACTTAGAGTATCTTTTGAAGCTTACGGAACTAGGTCTTTTAAAGAAGACGGAACTTATTCCTTAGCCGATATTCAATTTGCGGGAGGTGCCCTTTTGATAGCTACAAATCCCGCTTGTCCTGGCTCAGAGGTAATGGATATGGCTAATACTAATAGACGCTATCTTGAATTAGCTAATACTTTAAAAGCTCCTGAGAAGTTTATTCATAATAGTAGCGAATTTTATTTAGAAAAAGCTAGAATGTATTCAAGTGATTTTGAAACAATAATGAGATTGATGGGTGAGGTTACGTGTCCTCTCTGTCAGGAGAAGTGGACTATTGATGTTGATAATATCAATTTTCAAGAAAACACGGTAAAGGGAACATGTTTTCTGTGTTCCGCTAAGGTTCATATTTCTTTAACTCCTAAAGCGAGTATTATGACTCAAGCTAGGACGATTAAAGAAGTAAAAGCCGTAGATAGTAATCAAAATAATAAAAAAGGAGAACAAGCGAAAATGACGGAAGAGAAGAAAGAAGAAGTTATCTCTTCTGAAAAAGCCGAGAAACTTCCCGAAGATATCGTTAAAGCCGAAGAAGATGTGATTGAAAGTCCTGAAGAAGATTTAAAGAAGGACGAAGAAGAGGCTAAAACTGAAGAAGTAAAGGAAGAAGCTAAGACGGAAGAAACTAAGGTCGAAGAAGCGAAACCTGAAGTGAAAACTGAGGAAGTAGCTAATGAGACTGAGGAAGTAAAAACGTTGAAAGCTGAGATTGAAGTTTTAAAGGCTCAACTTCAGAAGAAGGACGAGGAGATTACAGCTAAGGTAGAGGAAGCGAAGAAACAGACCGCTACTCTTATTGAACGGAAGAATGTCTTAGGAAGTTTCGCTAAGGACATTTCTGACGCTGAAATCCTTGAAGACGCTAAATTTGAAATTTTACGTCTTAAGAAAGAGGTCGCTGAACTGAAACAAACTAAATTAGAGAAATCGAGTTTAGAAGTAGGCGGTGAAGGCGAAAAAACTGAAGAAGATAAAGATAAAAAAGAAGAAGTAGAAGAAGATAGAGGAATCGCTTTAGGTAAAAAAGTACAAGCGGTCGCTTTTCCTCAAAAGTAATTATAAATAAAAATAATAGGAGAAATATAAAAATGGAAGACAAGAAAGTTTATAATCAGTTAGAAGTAGCTAGGATTATGGGAGAGCCGAAAGACCCTCGCAAACCGTATTCTAGTTTAGTTTCCGCTATTTGCGAAACCGATACCGCTGACCCTGAAGAGTATGTGTATTATTTTGATGCTTTACAGGATACGGATAAGGTTTATGTTATTACGTCTACGGGTGCTGTGACTCAGGAGAATGTTACGCCTGATACGCCTGCTGCTTTGACGTTTTTTGATATCGCTTCGCCTGAGTATTATGTTAAGTTTACTGACCTCGCTTCCGCTAAGGAACGTGTGTTAGGTCGTAAGGTTCAAACTATTAATAGGGCTATGAACGCTTATGAAAACTATAAGGTTACGGCGTTGCTTGATGCGGGTACTCAGACTGCTAATCAACACTCTCTGTTGTCGGGGGCTACTACGTTTAACTATAAGAATCTCGTTGATATGATTGACGGTATCAAGGATTATAGCGATAATTTTACGCTTGTAGCGGGTACTGCGATTGATAAGGATATTGTTCTATGGGATTGGACTGACAATAAATATCATTCTTTAGCGTCGGCTTTTAAAGACCTGAACGTTGACGTTATTCGTGTCAATCAGACCGTGACGATTGATGGAAGTTCTACGTCGGTTCTCGCTTCTACGAAGGCGTTCCTTGTAGGTAAGGATACGGAGATGGGGAAACCCGTGTTGTTTGTCCGTAAGAAGATGGATTCGATTAAGACGTTGGGTGGAGTTATTAATCAGAACGGTGAGATGCCTGAGAGGTTGATTTTCGCTTCTCCGAACCCTGTGACGGTTACAGGTACGGCTCGTTATCTTGCTGTTGGTGTGACGGGTTTTGAAGAGGCTGCTATTGCATTGACGAATCCGTACGCAATTTCCGAGTTCAATAGAAGCTAAGGAAATTAGTTAATGTTATAAATTGTTATAAGGGAGGGAACTTAAAAACTCCCTCCCTGTAACATACTCGGAAAGATATTACATGATAACGAATTATAATCACACAAAACACTATGTAGAACTTTTAGGATTTGTTTTAGATAATCCTTCATTAGAGTTCTATTATACTGAAAATAATGAACGAAAATTTATCAAGGACGATATTTCGCTTAAAGCTCTCCTGAAATCATCTAATAGTATTTACGTAGATGAGAATAATGGAGAAATATCAGGATTAATATTATTGTGGGAAGCTAGGGGAGGAGACAAGGTTCGAGAATACGTTAAATTCTTAGTCTCTTCTGAAGCCGTATTAGGGAATCTATTAAAAATCTTCTCTTACGCTAAAAGAAAAGATTTATATATTAAAATTAAAAAAGATTCAAAATATTTACAGACTTTTAAAAATAATAATTTTCAATTTAAGAACGGACGAGGTAATGAAGTACTTTTAATGTATAAGAAGGACTAAACATGAATCTTAATGAGGAGAAACTCAATAGAGTATTTCATGATGTTTTAACTATCATAGCTGAATTAAAAGAAATAGACGAACAATGTAAAAAACAAAAATGTCCTTTTAGAAAATCTAAAATACACGGATTACTATTAGAAGTTCAAAAAGAATTGACAAACCTTCGGGAAGATATTTTAGAAGCTATAGAAATTGAGGACGAAGAATAGTATGAAAGAAAATGATGATATTGTAAGAATATTAGAAAGTGACGATTTCTGTACTAAAATTTTTATCTATATGGCAACTCCAAGCTACGCCGAAGATTACGATAAGTATGAACAGAATACGACTAAAACAAACCTTAATCCTATTACAATAAAAGGCTATGTTAGGGATATTAGCCCTGAGAAACTATATTGGAAACAATATGGGAAGGTAGAAGGCGGAGGAAAAGAAGTTATCTGTAAAGCTAAATACGCTGACCTTTTCCGAAACGCTAATAAAATTGTAATAGACGGGGACGAATATTCTTGTTATAAAGAAGGGGTAGGAGGAAATGCAGGAATACTTAAAAGACCTTTTCAAACTATTCGTGTGACATTAGTAAAGGTAGATAGACAATCATGAGCCAAATTTTTCGTGACACCAGAAATATTGAGTTAAGTACACTTGCTTACATAGAAGATTGTTTAGCTACGGATTGGAGCGGGGTAGCTCTAGTAAAAGGATTCACTCAAGCTTATAAAGAAAAACTTCCTGTTGTAGCTGTTAGACTTCTTAGAACAGGCTCTACCCGTAAAGAAATAGGAAATTATGATATTAGAAATGTTTATACTTTAGCGGTCGACATTTTCGCTACCTCTGACGGAATGAGATTAGATTTATCGGATTATATTCTTAATAAAATTAAATTAGGGTATCCTTACTATGAGTTTTCTAAAGACTCAGGAGATAATATTACTTTAGTAAAAACACAAAACGGAAGAGTTAATATTCTTGAATTTCTTGAAAATACTAGAGTAGAGTTCGGACAAGACGTAGAAAGTCATGATAGATTTCGTCATTATATCTCTTTTAATGTGAGGAGATAAAGAAATGAGTATCAGCGTAAAGGTTTCTCTAGATAAACAATTAGAGAACTTTATGAAAAAAGGCTTACATTTCTACGGAGTAAAAATTCAAGAAGAAATGAAACAATTTATTAGAAGCGAATTGCAGATTATAGCCGATAACGCTTTAAACGCTATGAGAAGTTTTATTACTATTAATTCTAAAAATCCTACAGGGCGTTTAGAGAGAGCTTTAACTGTAGAGTATAGAGAAAATAGAAATAGTATCTCATTCGGTATAGGAGACAGGGACAAGTTAACCGAAGAAGCTCCTTATTGGTATGTATTGAATTATGGAAGGACTACTAGCGGGAAACAATTCATCCCTACGGGATTTATAGGATATGTGAATGATGGCCCTCCGATGGCGGGGGAAACTAATAAAGCGGGCGATGTTTGGGAGGCTTCGGTAACAGAGGGTCATTTAATCGAGCCTAAAACCTTTACTCCTGTTCCTTATATCTCAGTAGGCGTTAGTACTGTCAAACAAGGAATGAGAGAATTACATCATAAAATAAAAGAATTCAACAAAACTAAAAATTATTTAAGTAAGATGAGAGGATTAAATCCTCAAGCTTAAAAAGTATGACAGATATTATATTAAAATCTAAAAGTAAAAAGATTGAATCTATGAAGAGAAACAATCTAAGAACACAGCTCTAAGGAGGAGCGAATAAATTGATCCACACGAGTGACGTAAAACCTAATGTTTTCCCTTACGGGGGAGAAGGAACAAAAAGCGAAATTGATAGGCTTCAAGACTTGTCGGCCTCGGTCGCTTTGAATAGAACGAAAATTCGAGAAATCGGAACGGACGGAGCGATTGGATGGAAAGCTTCAGCCCCTACGGTTAATTTAACTTTAAGACAGTTAGAATACGGAAATATTGAGTTTTTTAATAAGTTAGCTAATAAAGCCGACACTAATACTTTAGTCGATTTCGAAGATTTGAAGACTACTACGGCTGATATCGCTTGTTATAAAACCGAAGAGAGTACAGGAAATTTCTTAGCTACGGTGTGGTATCCGAAACAGAAAGTGGCGAGTTTTTCTGTTAATATTGGTGACCCTGATACTTCGTTAGAGAGGAATTTTTCTCTGACAGGCGAAGATGAAATTACTCTTCAAGGCGATAATCGATATTTGATTCAGATTCAAAAAACTATTGAAAGCGGAGAAGCGGGTGACTTTGACATTGTTATCGGTTCAGGAGATTACGCTAATTATCCTGACCCTGTTCTTGACCCTGATTTATCGGGAAATAACTATATGTTACGAGTTAGTCGTACTAGAGCGGGAGTTACTACAGATTTAGTTGAAACTGTAGGCTATGATTATGTTCACGGAACTACTACGTTGACAATTAATGGAGCTGAGGTAGGAGACGTTATTCGGGCTACTTATTCGGCTACGACTTATATTACAGGTTCAGAGCCGTTTACTACGAACACTTCTGATGAAGCTGAAATTTCCGCTGATTGTTGTTCTATCTATTTAGCTACTTCTAACTATGTTTATCGGTTACAGAGCGTTTCTCTTGATGTTTCTTATGAACGAGCTGACTATAAAGAAATCGGTAACAAAGAAGTTGTTCTTAGAGGGGCTAAAGATATTGTCGCTACGGCTACTTTAGGGCGTTTCTTAGAAGCTTATACTGTTGAAGAAATTCTCAGGGGAGTGACTACTGATTACGGTAAAATTGACGTTAGAGAGTTCCCTACTACGGGGTCTAATCTTATTATCAAGGTTTATACTGATAATACGAAATCGACTTTTAAATTAGGCTATCGTGTTACAGGGCTTAATGTTACTAGTTTTGATAAGGGTACTGTGGTTAACGATTATGAGACGCAAAACTTGACAGTAGAGGGGGATGGAGGTCAAATCTCAAGCGTCGAAGATACTTGGGCTTAAGACAGTAAAGAATTAAACTGAGCGAGGGGTAGGAAACTGCCCCTCCTTAGTACTTCATTTGTAAGAAGAGGTAAGGTATGAACGAGGAATTAAAAATAAGCCGTAGGTATTTAGACGAGCTTATTGATTTTGAATCAAAAAAATTAGTAGGTAAGGTTCTTAAAAGGTATGAAACTATCCCTGATAAGGAAACCCTTAAAGGACAACTAAAAGAGCTTATATACGAATCTTTTAGAGATTTTAAGGATTTATTCCTTTCCTACCAACACGGTTACGAAGTATCTATTTATAAATTCACTAATAAAAAGTAAGGGGGAAACTATGTCTAATGACGGTACGAAAGATATGACTCAGGATAATGTTGAGGCTATTAAGAAGGTTCAAGAAGAAGTAAAAGAAGCTATGAATCTTAATACTGTTGAGAATATTATTAACAGTAACGAGATACAATTTGAGTATTCAGGGAAGCTCTATAAGGTAGTAAAACCTACTACTGAACAAAAGAACGAAGCTTATAAAAAGAAGGTTACTCGCTATGTTCAACTTCTTCAAGAGAAGGATGAGAACGGTAATTTTATCTTCTTTCCTGAAAAGAAACTCAAAGAAATCTATAAGACTAGAGGGATTGATATTGACGGAATTGATACTAAAATCTCTAATCTCAACGAAGAGCTATCTAGGAATCAAGAGAAGTTAGGAAAGCTATTAACAGAAGAATCTAATGAAAAAGGTTTAGAAGTTCTTAAAGAAGAGATTAAAAAGATTAACTCTGAGATTATTGAACAAACTGTTTATAAAAATAATCTTTTAGAATATTCCTTAGAGAATCAGTCTACGGGCTTCTTATATGAATATCTAACTTTTGTTATGACTCTTGTAGCTAATGAAAAAGGCGAGTTTGAGAAAGCCTTTAAATCTTACGAGGAGTTTAAAAAAGCTGATTCTTCTTTAACGAATACAGTAGGTGTTTACGTAGGAATGTTACTAGGCTCTTTGTAAGGAGCTGTTATGATAGATAATCTTTATCATTATATAAGATTACTCGCTAAGAGTAACAAGTATCAGACCTTATTTAGTTTAGAGAAGCCTATAGGAGTAAGACTATTTGAGAACTCTACTGATTTATCTCAAATACAACTTACATTTTTAAACTATTTAAATATGTATAATATTTTAACAACTGATATTTACATGAATGAAGTTAAGGAAATAGTGTTAAAAGACGAGATATATGAAGACGCTTATTTTGTTTATAAGAATAAGAAGAGAGAGAAAGAAAAGAAGGAAATAAAAAAGGATAAACAGGTTTCTAAAAAAGGCGAGACAGTAAAAGAGACTCAAGAGATGAAGAGTCAGTGGATTTTTAGAAAACCGAGGAAGAAATAATAGTAAGAGAGAAATAATAAAATGGCTAGTGAAACATTGGAAAATATTATTAAACTTGTAATCAAGGGACAGTCTGACCCTTCTTTAAAACAATCTCAAATCCTATTAAAAGGAATTAGAAAAAGTTTTAATGAAGCAGGAATAAGTGCTCAGAAGTATTTTGATGCTGCTGATGTGAAGATGATAAAGTTTAAAGCGTCTCTTACTAGTACGGGCGAACAAGTAGGACGTTTAACTACTCTCATTCGTCTCAATCAAAATCAATTTCAAAGAACAACATCTCAATTAAAAGTTAATCCTAAAACAGGAGTAGGAACTGTAGGAGCTACAGGAGCGGAAATTATATCGAGCGAGGATTTAACTCGTAAAGAAACAAAGGCCATTAAAGAAAACATTGACGCTACTAATAAATTAGGAGAAGCTAAGAAAAAAGCTACTAGCGAAATAGAAAAAATGGCTAGAAGAGCTGTTGAAATTGTTCCTATTTGGATGGGTACTAGAATAGTGTATCAATCTTTTATTCAGCTTTTACAGAGTAGTTTTAGATTTTTAGTTGAATGGGAAACTGTAATGTCGAAGATAGCTGTTGTAGGAGGCGGAACTAGAGAAGAATTAGGAAAACTTTCTAAAGATTTATTGAAATTAGCTACAGCTTTCGGAGAGTTTCTCTGAACGATTTAGGAGGGAGCGAGATTATGGGCACAACAGGGAAAAACATATGCCGAAGTTATCCCTTTAATGAGAACGACTGCTAAACTTTCTATTGTTACAGGACGCTCGATGAAGGACAGCGTTGAGGATATTACTTCTGTAATGTATTCGTTCGGCTTAGAGGCTGATAATACTGCTAAAATTGTAGATTCCTTAGTAGCTATCGACTTGAAGTTCGCTATTACTACGGATGTTATGGCGGAGTCTTTAAGGAAGGTTGGCCCTGTAGCGAAACAGATGGGTCTGAGTTTAGAGAAGACTTTAGGTATTATTACGGCTACTCATTTAGCTACTAGGGCTAAGGGAGGGGAAATAGGTAACTCTCTTAAAACTATTTTTACTCGATTAGGAACTGTTTCGAGAGATTCTATACAGTCTTTAGCTGATGTTCCTGTTTTTCTTGATGAAACAGGAAAAGCTACTAAAGATAATACAGGAACTTTTAGAGATTGGGGAACTATTTTAGATGAAATAGCTGATAAATACGATACTTTAGAACAATCCGTAAAAGAGGATTTAGCTTATCAGTTAGCAGGCGTTCGTCAAGTTACTAAATTAAAAGCGGCTTTTGCTCAATGGAAAGAACAATTAGAAGCTACTAATGCTGCACTAAACAGTGAAGGAGCTAGTCAAAGAGCTGTAAATATTCTTTTAGATACCGCAGAGGTTAAAACAAGAAGATTAGCTGGTGCGTGGAATGAACTCATAGCAGAGGTAGCTGATACAAGAGGATGGAAAGGATTATTAGATGTTTTAAGAGAGACTGTTTTATTGCTAAAAGATGCTGCAGACAATGCACAGTTAGCTGGTCCAGTATTAGCTTTAGCTGCTCAAACTAAGTTAAAACCTAAAGAGTTAGTTAAAAATATCCTTCAGAAAGGGCTTTTAGGAGGAGTTTCAGAAACATTTAGTAAACAACTGTCTTCTAAACAAGAAGACTCTGTAACTGAGAAAATTAAAAAAGAACTTGAAGAAACAAAAGAATTAATAAAAACAAAAGCTTCAGGCAATATGATTGATAAAGAAACTCAAGAAATAGAATTAAAAAGATTAGATACTCTTAAAGATTACGGAGTAGAAGAAGCTGAGATAGCTAAGAGAAAGTTAGCCTATTTAACACAAGATAAACAGTATAATGATAAAGATATTCTTAATAAAAGAAAACAATTAGAAGCTGAAATTGTAACTTTAGAGAAAAGAAAGAACTATACTGATTTCTTATTAAAAGAAGAACTTGTAGCTAAGAAATTAGAAGGGTTCGGATATAATAGAATACAAATAGCTATAGCCGAACTAGCTAGGAAAGAAGCTTATTTAAAAGCTCAAAATGTAGATATTGAAAACAATAGAGATATTATTAAACAACGACAAGAAATTCTTAAATTAGTTCAAGAAGAAATAAATACTTATTCTAAAGGTCTTCAAGATACTTTATCAGGAGGTTTAACTGATTTATTAAAAGGCGAAAAAACTTTAGGACAATTCGGAGAAGGTGTAGCTTCTTCTGTTAAGGATTCTGTACTAGGAGCTTTTAGTGAAGGAATCATAGGAAATGTTTTTCAAGCTACAGGTATAGGAGAAGCTTTCGGAGAAGAACTTTTCGCTATTAAACACATATTTGATAAAAAACCTAAGGGAATGTATGATACTTTCATTAAAGGAGGAGATTATGCTGCGGACGCTATGTATGAGTCCTTCGTAAAGGGAAGTAAACTACTCTCTACAGGAGGAACAGCAGGTACAATAGGGAATATTCTAAGCGGTAAATCTTCCTCAGGCACAGCGGGAGGCGTATTAGGAGGAGCTTTAGGCGTATTAGGAGGTTTATTCGGTCTAGGAGGAAACTCTATTCCTAAGTGGAATACGAGGAATTATGCTGCTAAGAGCGGAACGAAAGCGGGACAACAGTCAGGGAATTTTCTAGGAGGTTTAGGAGGAATAGGGAATGTAGCGAATTCAGCTCTAGTAGGCTATTCAGCTTTTCAATCAGCGGGAGGTAGTAACGGAGGAGGATTGGCTGCTACAGCGGGTATTCTAGGAGGTGTAGGTTCGCTAGGAGTAGGAATAGGTATGGCAGGGGTTGGAGCTGCGGCTACTGCTGCAGGAGGAATGGCTGCTTTAGGAACTAAGGGAGCTTTAGCGGCTCTTGGCCCGATAGGAATAGCGGGTATAGCTTTAGTAGGAGCTAGTATGTTAATCCCTCTCTTTCAAAAATCAGTTAAAGTTCAAGAAGAAATTAAAACAGAAACAGGAAATGTAGCCTCTAAGATATCTTTATCGAATAAAGAATTATCTGTAGTAAATAGAAATCTAGTAGCCTTAAAGAATGAGAAGACTTTCATATTACCTGAGAGTGCCTATTTCTCAACAGCAAATAACATAGGAGATGCGTTTGCTTTACACGCCTCCAGAGGGTTGGCTTAAAATGTCGGACTGGACACTGTATGTACAAGAAGAAGATGGAGATTGGCCTTCAGGGGGAACGTCTACTATTCCTCGTCCTCAAGAAGATTTAGATGTAGGACTTAATACTACTCAACAAGCCATTCAGTTAGCTGATGGGTCTTTCGGCTATTATACTCCTGAAACTAAAACAGTAAAACCTGATTTACAGTTTACGTGGTATATGAATGATGAGACTTTTAAGGATGAGCTAGAGAGCTATATTGAAAATCATGACTTTATTAAAATAGTGACTCATACAGGGAAAGAATACATAGGAAGATTCTTGAATTTACAGTCAAAATGGTTAGTAGGAGAGAGTCCTGACGAATATATTATCAATGTAGGCTTCACAAGAATGAGCGGGTCTGACTAATGAGTAAACTAGATACTGAGAAATATTGTCCTGATTGTGGAGCTAGAATTTACAAATCTTCTAAACGTTGCAGGAGTTGTCACAATCGTACTCGACACAATAAAGACGGACAGGATTTACTCACGACTAGACGCTCTCTTAAAATAGGTATCAGAGGTTTACCTGAGTATCAACAGTGGAAAGAGATTGTGATGGGACGGGATAAGTATAAATGTAGAGGATGCGGGGCTACAGAGAAACTCGACATTCACCATCTCTACAAAGAATACGATATCATCTTTGAAGAATTTTGTGAAAAATATAAAACTCTTTTAAGTGATAAGAGAACTATCCTTCAGCTTGCTCTTGGATGGAAAGAATTCTGGGAAGTGGCTAATGGCGTGACCGTGTGTAGAAAATGTCACTTAGCATGCCATGACGGAACTTTAAAATTAGAAAACGTAAGGGAAAAATAAAATGGCGAGAACTTTATCGGCGGTAGCTTCTACTCAAATATCTAATAAAGATATCAAGGCTACTCGTGTCTTTACTATTAACGGAGTAGATAGAACCTCTTATCTTAAGACTAGTTCTAGGTCGTTTGATAAAACATACGGCGCGGCACAAGCTTCTTTCACTCTTCATAATCCTAACGGGATATTTAGTCCTAGCGGTATTTATGAAGTAAACGTAGGAGATGTTGTCTCTTTACAGTATAAATTTACTAACGATACGATAGCTTACGATTGCTTCTACGGAGTAGTTAATCAAAGAGGAATGACTAAGAACGCTCAAGTAAATGAGATTACTCTAAATTGTTTAGATTACATTTCTATGTTACAACAGTGGGATTTGGATATGTTGATTGAGGGAACTAAAGAAAAGATTGAGAATGAAACATTATCCCCTAATCTTCTTCCTTCTCCTAATGACATGTACTCTCAAGTGTTTAATTTCGCTAATGACTCTATAGCTACAAATCCTCCTCCTGTTTTAGTGATTAGGGATAGACTACACTCTTTAAATGACCCTCAATATGACGGAATGGAGATATATTACGCTTCAGGACAGGTTAAATTTGGTTTCCCTCTTAATGTGAGAGACAATTACGACGTAGTAGCTAGAAACTATCATTTTTATACTGAAGGGGTATTTGTAGAAGACGCTCTAGAACAGATTCTTACGGCTCCTAATGGATATGGAAAATATCTATTTAATGAAACCTCAGCTCAAGCTGTTATTGATAATCATTTAACTGATACTTTTCAAAATGTGTCGGGGTTAACTTATGATACTTTAATACCTAATTATTCTGATTCTACTGTAACTTTAAAGGCTTATTTAACCGAGGATTATAACGGAACGCCTCCTTTTATTCATTATAAAATGAACGATAACGATTCTTCTGTAACAATAACAGATTCACAGGGAAATTATAACGGTTCTTTGAAAGACGGAACTGAGAATCTTTTCAGTAACATAGTTTCTTCAGCTAGCGGTAAAGTCAATAGAGCTATACAGCTTAACGGAGATGATTATTATATTGATTGCGGAGACGTAGAGGAGATAAATGACGCTAGATATTTATCAATAGTTTTTTGGCACGCCCCTAAACATTTCGGAGGTAGCGGTGTTGATAATGAAACTTATTTCCTAAAAACTAACGGAGACGGAAGTTCAAAACTTAAAATACACGCTACGACTGATGATGAGCTTATCATTGAATTAAGTAGCCAATCCAAATCCTATACAGCTATTTTAGAGAGCTATTCTTCTTTTGTTACTGTAGATACTTTTAGTCACTTTAAACTATTATTCGACTTTACAGAAGAAGAAAACGAAAATAAAATTAAACTGTTTATTGATAATGTACAAATGACTTTAGTGTTTTCGGGTACTTATACTCCTAAAAGAATACCTAATCTAACAGGATTTAATCTTTATATAGGCTATTCTAGTAACTCAATGAACGGATTAATTGATGACGTTAGAATGTATGATTTTATCCTTCCTGATATGTTTTATGATGAAATTTATAACTCAGGTTCGGGAACGGAGGATGAAATATCTACTACAGTACTAGCTGTAGATTCGACAGAAGGCTTTCCCTCCTCAGGAGAAGCCGAGATTAACGGAGATATTTTTACTTATACTTCTATAGATTCTACTCATCTATACGGAATACCTATAACAGGAGAGAATTCTTTAAATAATCACGTAACAGGAAGCGTTGTAAAAGCTTCTGTTACTAAAGGAACAGGAGAGGTGTGGTATCTTAAGTATTCTAATCTTATTACTGACTTAACTACTTCCGATTTTGATTTACCGAGCGGAATTACTGTTAGTAAGGTAGACAAAAGAAACGGAAGAATTTACTTATCTTCGGCTGTTTCTATAGCAGAAAATATTAGATGTACTACTAATTATTCTTTTAAGACGTTGCAAAGTTCAGGTATTGAGATTAATCGTATTCAATTTACTCCTAGAGAGACTGAAAATAGATTTGAGGCTATTAATAAACTAAGAGCTTATGTAGCCCCTAACTACGTTATTAGAACTCAAGGAGATGAGAAAATATGGTCTTCGTTCCTTTCTCAAAGAACGGTAGAAGATTTTAATCTTAGTTTAATTTCTAATCTAAATTATTTAGAAGATACTGACCTTTATACTAGAGTTATTATGTACGCTAAAAACTCAAATCCTACTAATGTTATGTTTGAAGACGGAGTAGATTTTGTTACTACTAATGAGGAATATAAAGGGTACGCTTCTTTATCTGAATTATCTTATATAGGAGAAGAGGGAGTTTCGCCTGTAATTCCTGAGGGAGCTAGCGAAACTTATGCTCAGTGGATTAGAGATATGGCGATGTCTTCTAGTACAGCGACAGGCTATTACTTATTCGCTACAGGAATTCCTAATGCGGGATATATTACTGTTAATAATACTCAACCGATAGTTTATATAGACAACGTAGCTATTGATAATAAGAAACATCAGATGATTATGCAGCCCGTGAGGTGGTTAAGAACTACGAGGACTGTAACAAAAACTACTTCGACAAAGAAGGGAACTGAGGTAGACGTTCAAGTATACTATCAGTATAAGATTTACTTTGCTCATCATAGTATAGAAAGTTACCACGATATCATTTTATATGATGCTTTCGGAGATGAAGTAATGAGAATTACAGCAGGAGACGGAAATATGGATTGGGCAGGAGGGATTTATAATGTTCCTGGACAAAGCGAAAACTCTACTGTTGAATCTATTTCTACGGCTACGTATTGGGTATTTTATGCAGCAGGAAATCTTGTAATTGACTATGATAATGCTATATTTAAAATTCATAAGAGTATTCTTCCTTTCCCTGTAGAATCATCAGTTAGAGCTACTTTTGAGTATATTCACACTATGACCCCTATTCAGGGAATAGCTAGCGTTATTGATGGAAGATGGGATACACAGGTGCAGACGGAGTTTTATGCAGAGCCTCCTCAAGGATATAATTACGGAATTATTGACTTAGGACAAGTTCAAAACATACAGGCTATTGATATTGTAGCAGGTTTCTTTAAACCTGATGAAGTATTAAAATTCGATACTGATATTCATTTCAGCTTACATTATTCTTTAGACGGAGTTGACTATTATAATATAAGCGATAAAACTTCTTATGTTCATTTAGCTAGCGGAGATTCAGTATCCTTTGAAGAAGATGCTTTAGGAGAAGATTTAAGAGCTAGATATCTCAAATTAGTAATTGAAAATGTTAAAAAAATAGAGTATAAAAAAGGGGTTTATCCTGTAGCTTTTACTGAATTTTCGGCTTATGCTAATATTATTCTTAAATCAGAGGCTAAGTTAATTCCTACAACTTACTTAACACAAGATACTATTCCTCAAAGCGGTTCTCAAACTATTTATGTTAATTCTACTAAAGGATTTGAAGACCCTGAAAGCGGAGAGACAGCTACGGCTTTTATTGACGGAGATGAATTTACTTATACAGGATTAACTGATAGTGAATTTTTAGGTTGTGTAGGATTAACAGAAGAACACGCTAGAACAGATTATGTTTATCAGTATGAACCAAATGATACGGATTTATTAGACTATGACGGATTATTACAGAAATTAGGAGATAGGCTTTATAAAAAAGTAGATATTTCTGATGAATTATTATTTACACAAGAACAAAATGACCGTCTAGCTAGAGCCTATTTAAATGAATTTTACAAGAATCATTCGAAAGCTCAGGTAGAAGTAATGTTTAGTCCTCATCTTTTAGTAGGCGATACTGTTAGAGTTGTAGATAGTGTAAACGGAATAGACGATTTATACTTCTTAGAGTCAATATCAGACAATAGCAACGGAGCTACAATGTCGTTAGTGTTAGCTAAATATCCGTCATAAAGGAAAGATAAAATGAAAATATTAAACAACGAAAGACTTAAGTTAATAGAAAGCTACATTAAGAACGGAAAAGACATATCTAGCTTGTTAGAAGGTTATTCTTTGAAAAATCAATCATTCGCTAGAGCTATTATCAAAACACTTAACCGTTACAATGAAGATTTATCAGGAACTAATTTCGCTTATTGTACTATAGGAGAAAATGACACAGAAACTAATTTATCGGGCTGTAATCTTAAGGGTTGTAATTTTAAAAGAGCTAAATTTTTAGGAAGAACTATTATTAGAAACGCTGATGTTAGAAATTGTAATTTTCACGATACAGATTTAAATCACTTCGAATATCAGAATAGTGATTTTAGAGGAGGGGTGTTTTGCGGATGTGTGTTGAAGATAGGGACTGATGCGGGACAAGGAGCTATTTTTGATAAGAAGATTCTAGAATTGTTAACTAGAGGATGGATTATAAACTAAAAAGTAAGGGAGAAAAAGAAAACGTATGGAACTATCACTGAAAGAAATTAAGAAACTTATTGAGGAAAAAAGCGAATTAGCTCAGAGAGCTATAGAGGCGAAGTTACAGTTAGAAGGACAAATTTCTCTTTTGAGGGATATGTATAAAAACGCTCAGATTGAAGAGAACAAGAAAAAAGAAGATAGTAAAGATAAAAAGGAAACACCTATTCAAGAAGAAAAGAAGTAACTTTTATGACCAGCAAGGTTAGCTACTCTAGTTTATATGAATTAGTCGTAAATGAAATTGAGTCTAGAACAAAGTATTCTCAAGGTCTTAGAACTAGCGAACAATTAAAAAGACCTGAAATATCTCCTTTAACAGGGAGTTCTATATCCGACATTACGAGTGCAGCTATCGTTAACTCAATGCAAACCCTCATGTCTCAGGTTATTCGTCCTAGAATTATCTCAGGATTATACGTTAAAGCTACTTCCCCTATTTCTTCTTCAGTTATTGTAGAAGTAGGAAGAGGGGTGTCTTACGGACGCTATTATGAAACTAAACAAGACATTACAGTACCTATTCCTTTTGACAATAAGACTGAGGTTTTCTATGTAGTTCTCTTTGATAACGCTATTATCATTGATAAGAGCTACGATTTTAAGAAACTCGTATTAGCTAAAATCATTGTTCCTAAGCCTGGAACTACGGCTTTTATAGTAAACAATAAAGATTCTGAGAGTTCTTATGATGCTTATATAGTGAATCAAAGAGATTATGATTTACATGGAGATAAATACGGAAAATTCGAGGAAGATACTGTAGAACTTCTTAGGGATAATATTAGTCCTATTTTAGCTGATAATTTAATAGGGAATATCCGCCTTTCTGAGGATTTAAAGATTATTAATTCTTCGGGTTCATTAGAGCTTGATAGTAGGGAAATGAGGCTTAAATCTACTAGCGGTAATCGTTTAATGAGACTTAATAAGAACGGTACTTTCTTCTATGATGAAAACGGAGTTGAAATAGCTAGATTTTCTGTAGACGGAGCTAGAGTCGGTAATATTGTTGTTACTAAGAACTCTATTCAAAGCGGAGATTTCGTTAGCGGGGCTTTAGGTACAGGTTTTCAGATTCAAGATAACGGAGACGCTGAATTTAATAACATTAGAGCTAGAGGGAAATTCACTACTTCAGTATTTGAAAAAGAAACTATTTCTTCAGTAGGAGGGAATTTACTAGTAGCCGATTCTGATATTTTAGATTTAGATATGACAGCTCTAGATTCTTCTACTTTAACTATTACAGGAGATACTACTTTTGATGTAGGAGATATTCTTAGAATTAAGGACGGAGTAGATGATGAGTGGTTTGAAGTGACAGGAGTATCAGGAAACACTTATTCTGTAACTAGAGACAAAGCGGGAGATTATACGGCTGATAATAATCCGATATGGAAAAAAGGAACAGCGGTAATTAATTACGGTTCTTCTACGGACGGTATGATTTATATGACCGCTTCAGAGTCTAACGCTCCTTATATGTCGGTTATTAATACAGGAACTACTCCTTGGATAGCCCCTACTACGAGACTTAGAATAGGAAATCTTAACGGATTCTTAGGATACACGGAAGACGCTTACGGAACAGCTATAGGTGACGCTGATAATTATCTTAAATATGACCCTGTAAACGGATTAAGGATTAAAGGAGATATTACTATAACTAATGGAACAGTTATCCCTGTAACTTTTTATCAAAACGAAGAGCCTCCTACTAGCGGCCAAACTGTTAAGGACGGAGATTATTGGGTTGATACGGACGATTCAAATAAATTATATTTAAGGGAGGCTGGAGCTTGGGTTATAATATCGCAGAGCGGTGGTTCTGGAGGTATTACCTCTTTTGTTCAATCAGCTACAACAACAGGAGAAGGAATTCCTACGTCTTTGGCTGAGGGAGATTTATGGTTAAATACGGATAATAATAGATTATATAGAGCTGCTTCTTCTGGAGCTGATGAAATAAAAGTAGGAGAGTGGGAATTAACACTATCTTCTGTAGGTTCTACTCCTGATATTGATGAAGGATTATATTTATCTGCTGATTATTTAGGCTATTTTGATGGAGATGAATGGAAAGCTTATATAAAAAATGACGGAACTTTTCATTTTGGAGGAACAGAAAATAGCGGAGATGGATTTCATTACATTGATTGGGATGGAGCTACATTAACAATTAGGGGAGTTTTAGACGCTGAAGATATAGTTAGCGGATATATAGATGCTGATAGGATAGAGGCGGATTCAATTACCGCCGATAAGATAATAGTAGACAATTTAGCTGCAATATCAGCTAATCTAGGAAGTATTACTTCAGGAAGTTTAGACGCTGTATCTATTACAGGGACTACAATTACAGGAGGTACTATTCGGACAGCTACATCGGGAGCTAGGATTGTTATTACAGCGAATAGTTTTATAGCTTATGACGATGAAAGTAGCGGAAATGAAATATTTAAAATTTTAACTTCAGGGAGTGATTCAGGAGATGTTATTTTCGGAGATTATAGCAATTCTAAAGGAGCGAAATGGGATTCCTCTGAGGAGACTTTTAACGTTAAAGGGCAGATGACTATTACTTCAGGCGATATCACAGGAAAATTAAGTGTAGGTTCAAATTTAGATATAGAAGGAGAAAACGAATCTGTTAGAGTTTATGGAGATACAGTGACCATTGAAGCTGGAGTAAACGATGATTTAGATTGGACTGAAAACGGTAGTACAAAAACAGCAGATTTAGACGCTGATGATTACACTCCTACTGAATTAGCAGCAGAGATACAAGCTAAAATGAGAGCTGTTGGAGATAGCAATACTACTGTGACTTATAGTTCTACAACTCGTAAAATTACTATAGCTAATTCTACTTTAACTACATTAACATTTTTGTGGTCTTCAGGAGCGAACACAGCTACGACTTGTGGAAGAGCTATTGGTTTTGACACGACTGCAGATGACACAGGGGCTTTGTCTTATGAAGCTGATGTACAGTGTGCTTTACGAGTAGAGATGGGATTATTACAGTAATGAGCTACGGTCTTAGAGTTTATAATTATAAAGGAGAAGAAAACTTAACTTTAGTTGATAGAATTACGAGATTGAGTTATACTTCTTCACAAACTGCATCTGCAGGAAACTCAGGAGCTTTGTCTCAAATATCAGGGAAATTGACAGGGATTTTTTCTATTCCAGTTAATGCAGATCCAAGCAAATCTGCTCATATGATTTCAAGAAGCGGAACAACAATAAGTTGGAGTACTTGGAGTTTTTCTACTTTCATTACTCCTGCTACTTGTGTTAATTTTTGTTTTTCTTATACTTAAAGGACGATTATGAGTGATTACGGACTAAAAATAAACAATACAAAAAGTGAAATACAAATTGATTCTGTATATTCAAATTATTTATTAGAAAAAACAGGAAGTATTTCGAGTTTAGAGGGACTATCTACTACTGTTAGTATAGACAATAATCTCTATCCTCCAATAGCTGCTATAAGACCTACTAGTGATTCTAGTGGAGTATGCGGAGTATTTGACGTTTCTTATTCTAATCCTTATTATACTGGAGTTCGCTTTTTCGGAGGAAAAGAAGGAGCTGGAGTTCACGGAAGTTGTTCTTTTGATTATAAAATTTTTACTTTAAAAAAAGAATTGATAACATCCTCTGTTTCTGAATATGGATTACGGATAAGGGATAGTTTAGGGAATTTGATTTATCATACTTTATCTAATTCATTTAAAATTTTAGAATCAGGAATAGCTACTATAGGGTCAACTTATTCTCATCCAAATTATTCTAATCCTTATTATATATTTTCTCCTTGGCACTCAGCAATTTTTTCTCATCATCCTGGCTTTCCATTCCCTCCAATGCCAATGTATTCTTTAAAATCTGGATTAGCGAAAATAAGTTCTACTAGTGTTCAGATGAAGTGGACAACTTGTGGTGTGGTAGGTGTTGCTCAGTTCATTGGGGGAGTTCGCTCATCAGGTTCTACTGTAAATTTAATTTTATGCGAGTAAGATAAGGAAAAATATGAAAAAAAAATCTTTAATATTAATTTTTTGTTTATTTGTTTTTAGTATGAGTTCAAAGGAAAACATTGATTTATTTAACGAATGTAATAATATGAATTCTTTTGATTCTTGTTATTGTACAGGACAATATACTGATAGAACTACAAATCAAAGATTAAAAAGATGTATAGGAAAAACTGATTATAGATTATTATCTGAACCTATAAAAAAACATTACACAAAAGTACAATGAAAACGTTTTTTATTTTTTTACTATGTTTTATATTTTGTCAAATTTCAATAGCTGATGAAGTAAAAAGAAAACTTCTTTTTACTTCTTATGTTGCTGCTGTTAAATATCCAGATTCTTTATTTCGTTCAGGAATTGAAGGAACTACTATAGTAGCTGTTGAGATTTTGCCTGGAGGAACAGTAGGTAGAACTGCTATTGAAAAAAGTTCAGGAAATAAAAGATTAGACAAAGCAGCGGAAGAAACTATAAAAAATTGGAAATTTTCATTAGAACAAGGAGACGAATGGAGTGCTTATCCTGAATATATAAAGATTTCCGTTTCTTTTAAAATAAAAGATAAAAGAGATAAACACTCTATATTTAATAACTATTTATAAAAAGTAAGGAAAACAAAATGACAACTTCAATATATAAAGTCAATGAAAATCTTACCGTGAGTCAAAAGATTTCATTGTTAAATGATATGATATTGGCTCTCAACGGAAAGATTGATAAAGCTGAATTTAATAAAAATGAAGTGGACGCTTTATATACTGATTTAGGGTCGGCTTATCAACGCAAGTACCTGAGAAATGTATCTTTAGGTCATACTCTAGCTACTTATACAGGGTTTACTCATATTCACGCTGAATCGGGCTATTCAATATGGAAATATACACCTGATAATTACGCTTATGATATCCGAAATAAACTCTACTTTGATGATAAATCTTTAACTAATGAAGGTTTAGCTACATCTGAAACAGCTACGGCTTTTGATTTTGTTCTATTAAATGACGGGTCAACTTATACTGATAATACTACAGAAGCGGGTACAGAAGAAGGAACAGCTTTTGAATTGATGAGCGATACTACAGAATATCTTTATCTAGGAGAAGCTAGTACTTTCGGAGGAGCTAAATTTGAGTTCTCTACAAGAGGAAGTAATTATACTTTAGTAGCGGAATATTATAACGGAGCTACGTGGGAAGAACTAGGAGCTTCGGGTTTAGAATATGCTGACGCTACATCAGGCTTTGAGAGTGACGGAAAAATAACGTGGACAATTCCTGAGGATTGGGCTACTACGGCTATAGACGGAGAGACAAAATATTGGGTGAGATTTTCTACTACGACTACTCCTGTGACAGTAGCCGAAGCCTACTATATTATCCCTTCGGATAGTGTAATAGGGCTTCTAGCTATGTCAAGCGAGGAGTTTTTAAATGAGGAGTGGAAATTCTGTAGCTATAACGGTTCAATCTATGTAACTATTCGTAATACAGGAAACTCCGCTTATGAGGGGTCGTACATGATACGCTCGTCTAGTTCAGTAGCTAATAAACAGGCTTTCTTTGTTGATAATCACCACTACACTATGGATTACAAAGATTCAACTTACAGCTAGTTTTAAATCTTCGAAAATAGACGGGGCTTGCCCATAGAGTATTTCTAACATTCTATGTGCAAGCTCTTTTATTTCCCACTGTGCATGACTATCTAATCTTAACTTCAAAAAGTTCCTTAAAGCTCTAAAATTCATCGTAACTACAATCTCTGTCTCACAGGCGTTAGGAAGAACAAACCTAGCGTCCTCCGCTTTAATTCCTAAGTAAACTAAATTCTCATAAGCTACTCTAATAGAACTCATAGTTTCTTCAAATTTTTGTTTAGCTTTTTTGTTTCTTTCAATTTCAGGAGGAACAATATATTTAAAATTATCAAACTTGACATATCTCTGACTAACTTGAGAGTAACTAGCAATTCTATGACGTACTAATTGATGAGTTAAAGCCCTAGAAACACCCTCTATTTTAAAGGTAGCTGAAGCGTGTTCTATAACGGATTCATGACCTCTTTTCATTACTCCTTTAAGAAAAGAAGTCCTTGTCTCAGGATTACACTCAGAGTCATAACAAGTTCTTGTAGCCTTTTCAATAAGTTCTTCTGAATTAGGAGTTATAGCTAACAATTCAACTTTCATATATATCTTACCTTTATGTTATATTTTTGTTCAATTTTAGAATCAAATTGCAAAAAATCATCATATCCGTCTACATAAACTTTTAAAACTCTTTCTCCTTTTTTAATTCTTATTAGGCGATTTTTGAGATATCCTAATCTAGATAATGGAATAATAGGTTTTATTTTATCACAAAACATTCCGTCTTCATCTCTTTTCCAATGGTCAAAGATTAAACTCATTAATCACCTGGCCAATAAGAGTATCTCTTTGCATCAATTCTCTCTTGTTCACGAATCTTATCGTATCTTTCAGGATGAGTACAGCGACAAATAATCTCACCGCCTACCGATATTTTAGTTCCGCAAATATGAATGTCTCTCTTCCATTTAGGCCAACTAGCTACAATCTCTTCAGTTTTTTTAGCTTTAGCCCAATACTCTCTATTCTTTTTTGTACTCATATTTCTAGTTAGTTTGTTCACGATTTATTATTATACTCCTCTAAAGGACACCATTTAGGTAATTTATTGATATCAACTTTTTTAAAAGGAACTGTTAACTCACACCTATCTTTAGTTTTAGAAAAAGCGTCAACTCTACAACTAGGACAGTCCTTACATCTAATTATTCTATATTTTTTCATGATTCACAAGCCTTATGATTAACTTTTTGTTCGTCTAAAAATCTAGCTGTATTTTTAAGAATATTTACTAGCTGTTTAGAAATTTTAAATCTCTTCGTATTAATTTCGATACTCTTAAGTAAATTTCCGTCATTATGTCTCATGCTACTTGCCTTCCAGTCCGTAATCATTTCGAGTATATCTAGAAGGTTCATGTCATTTATCCCGTTAGCGAAATGTTCAGGGTGGTGACTAGAGAGTGAATAATGATGTTCTAAAGCTACATTCATTTCCTTAAGAAACTGTTTGTATTCGGGAGAACCGTAAGTAACATCTCTTAATTTAGGTGTATACTCTGCAAATATCTCAGCCTCAGGAGAATCTAGTTTAGATTGGTCATGACACTCTTGACGGTCTAATAGATTCTTAATACATAGATTAAGATAGTTTCTGACAGCTTCAATATGTCTTAATGTTTTGAATTTAGATTCGTTCACTTTTTTATACTCCGATAGTCTTCGTTATAAGCCCCTGATATTAAAATTAAGGTAGCTAACTGAATAAAACTAAAACCCTCGTCTATGTACTCTTTCATAGAATGAGGTAACTGATACTTTTCGATTATTCTTTTAATAGCTCTTTGACTATCTAAAGGTTGTTCAAAGAACTCCTCTAAATTAGTGTGATGTGGGTCGATTTTGAGTATCCCAGGAGCTTCTCCTATCAAAGGAGCGATAACATCATCTAAAATATCAACTACTATAGTATCAAGACTATATTGTAATTCAGGCTTAGAAATCATGTTATGTATCTTTGTTTGTTTTTCCGTTAACTACTCGCCTTAACTGATTATCAATCTTAAGATAACCGCTTTTAGCTATTTCCTTAGCTTCATGAATTCTTTCACTCTTCGTCATCTTATGACCTCCGTAAATCCACACTCTATAATCATTCAATGTTTCCCAACAACCCTCTGTTAACATTAGTTCTCCTCGTTTGATTTATATTTGCGTTTAGCTTCTTGATATTCACGCCTACGACCTTCGGCTATAAAAGTACTAGTTTCTTTGTTCTTGAACAACTGAGCTTCTCTCGGATTTTGTTTGTCCCAAAACTTTTTTCGTAATTTTTTAGCTATGGTATTTCTCATTTGATTATAGGTTCTCCTTTAAATCCGATTTGACGACATTTAGACATAATAATATCACAACCGTAAAATTCTTTTAAATTATCAAATTTTGTAGTATTTTGTTTTCTCCTACCTTTAACTACTCCTGTTATCTCAATAGTTTTTTCTAAGTCTTTCTTAGGAAGAATCATAGTAATAAAACCTTCATCAGTATGACCGTCCTCTGAAATAGCTAATTCTCTTAGTTTAGCTACTTGTTCTCCTTTTCTCCTAACCTGAACAAGAATAGTGTTATTTCCGTCCTCAGATATCATAGCCGTTCTAGTTAATAGGAAGGTTTCAGCTCCTCCTAAATCAGAAAAACCTTCTTCGCTATTGGTATAAATCATCTTTCTATATTGTCTAGGAATATCTATCATTTTATATCTCCGTTGTCAAAAACATATTTTCGTATTAAAAAAGGAAGAACAATTCCTGAAAGCTTAATATTAACAGTTTTACCGAAAGCGTAATTACTTAAAGGAACAGGAAGCTTTAATTTCTCAGCTATAAGACAGGCTATCTTATAAAAAGTAACCTTCTCAGAGCCTCTTAAATGAGCTATTCCTTTAGCTTCTAGTGATATTAGAGTATCTAGAACCTTAGAAACATCATCAGCTATCATAGGATATAGGTAGATTTGATTGTTTATCTTACGATTATTCCTAATATCTTCTATGATTTTTAATAAATCTACATTGTTAAGGATATAAGCTAATCTAAGAACTAAACTATTCCCTCTTTTAATAACTAATTCTTCATACTCTAATTGTTTCTTTCCTTCAGGAGTAGAAGGATTAGGTAACATCTTCGAGTCAAATCCATTCTCTAATACTCCTGTAAAAACACTATCGTTCGATAAGAACAATAAATATGTCTTTTTATTAGCGTATTTGCATATTCTCTCTACTTCTCTATCAAAAATAATAATATTAGGTTTATATTCTCTAATCTGTACTAAAGTCTCTCCTACTTCAAAGTTACAATTAGGAATGTTTTTTATTAACGCTTCCTGTATAAGAGGATTACAGTAAAGGAGAATCTTTTTCTTTTTTCGATATTTTGCCATAGAATTCAGGATATCCAATCTTCCTATAGGATTGTATATTGGAAATTAAACTTACATTAAATATATTAGGTATATCTTTATAAATATCAAAATCTCTTACCGCCTTTTTAGGGCTATTTCCGTCTAAATAAACTTGTGGCCTTCCTACACCCGTTGAAATATATTCCATCTTTCCCTGATAGAAATGAGTTTGTGCTATTCCTTGATTCGGAACTCCGAAGTCCATTCCTAAGAGATAAATAGTATCATATTTCATCTGTACGGCTAAAGACAAGCTAAACATTCCGCTAAGACCTAAAGCCCCTATAAATACTTTATTATCTTTTTCTTCAGGTTTTCTAGTGCATTCATGTTGAATAATATTGTTTATGAAATTATATCTATCGTTTTTCTTTGTATGGCACTCTACACCTGACTTCGCTAACTCTTCTAAATCTTTAATGTTGTTCTTAAAGAAGGTCGTATCACACCATAGCTGTTTTGTAGGAAGAAGAGGCTTCATAGCTCTAAAAGCGTAGTTTACCGACCATACTTCAATTCCGCTTTCTTTCAGCTTATCCCACAGTCCTGTCTCAACTCCTTCAGTAACACTCGCTCCGCCTCCACATATGACGCACTCTTTCATTTTTTCAACATTCCTAGTTCCTTTAGAGTTTTCATTAAATCAGTAAAGTCTATTATAATTTCTTCGTCTTTTTCGAAACCGTATTTAATTTTTACTTTAGGATTAATTTTCTTCTTCTTTTTCATTAAAGTTTTATCTCCTTTATCCCTAAAGGGACGCTTAAGCTTCTGTGAATAACATACACTAACTGAAACGGGTAGTCCTTAATCATGTCGAGAAGCAAGTCAAGATTATTAGAACTAAGACTTGAAAATCCTTCATCTGCAATAATAATTCCTTCTTCACTTTTCTCTAATAACAAAGCTAACTGAAAACCTACTGTAAGAAGAAGTTTTTGACCGCTTGACAAGTCGTAGTAGTCAAATTCTACATTATCTTTCAATAGCTTAATGTCTATCTTCTTTTTATCATTGATTAAGAACTCTACGTTAAATCCTACTATCTTAATAACATTATTGATAATAGGTTCTAAGATTTTAATATACTTTAAAATATACTGATTAGAAAACTTGTCTAGTTCTTTAATAGCTGATTTAATCGTCTCAATATCTTTAGTAGTGTAGATAAAATCCTTCTGTTTTAACCTAGTCTCTAGCTTATATTTTAAGTGAGTAATTCTATTCTTCTGTTCTTCTAAGGCTTTCTTCTTTCCGTTAGCCTTCTGAGCTTCTTTTAAAGACTCATTAACCTTATCAATTAAAGAATTAGAATCTAACGTTAATTGAACAATCTTCTTTTTAATATCTTCTGTGATTCCCGCTTGCTCTGTTTTATTAAGAACGTTCCTACATAAAGGACACTTAGCTTCTTGAGTAACCCTAGAAGATTGTTTAGAAAGCCGAAGCTTCTCTGCGTCTTTTCTTTTCTTAGCGTTTAAGTGTTTATAGTATTCATTCTGATGATGATTAGAAATAGTAGTAATCTCATGAAACTGTCCTTCTATCTCTCTAAGGAAACTTGATAAAAAATCATATCTTTTTTGACTAGGGAACATAGTATAGAGCTTAACATCGTCTATATTAAGGCGTTCTCTCTCGCTTTTCTTCTCTAATAGCTTCTCACGAATAGAACTAATATATTCTTGATGATAGCTAAAAAGAGTCTCTAGAAGGGCTGAGTTTCCTTGTTCTAGAATATTAATTCCTTTCGTAATATCAATCATTCTAAACTTACGGAAATATTCTACGTTCTTATAACGCTCATTAAGATATTTTTGAGCCTCCCTATTAGTAGCGAATTCTTTCTTAACTCCGTCTTCAACAATAGTTAGTTTAACAGGTATTTCTCTAGTGATTACAAGATTATCTATTTCTAGAGTTACCGAACATTTCCTCGGATTAACTGTTTTGTTAGGTAACTTCTCTAGCTTTTGATTAGAGAAGCCGTAAAGAGCGAAAAGAACGCTATCTAACGCTACTGTCGATTTCCCTGCTCCGTTCTCACCGCTAATAAGGTTATACTGATTAAAATCAAAAGAATGAACACCTTTAAAGTTTTTGAAGTTCTTCAAGTGAATCTTATGAATTATCATTAAAAAATATCTTTCTCTCTTGTATTTCTATGTCAGGATATTCGCTTTTAAGATAAAATTCTAAACAGCTTTTATGTTTTCCTACAAAGTTCTTCATTTGAGGAGGAGCGTCTATTACGGTATCGTTCTGATTTAAATCTACTGTAGCCGTAAACTTCTCACATTCCATCCATAACCACTTAACGTACATCATATATCTTTTCACAAACCTTATGAATAGCTATAAAAGACTCTCTAGCCTTCTTCCACAAAGTCCATTCCGAATTAGGATAAATAGGTCTACCGCACAAAGGACAAATTGGGCATTGATATTCAACTTGAGTAGTTTCGTTTTCAAATTGAGAGAATTGCGTAATCTCATGAGCACACTTAGGACACAGCCACTCTTCTCCACCATGGCCGCATATTATAGGATATTCTTTTTCAGCTTCTAAGGCTACTAGAACTTTATAATAATTTTCACATTTTTTAAGTTCTTCGCCTTTTAGTTTAAATCTATATTTCATATTCTATCACTTCTTCTAGTTCTTTTTTAACATCAGGAGCTAAATTTTCTAAGAAGGCTTGAAACAATTCCTTGAAAGATTGATTTTCATTTTTCTCATATTTTTTATCATCTTTCTTAAAGTTCATTTTCATTTTTAATTCTTTAAAAAGAGGTTTCTGGATATTAACCTCTCCTATTTCATTTAAGAATTGTTCAAAACTATTAAAGATATACAATATCCTACTATTCTCGTTTAAGCCTTTTAGTTCATTAGGATGAGAACAGATAATGATTTGACTAGGAGATTTTAACTCCTTAAACTCTAGTTCTCCATCCTTAAATAAAGCTATTCTAGGCTGAGAATAAAAGGCTTCTCCGAAATCACATTTTCTAACAGCCCCTAAATGATACATATTAGGAGCTAACTCTTGGAACTTATGCTGGTGGCCGAGAAGAACATAGCGGTAATCTTTTAAATCAGCGATAGAATATTTTCCTGTTCCGAAAGCTAACTCACTTTCACTCAAAAAATGATGAGCAAAATAACAATCGTCTTTAATATAGGTGTCTACAACTCCTATATTTAAATATCTTAAATAATCAACGCAAGTACAGTTATCAGAAGACGCTTCATGATTTCCTTTAATTAGAACTACTTCCTCATAAAGATTTCTAAAAGAATCTATCCATCTTGTTCCGAATTCTAGTTCCTTACCTGTAGGTCTATTGGAATGATAGTAATCTCCTAAGATTATTAATTTTTTACTCTTATAAGTTATTATCTCTGAAAAGATAGAATCTAATTCATCTATAGCGTTTTCTTTAATGTGACAGTCTCCAACTACAATATTATCTATCACGAAGTTCCTCATAGAATTCTTTATTTTTATTGTTGTTTTCTATTTTGAAAAATTATTAAACATTAGAAATTCACATTTAGAGTTTTCATGTCTGCGTAATAAACTACATCAGGCAGAGGAGCAAACTCATTTGTTTCGCCCCAAGTAACGTAAGGCTTTGCCAAATCCCAATAATAATCCTTATGATAATGATGTTCAATTTCCTTCACTACTTCTTTAATAACCTCTTTACCGAACAATTCATCAAGAACTTTCTTAAGCTTCTTAGCTTGTTCGATAGTAAGAGATACTTTCTCTCCGTCAATATTCAAAGTCATTTTATCAATCTTAACTTCTGATTCTTTGTCAGTCTTCATTCTCAATCTCCTTTTGCAAATCTATCTTCTTTCTTTTATACTTCTTTTTACTTTGTTTTACTCTTGTCACGGGAGATATTTCCCATGTTGCTCTGATTTTAATTTTAGATTTTTTCATAGATTTTGATTATCATAATCCAAGTTCCGTTTCGTTTCACTTCCTTCAGTTTCTTCATCTTCTTTCTCTTTCATAATATTTAAAGGTTTCTTTCCAAATATCCTATCAAAATTCTCGTCATATTTTTTCTTATTTACATCACGGTAACTGTCGCCTTTCCCAGCACCGTCCGAATCAAATCTCGCCATAGCTCTTTTTATCCCTCTTAATATTTTTACTATCTAAACTATCTCGGTATTTCTTCATACATTTCCCGCATTTTTTAAGAAATTCTTCGTAATGATTGATACGAAGTTCAGTATACCTACATATCTCACATTCGTATATTTTTTCTCGTTTTTCGCTCATTTTCTCAATATCCTTAAAAAGGGGTATTTCGGATTTGCTTCAAAACGAAAAATACCCCTAAAAAGGGGGGTTTTTAGGACGAATCACGAATAAAATAGGGGTGTTTTAGCGTAGTTTTGAGTACCCCCTTACTCCTACCCCTACCGAAGCTTTTTAGCTCGTTTTTGACCCTTTTTTCGCTGTTTAGTTTCATCTAAAACAGAGTAATGTTCACAATCTTTCAACATCATTTTTAGACACTCTATTAGTTCTTTTTTAGTCTCTCCGAAAGGAGCTTCTGGTTCTTGAGACTAAAGATTTGTTTTTTTATTTCCTTTTCCTGTAGGAACATTTTTGTAAAATTCAACAACGTTGAAATATATATTTCCTTGTTTATCTTTTCTTTTACATATTCTATAGTGCCACATCTTAGATTCCTGTTATTGTTGTTTTAGCTTCAGGTTTCTTCCCTCTACTCCAACGACCACAAGCTTTACATACATATCTTTGATATTTGCATTGAGATGTATACTCAAAACCTCTACGCTCTAATTCCTTCTCTCCGCAATTAGGACAAACTTCTCCTACAACTCCTCTGTAAAGATTGACATTAGGATGTCCGTGAACATAAGGACGAATAATGAGATACAACTTCTCAAGGAGCTTTACGTCGTGTTTACAATACTGCACCATATGTTTCCACGCCTTCTTTTCTCCTCTCATACATTTCTCCCACAACTCAAAACCTCCTGTCGAGAGTTTGTGTCCTACATCAAGCTTTCTACAGATAAAATCTAATTTGTTGCTTATGAATCGGAATTTCTTTCTTACAGCTAAATAAGTATCTACATTTTTAAACGGACTTACAGGCTTTAATCCGTGTTTACAGAATAGCGTATTAGCCCACGGTATATCAAATGACTGCCCGTTATGAGTAACAATAATATCAGCCTCATTCATTAATTTCCACAACGACTCAGCTATCTTCTTATCACAACGAGGATTTTTCTTGTAATAATCAGGATAATTAATAAGAGCGTCGCTTAGTACATTTTTATCTCCTAAATATTTGGCACACCAACAAAGCACATATCCGTCATCAACAATCCGATTTGTTCCGATGTTTTGGTCAAAAAGACCCCAAGTATAAACCTTAGCGGGTGCTGTTTCCAAGTCAAGAATTAATATTCTCGGATTCATATTATTTACTCTCTTCTGTTTTAATCATATCATCCATAATAGAATCATAAGCGATTTGTTCATCTGAGGATAAAAGTAAGTATTCATCTCTTAGCTGACGAACTTTATCAATCAGTATAGCTACCTTCTCTAAATCAACTTTTTCAATCGTCATTATCAATCTCCCTGTATTTATTTTTTAATACTTTTAAAGTTTCAGGATGAAGAGCCTTATCATCTAATGTAATATTTCCGTAGATTTTCTTACTCTTCGTCTTCCCGAATCTTGTTTCTTTTATCTCAGGTAAATCATCATTTATAGCGTCAAATTCTAATCCATGTTTCTCGCACCACCTTAAAGCTTTCTCTAAACATTTACCTCCCCTACAAGTATGAAGGATAACTTTATTCCCCTTTTTTCTAAAATTCTTAACAAATTCAATAACATGAACGTTAGGTTTACCTATATTAGGGTACTCATGAGAACAAAGCGTTCCATCGAAATCGCATAATAAAATTGAGGTTTTCATTTGATAGGGCAAACTCCTCCCGCACATTCCTCGACATCTAAATCAGTTCCTCCGTCGATTTTAGAATACTTAATAGGTTTAATATTCTTCATTAATTCATTATATTTTTCTTTAGTAATTTCTTCGTAAGGAGCTTGTTTAAAGCCGTGTTCCTGATGAAGAAGAAAACTGACTGTTTTAAGACTATTTTTATAATTCTCTTTTAACCATTTCTTAATCTCAGGCAACTCTTCTTTTTTATAATAAACAGTAACACTCACTGAATTATCCGACCATATTTCCTGCATCTTCTTGACTAATTCTAACTGTTTAACGGCTGACATGTCTTTAGCTACAATAACATTATCCCCTGCATAACAAGGAAACTCTACAATCGTAGTATTATAATTCTCAGTTCCGTCAAAGTTCTTAACATATTCCGTATGATAACCTAAATCCTTACAAACCTTCACCATCTTATCATCTGAAGCCATCCTCACTCTTCTAATATAATACTGACTATAAGCAGGATGAACTCCTGGAGTAGCCCCCGCTAACAAACTTAATGTTCCGCTAGGCTTAACAGTCGTAAGACGAATACTTTCGTAATAATCCTTCTTCTTACTCCACTCCTTATCAAAATGTTTTAAATCCTTATAAGTCTCATCTAACCACTCTAACTTCTCTAATGACTGACAAATACCCGTCATCCCTACTCCTATCCTCATATTCTTATGAACGATTTTATTTGTTTCTTCATGAATAAAAGGGAGAGTACAAACAGCTTTTTGTGTCTTATAAAGAAGCTTTACTATGTCTTTTAATTCTTCTTTAGACTCTACGTTATTGAGATAAACTTCGCTTAAATTACAACATTCCATATTAGCTAAGACTATCTCGCAACATGGATTCACTAGGTCGCCGTTGTCTTTTTTATGTTCTCCTGCTCGACCTACTGTTTGAGCTAACTTAACGTTGAATAATCCGTAAGGCTCTCCGTTCCCCTCGTAGCCTTCCCAAAAATCCTTAGTTAAATGAGAGTAGTCATCGGCGTAGATTGTATTATTCGACAAAGCTCTCCAATTAGGAATATCTCCTAAGTCCCACCTCTTAGCTCTCATAAAGAGATAATCATCAGGGTCGCCTATGGAGACCTGAGCACTTCGACGCACGTTACCCGATACTACAATAGAACCGATAATATTACAGATATCTAAAACATCTACAGAACGCAGTTTCTTAGTTTCTCTACTTTGAAAGATTTTAACAATCTTATCAATTCCGTCTACAAGAATCCCTGGGCCACTAGCTGTTCCACCAAATCCCTGAATCCTCTCTCCGTATCCTCTGACAAGAATAGTAGAATAAGTGAAAGAACGTCCTGTAATAAAGAAACACTTAAGAAGCCTTCTCAGTAATGAAACCCACCCCTCCCTACTATCAGGAACAATAAAATCAGCGTCTTTTGTGTTAATATGAGCTACTTTAACTCCTTCTTTAACATTAGGAAGTTGATAAACATCCTCACGGCTAACGCTAAATCCTACCCCTCCGCCTAACATAAGATTCTCAAAAAGAAAACAAAACGCTTCAGGTGTATCAATCTTTGTTGCCCAGCAATTCAAGAGTGAATTTCCTCCGTAACGCTTAATATGAGAAGTACCGAGTTGCCATAACATACGACCCGCCATATTACACTTTAAATTAAACATATAATCAAAAAGACGTTCAGCTTCCGCTTTCGTGTAATCAGCTCCGATTTCCTGTGAGCCGTTAATACATCTCGCTACTGTCTCATGCCATTCTTCATAAGTGTTATCTTCCTTGAGACGAGAATAAGTGCGTTTGTAAACCACATATCCCAAGCCTGCGTATCCCCAAGGAGGTTGTTTTCCTTTGTACTTTTTTAAAAATTCATCTGTAATAATTCTATTAGGCATCTTTTTACACTTCTCCCTTTCTTAAATTTTCAGAGGGATAAAAAGTTAATAGTTCTCTAAAATCTGCACAACAACAAATCTCCTTTTCTAAATGAGGCCACCTCTTACAAGCTTCTTGATAGACCTTTCTATAGACAAACTTCTGATAAGGGACTACCCACCAATTAAATAAGAAAGGAATAAGCTTACTTCCGTAGATACAGTCTAAGTTCCATAGCCACTTAGGATATCTATTGTAACAATGTCCAGGATGAGTAATAGAGTGAAGCTGAGAGAAGCCTAAAGAACAATAAATCCTTGCGGTTCCGAATTTTTCTTTAGACTGTCTAACCTCTATTCTTCCGAAACGAAGTAAATTAGCGTGAATAAAGCTGACAGCTTTATCTAATCCTTCCCAATCGAAATCTTCTTCTCCCCAAGTGTGCATCTTACTCGCCGTCCTTGTTCTGTTTATCCTGAAAACTAATTCCCTGAGCTTTCATTAACAACACGGAATTTGATCTGATAGAATGAAGAAGCTTAAGCTGTAAGGTCTGAAGCTTAACTAGAGCCTTCAAGAGTTTAGTATTATCGGTAGTACTTTCACATTCTTTTTCAGCCTTCTTAATTTCAAAACTTAAATCACGAAAAGTAATCATTAGTTTTCTCCTTTTTCTTGTCCATGTTCAAAATTATCGGGATTTTGTATAAAAAATTCTCTCATATTTGTATGAACTGAGCCGTATTTATATTCAATGTCAACGACCTCATATTTATCCTTATCGTAATGAAGAAGAAAATGAGCGAGTTCTCTTTCATCATTTAAAGCTATCATTTTTTCAAGCTCGTTAATTTTATCTATAATGTTTACAAAAATAGTTATACTTTCACTCATTTAAAAAAGCCTCCCTTGACGTTCGTCTGATTGAATGCTCCATCCCATAGCCTCATAGATTGTTGAAATTTTAGCGTCGATATTTCGTCTTGTCATTTCCTCAAAATCTACCTTTTCTCTAGGAATAATATTCTGTCCTTTTTTAAAGGCTAATACGTTAATTTCTTTATTAGATTTATCATAGCCGTAGCCTTTTACAAAGATATAATAGAATACTTCGCCTACTCCTATTTTCATATCCTTAAAAACTATTCTACTATTATCTAAACATCTTTTCTGAATAGGGTTTCCTTTATAAACAATAGAGGATAATTTAATAGGGAAAGCTATATCTTCTAAAGGGGCTTTCTTTAAAGCTTTTTTTTGTTCTAAGATAAAATCTTCTACTTCTTCTCTAGATTTTTTATCTAGAATCATATCTATTAGCTTCTCTTGAAATTGTCCTTCAAATTTAGCCGATGATACTCGCTTTACTTCAACTCCTTTAACTTCTTGTTCAATCTTCCCTTTACCTTTTTTATTAAGATATCCGATATAACGACACTTGGCTAAGAGAAAGAGTTTCTCGAAATAGCCTTCGTAGTCATACTTTAAAGCTATACTATCTTTATTGTACTTTTCTTTCCCCCACTTTTGAATAGTTTCGTTTAACATAGGGAGAATATTCACTGTAGTATCAGCGAAAATTGAATCTGTGTCCCAATACACTGTCTCAATACTCTTCTTTTCTAACTCATCTTTAGTATACATCAACAAATCTCTAACAAGATAAGTGATAGAAGATGTAATCCTATTATCATAAAGCCTGAAGTATTGATTTCCGAAAGCTCCAAAGGCACTATTTGCCACTGCCTTAATAGCGTTATATTTAAGTTTTAATTCTTCGCTAGGGTGTTCAGCGAGTTCTTTTTTGAGATTGTTCTTAAGAGTTAATATCTTTCTTACCATATTCGGAACAAGAGTATTAGGATTTTGTTTAAACAATATTCCGTCTATATCAACTACATTTTTTAAATCAGAAGGAGTCATTGTATCTTTAGCTGTAACAATGTTCTGAAAATCTAAACAGAAATTAATAATCATACTAGGATAAGCTGATTCTAAATCATACTTCCCGATATTAAATAAAGCCCCTGTCTTACTAGATTCTCTCGTAGCTCCTTGAAAAGAAGTGTTTTCTACCTTCTCCTGTTTATTAGGGAGAACGATATTCATCTTCTTAGCTTCTTCGAAAAGAAGAGATTCAATGATAGCGGAGTTGTGGTAAAGGTCTTCCCACTGTACCTTCGTCAATCTTCGAATTTCATCAAAATAACCTAATAGATTAAATTTTTCTTCTAACTTAACTAAGCGTTTTACGTCATTGATATTCTTTTCTTTAATATCGTCAGTTACCTGTGAGAAGTCCGTCTCTCCCCAATCATCATCATTCAAGTATTTCTGAGAAATGTTGTTCAAAGCGTAACTAGCCTCTCTCATGAATACTTTTTTGAAGAGGCTCATATAATCAAGTATTGATATTCCAGCAGGATACTTATATTCCTCAGGAGCGAACCTATCTTGATTTATAGGACTGATTCTTTTAGCGAAGTTCTTGATACGATTATGTAAATAATTATAATCGAAGGATACGTTCCACCCACAGTTATGTGTTAAAATATTATTTGCTATAAACAGAAAATGTTTATCTAAGCTAATTTCTATTGTGTCTCCCTCAGAAATTTCCTCTATTTCCTCTATTTTAGAGAAGTAGAAGTTTTCTAAAAGATTAATCAGTTTTAAAACAAAATGTTTATTTGAATGTTTTAAATTGCAAGAAAGTAAAAAATTAAGAATATGTAACGCTGCTTTTTTATTGATTTGATAATCGTTTTTCCAAAATTCTTTTTTCAGATAACTAGGAAGTTGTATTTTCCAAGTTCCTACTAATTTTTGTAACACTTTAATAAAAGGAACTGTATTGTTACAGCATTTATCAGTAAGAGTTAAATATTTCTTTTTCTTAGGGTGCTTTAAGTAAAAAATAGAATTAAAAGACGTTCTTTCAATATTTACGCTGTGAAAAGGTTTTTCGTTTGTTTCTTTTCTAGGAAAATCTGTTCTTTTTTTATTAGGGATGCCTAATCCCCACAAAACATAAGATATCCAATCTATGAGATATTCGTTGATAGTTCCTACGCTCATAGAGCTGTTAGCTCTTCCATCTCCATCTATAAATCCAGAGATTAAGGAAATTTGTTCTCCTACTGATAAGGAGTTCAAATAAGTAGGAAGATTATTGTAGTTCTCTGTTATTTTATTTTTTAAAGCCAAAGCTTTAAAACTTTGTTCAGAATATAAGAGGTAACAAGTTTTAGATAGTCTTATCTTAGATTCAATTCCTAGTTCCTTAAAGATTTTCTGAGCTTCCTCTAGAAGCTCTTTATTTTCGTCCTTGATTTCTAGTCTCTTATTAATCCCCTTTGTTCCATCAGCGAAATAATAGCCCATTAACCAATGGAAATCACTTCTTTTTCCATCGTCATGAAGATAATTAATAGGATTAAGAAAGAAATCTCCTTCTTTAATATCTTTAGCTTTTTTAAGAGAAGTAGCTTGATAACTGTTAGTAATTTTAAACTCATTTTCATTAAAAACAGGAAAAAGGTGGTCTTTTGAAGATGTTATAGTGTCCTTTTTTGTTGTAAACTTTAACAGTTCCTTTTTACTTTTAAAAAGATTAATTATCTTCGCTTCTGAAAATTTGTTCTCCTTATTAACTGATAAAACAGTATCTCCAATTTTAAGATTGCTTAATTTTGTAAATCCATTAGGTGTTTTTACTATTGTATCAGGAGTTAAACAAAGCAAATCAGGACTACAGAGTTTAACATAATGAATAAACTCATTAATCAGAGTTTCCTCACTATCATAATCTTTTATCCAGAACGTTTCTACTGTCTTATTGAAACTATCATAAACGCTGATACAAGTAATAGGAGCTTTAGCTTGTCTAATATCGGGTAGTTCTTTTGTTTGAATTTCAATATCAATAAACATAAAGCGAACAGGAGCTTTTTCTATTTCCTTAACTTTATGAGTTAAGTAAAGTTTCTTAAAAGAAATATCGCTTCCGAAAGAACCTAAAGACCTATTCTTCCTAACATCACTAGGATTACTTACAATTACTTTTTTAAGAGGAGTTCCGTCATATCCCCTATATTTCCCCTGAGCGTCATATTCATAATAGAAAGGGAAGAAGGAATTGTCTTTAATGATTTCTTGAGTTCCGTCCTCCTTTCGACAAAAGAGGTACGTTTCTCTGTTTATATTATGAATATTTGTGATTCTCAATTATAGTTTCCTTTTCTTAATTTCATCGTAAAATAAATCTACAATAAGACTGATTGTTATTTTCAAGCCTAAAAAAGTTAATACTCCTAAAACACATATAGCTAAAATAGTTAAACAACTAAGAAACAACATTCTGTCTTTCCCTTTCGCTGTTCTTAAGAAGAGATTGAGAACTCATAATAAGAGTATTCACTACTGAAATATACGCCTCAATAACATTACGAACTCTACGATAATTAGAAATAGCGAAAGAAGCCTCACGATTTAAAACAGCGTCTACTACCTTAGCTCCTTCTTTTTCTAACATCATCTTTCGTTCATGATATTCCCTGTCCTCGTTTTCAGTCTTAGCCGTAGTAGCTACACCTAAAATCGGAGTCAAGAAAATATTGATTCCGTTGAGTTCCTTCAGGAGAGCTTCGATTTCCACAGGTGTTGAAAATCCCCTGTTTCTTAAAATCCCTCCGATTTCATCAATACGAGTAAACTGTTCGCTACAAATAGGGAGAATCTCTAGAACGCTTTCAGAATCAGTAAAATATGAATCTATCTCTTCGTATTTCATTTAATCTCCTTTTTCGATTTCTTCGATTGAGTACATTTCGTGACAATTCGGACACAAGTAAAAACCTGAACTACTGTCGTCATTAATTGAATCGTCCATAAAAACTACTTCACTATTACATTCCTTACATTTTTTGTTCACAGTTTATTACTCTTTCGGTTATATTTCTCATCCTTAGTCCACTTCTTCAATAACCTACGAGTAGTATTAGACATTTCTTCAAGTTTCTTTTCAGCGTACTTTTTTAGACGCCATTCTTTCCTTTTCTCTAATTTAAGAGCTTTTTTATCCTGTTTCTTTCTCTTATTAACTAATCTTCGTTCATTTGAATAGTTACTTGATTTACTAGAACTCTTAGCCATTATTTTTCACTCCAATCATCATTATGAGTAGTGTAATTAGGATTACCGATACTAAAAGAATTTACTCCCATACAAAGCCTTTATCATAGTGGTAAGGAAGGTGAAGTTCAGAACCTTCAGGGCTACAATTAGGTACTTGAACTTTCTCAAGTTTAATCGCTGTATCAAAGCCGATAATAATTTCCTGTTTCTTCCCTTCATCGTCTTTAAATCGTTCTACAGGAGCGTCTGCCTTCTGACCCCTCCGAAGGTGCATAATTAACTTAGCTGAGTGCAATAAGGCGTTCCCTCCGCTTAATTGTTCAAAAGCAATAAACCCTACACTAGTCCTAGTCTGTCCGATAAGAAGAACCGCTACATTTCCTCGATAAACAGGGTCAGTAGCCATCCTAAAAAACTGAGATAGTTTTCTAGCGAGTAGAGCCATTGTATCCGCTTCAGTACTTTTTTCTTTCCCCGCTTTTCCTTCCTCTAATTCTCCTTTAGGAGCCATACTGTGAATACTATCTACAATAATTAAATCAACAACCTTATCCTTAGAAAGCTTAATAAGCGTATCTAAAGACTGTTCAGCTTTAGGGAAACGACCGACAACAAGAGTCTCTAAATCAACTCCGAAAAGTTTAGCTCTCTCAGCGTCAAATCCCTCAAGAGCCATCAAACAAACCGCCAACCCTTTCTTTTGAGCGTTAGCTATCATATTATAAACAAGCGTAGTCTTCCCTGTTTTGGGTGGCCCCCACAGAACGGAAAACCTACCTCTCGGAATACCGCCCCCTAACATCTCATCAATAGGAGGAACACCGAAACCAATCTTCTCCCACTCCTTCTCCTCGCTTCCGAAATGAACAGCGTCAATTTCATACTTCTTATTAATATCCTGAAGAAGTTTACGAAGTTTAGCTTTACGAGCGTCATCGTGTTTATCAGCTACGGCTTTCTTAATTTCAGTCTCAGCTTCTTTCACAAGAACTTCAGTAGATTTGATTTTTTTCGGTCGTCCCATTGGTTTTTACTTAGCCTCTGTTTTAGGTTCATTGTCTTGAAAAAGAAAATCGAGCTGTAACATGTCCTGTCCTGTCAATCCGCTTTTTCCTGTAAACTCATCAATATTAAAAAGCCTCAAATCAACTTCAATTTCAGTATCAAGAAGGTCGTAAAACTCCTTTGTAAATTCCTCCATCTTTTCCTGAGGAACAGAAGTTTCTTTCTTCTCATTTTCAGTTCCGTATTTCTTGACTAAATCCCTACGCTTCTCTTCAATGAGTTCAATTTCTCTAGAAATCTTCTTCGTATTTTTCCCTATCCAATAGCTCGTTTTAATAGGTAAATCCTTAATAATATTTAAAGCCCCTAACGCCTTCTGTGAGTTCCAAAGTTTATTCAATTTAACTAACATTAAATTTCTCCCTTTTCTTTTATAAGATTTTTAACAATTTTAAAAAAGTCTTCTGCTTCTAATACTACATATCTTTCATGTAATTTATTTTCATAACACATAAAAGGAATCTTCTTTGTTACAATAGGTAATCCGCTCAAATGTTTCAACCATACCTTCCTATCAAAAGTGAAGTTTTCACGTGTTAATTGCTGTTTGCATTCCACATAAAAGTACTTATTACTAATATCAGCTATCTCATTTCCGCACCCTGAACCTCTACTTTTTCTAGCGGTAGGGTCTATTTCCTTTAAATGGTTAGCGCAAAAATGCTCTAATGAATTATCTTTATCTGACATCTGTTTCAATCCTTTAACTGTTTTCTTATTTTCTTCTTTACTCATAGAACCTTTATTCTATCATACGTTTTTAAATTTGTCAAGTGAAATCTTGTGGTTAAATCAGCTTTTCAATAGCTCCGCCTACAGCCAAGATTGCAGCATCCACAATATCATTATCCAACTCTTTAATATCTGTCATTCTAAGAAACTCAGCTTGTATATCTTCTTTCTTTCCGTTTCCTTTTAAACCTAATCTACATCTAGCGGAAGTAGCTAGAATATACTCTACTTCACAGCCCTTAAGATGAGCTATAGTATAAGCGATAGCTCCGATCCTTGATATCATACAGTACATTCTGGGATTAAATCTAAAGAAAGTATCCTCAATAACTACTTTATGATTAGGTTGAATTAACTCTTGAAACAGTCTAATTACTTCGTTGTATTTAGAATAGGTTTCTTTTGTCTCTACCCTAAATGTTCCGTACTTAAAAGTAATATTCTTCTTCGTTGTTTTTAGAATGCACCAACCGCTCTTGGTTGCTGTATCAAGTCCGAGGACTGTAATATTTCTTTTAAGCGGTCTTCCTATTTTCTTTTCAAACTCTGTAATAAGCAATTAGCGTATAAATATATTATAACAAATATATTTTCCTCGATTCTTTTCAATTTCATTAAATTTGTACATCTAGAACAAGCTACAAAAGATTTTTTATTAAGAAACATTAAAGTATTTCTTAATATAGATTCTCTCTCCTCTGTGTTTCCGCAATAACACTCATGTACTGTTTTATATTTCCTTAACTTCTTAGCTTTTTTAATATTAGGAGAAACATATTTAGGAGTGTTATGCCCTGTTCCCGATATCATAGGTAAATGATGAGTCGGGTCTTTAAAATACTTGTTTACAAATGCACGATGGTCAATTTTCTTTTTTAGAGACATTCTTCTTCACCTTCTTATTCAAAGTAGAGGTTTGTTTTAATCTAACTCCTCTAGCGAATAAATCCTCTGATATTTCAATAGCCGTATCAGGAGTAAACATCACGTAATCTGTCCAAATTGAAATATCAGGAGTTCCTTTTGTTAAGAGATTCCAAGCCCATCTTAACCTTTCTCTTAAACTACTGTGACTCTTCTGACCGAATCCCAATTTCCACAGCGAAACATAAATAGAATTCTCGTCCTCGTCAGTAATCAGTCCTTCTCCGCTACAAGAACATTCATAAAAATACTTCCTAAAAGGGACGGTCTTCATCTTTTCTTTCTTCTTTTTCATCAATTTCTCCATTTAGTTTTAATGTTTTATTAACCCAGTCATACGTGCATGGTAAATTACCACCCTTGCTATGATTCTTAGGGTCACGAACAGCGTCAATCACCCACGCCCCCGTAGTTCCGTAGCCTGTTTCTACTTTATCATATATATATCTAGCGGCTAAAGCAGGAAAGAAATGAATCATATTAGGAGCGAACCAATTATCTCCCTCTTTAAGTTGCATAAAGATAATAAGAAAACCATTAGTCTTATTAAGCTGTTCAACGAAATACTTTAAAACCTTATCCGTTTCAGCGTAATTATCAATAAGTAACCAATCTAAAATAGTAACAGCGTTCTTTTCTAATTCAACTTTAGTAGGGTCGCTAACGAAAGCGTGATAAAAATCTCCCTCTTTTAATCCTAAAGTTAGAGCCGTTTTTAGGAAACGAGAATTCCCAGACCAATAACAATATCCGTTTCTCCTAGCAAAAACTAAATGATAAGGCTTTGTCTCTACACACCATATTCTTCCGTCATAATTCTCTTCTGTAATTTTATCTTTTTTGACTTGAACTTCATTTTCAATTATTTCCGTTACTCTATAACATCCTAGAGTTGAGTTTTTATAGAATTTTAAAGAAGCTGATTTTCCTAGTTTTAACATTAAAAGTTGTAGGGAATCAGCCAAATGTTTTTGAGCTGTAGAAATATGATTGATTCTTGTTCCATCTTTTCTTATAGAAAAATGTCCATCTCCCATAATATAAGAATCTAAAAATACTCGAATATCATCAGGAGTAGCTTCCATAACAATTTCAGGAATATATTTAATATAAGACCTTCTCATCCTTTTTAGTTCAGGATGATAACAGTAGGTTCTTAACCAAACATATAATTCCTTACTGTCTATATAGTAAACTTCTCCTCTTGATATTTTTGGAGTAAATCCAAGCTCAGAAAACATAGCTAAGAGTTCTTTTTTATAGGTTTCTTTTCTTTGAGTTATTTGAATTTTCCAAACTTTTCTTTTTTTAGAATGTTCAGGAATATCTGTACCTGTCAAATTACCTTCTGAAATAAACCATCCTAAAAATTTCATTAAAGCGGTTCTGTTAAAGTATTTTTCACCTATTTTAATTTCAGAGACACGAAAATGATTATCTCTCAATTTAAAGTTAGTTTTAAATCTAATACTCTTGTTATGTTTAATAACCTCTCTAATTTCATCTAATTCATAAAAATCTTCATACTCACTTCTATAATAAATTTTATGATTAGGGGTTATTTTAAAGTCAACAGCATCGTTCTTATACGAAAGCATTTTTCCTTTATAATTCTCTTTAAAAATATGAGTAATTGGCTTATAAACGGAAAAACCTTCCATAGGATTTAAACTTAAAACCTTGTCAGTTTCTAGTATACTATCCAAATTCTTCCAACCGTTGTTTGTTAGTAATTCAGTTTCTTCGTCAAAACATCCAGTCTCAAGGTACATATAATGGGGCTTAACTCCTTGAGCTACGAATCTCTTAATAATATTCATAGCTTGAGTAGTGTTATGAGAAACAAATCCATTAACCCAAAATCTGTTAGCTTTTTTATATTTATCTGAACTTAGATTAAAATCATATACGTATTTTTCTTCATTTTTGTATTCAATCTTTTTTATTTTATCTAAATAGAAAGAAGCTTCTTCCTTAAATTGATTCTTACCGACCTCTTTTAAGTTATAAGGTAGCTTGTTATTTTCTTGAAAAAGATGATTTTTGTATTTAGCTAAATTAAAGGTTTTAAGAAATTTTTGTACGAAATAAGCAGGTATAGTTAATCTTCCCGTCTCGTGCCCTTTATATCCTATACGCAGTCTAAGTCTACTTATTACTCCAAATTTTAATAGAATAACGTGAAGCTGTTTAATTAGCTTTGGATTAGTTAGCCCTACGCTGATTCCCTTTTGTTTATTTATCCAACTTTCACAATTAAAAAGACCTTCTATAAACCCTATCTGTACTTCTTCATTAGCCGATAAAATACAACGAGGAAAGAATCTAAAACGACTTCCGATGTTAAATATTTTATTGTTTCTTATCTCAAATAACTTTCTTCTAACGAAAAAAGAAAACTTTACAGAGGAAATTATAAATGTAATCATATTTCCGTTTTTAGAAATTGTTTCTTTTAAAGGAAGCCCTATTTTTTTACATAGATGTCTAATTTCGTCGTGTATAGGAGTATCCTTACTATTCTGATAAATTCTTACATTACTATGATAGACATGTCCATCTCCTGTTATATAGCCGAATAATTTGCTCATTTCAGGAGTAATTCTCATGTCAAAATCAGTATGTTTTAAATTTGTAGCGTGTTTGGATACTTTAAAAATAGGAATGTATTGTTTTTTTATTCTTTTAGACTGTTTGTTCTTAGGAGTAACTAAAACCGCCTCGTCTTTTTCTGTAATATCTCTGAGTTTTTTCCATTCCGTTTCAGACATATTATTAGTTCCTTGTTTAACAACCAAAATAGGATGGTCTGGTGTACCCTCTAACTCGTAGCCGTGATGAGTAGTTATTTTTATTGTATTATTAACTTTTTCTTTGTAAAAATAGTTAGGATGAGTAAAAGTTTTTCTCTTCCAATCTCCGCTATATACTCTTATATGTTTTGTTAGAGTAGAAGTTCCATCAGGATGATTTTTTCCTATATCGGCTATGTCTCTAAGTCCTTGATTTGTATACACTAATCCCTCGGAAATACATTTACCTACCTTACTTCTACCGCCTAAAAGAATCATGTCTCCGTAATTAAAATGAGCTACATCATTGAAATAAGGAACTTTAAAAGGAACTTCAGGAGAAAGAGTAGGAAACTCATTCTTCCAATCAGCTCTCTTCACGGCTATGTACATTCTATTCTTACGGAGAACTAATCCTTCTCTCATAAGATGAGCTAATACTTTATCAACAATCTCTTTCTTTTCTCCTAATACTTCTTGAATATCTCGTCCTGTAGCTTCTCCTACAAGTTTAAGATAAGCTAATACTTTAGAAGTTGTATCATTTAAATCATTAGAAACATATTTGTCAATTTGATTGACAAGATTTCTAAATTCTCTAGGGTCTAAAGAAGGCTTACAAAAATGACGATTAATAATATCAAGAGTATAACAAACTTGTCCTAGATTTAATTCCTTCTTTAAGATTCCTCCTAAACGAATCATAAAGTTATTTCTATTACCTTCTTGAATAACGTCTGAATGAAAATTCTCTGTTTGAATATCCTCTTTAAGAATTTCAGAGAAGGTCTTAGTAACAGGATTCTTTCCTGTTTTTTCTTTGATATAATCCTTCAAAGCAGAAGGCATCTTCGGAATAGGTTTCAAATCAGTAACAAACTGTCTAAAATATCCGTCAATCTCAGAGGGATAAAGAATACATTGTTTTCCGTTATTAAGAATATCAATCTTCATCTCATCAATACGAGTAGTAACAAGTTCAGGTTCGTACTGATAGAAGAGATGCCATCCTTGACGAGACTTCTGAATAAGAACTTCTTCTCCTTTAAGCTTATCAATCTCTTCAGGAATTTCAGCCGTATCAATATCAATGACAGTAACGTTAGAACATTCTCCTGCCTTAACTCCGATATTCAGTTTATTCTCTAACCACTTCTCCCACTCTTTCCTATCCGTATGAGTTTTCGTAGTCCAAGCCATTTCAATCGGAGCTTTACTATTCCTAGAAACAGGAACTAAATCAAATTTCATTTGTTCATAAAAATCAAGAAATTCTTTAAGCGTCTTAGGAGCGGGAGTAGTTAAAGATAATACTTTAACAATATCCTGTAATACTTCATCAGGCGTACAATTTCTGACTTTAGCGTAGTACTCATCTACATATCCTAATCTTCCCTTTCCCTGTGAAGCGCACTTTGTACACATTAAAACAGGGACAGTAGGAGAGATTAAATGACAAGTCGGTTCGTCAGAAAGACATTGAGGACAAGTAAAATTGATATTCTTTCCTCTAGTCTTTTTAAAATTAGGAACCACTTTCTCTAAATACTCTATAGTTTTAAGACGAATTTCTTTCATGAGTTCCTTTTCAGTTAAAAAAATAAATCGTAACTACTATCCGTTGACCTTACTTTTTGTCTAGACAATCTGTAAGGCTTACCGTTTGTCATCGGTCGCTATATTCCTAGATAGTTTCGGGTAGGCTCTGTAGCCTCAAAGAGGGTGACGAATCCTCACACTTTAGCACAGTTACGATTTTTATATTTTTTACTTAGTTAAATCAAGATACTTAGCGAAAAGAACATCAATGATTTCAGTAACGTTATTAACATCAAACTGTCCCTGAAGACCGATAAGAGTTCTACTCACGGCGTGGGCGCATGCTTGGCGTCTTATACTGTCCTGAACTTCCTGAGGCTTCTCGTAAGGAGTCCACGCCTTTTTCTGATAACTAGAGGGAGTAGAAGCCGTAGTACCTCCTGTAGGAGCTGAAGACCCTGTAATCTTGATAAAAGTAAGAATGTTATTCCTACCTTCAACCCTAGCCTTCAGTTCAATTTCATCACCTATCTTGACTTGTTTAGCGTACTGCGCTACCTCATCCGTGACATACCACTTCGCATCCGACTCATTCGTTCCGACCTTAAAAACTTTTCCTCCCTTTCCAATTGCTAACACTTTCATTGATTGTTCTCCTTGTTAGAACAGTTTATTTTTCTGTTCAATTTTTTTTAATTTTTTTTCGTATTTCTCTTTGAGTTTCTGAATCCGCTTCTCCTCACGGAGTTTTCGTTTTTCAGCTCGACTTAAAGAGTTCTCAGGAACAATATACTTCTCATTTCCGTATATCGTCTTGAAAGATTCTCGTATCGAATTGAAGGGTATTAGTTCATAGTCGAAGTCCTTTTCTGGGAGGAAGTGAATTACTTCCTCGACCTTTTTATCAATTTCTTCAGGTAATCTAAGAAGATTGACAATTTTTTCTCTCTTTTCGTAATCCAGCTCTGTGTGGATTTCCGTTATTAAATTATCCGCTTGTTCTTTCCTAATCTTAGAAGCTAAAACAGCGTAAGGATTTTTTACTGTCTTATATCTCTTTGAAATAGGACTGAAAAGCTTAACATTAGGAAACGCTACTAACTGTTCATAATCAGCGTCTACACTAATAATAATACACTCCCTGTCTTTAAAATAGCGACAACTAAAGGAAATGATATCATCAGCTTCTAATTTCTCTACTGTCAACACATGAAAGGGCGTTCCTCCATCTAACCTCTCATATAAATCATTAAACTCTTCAAAATGTTTCTTCCAATCAATATCATGTTTCTCACGGCTTTCCTTACGATTAGCTTTATAAGCGGGGTCAATTTCCTTCCTCCACGAACCCTTCTTACTATCTACCGCTAGAATAACTAAATCGTCAGGGCGAATACCTACTCGCTTAAGATTTCCTATCATCATCCTTAAAGCCGTAAAAGTAGGGGGATAATCTTTTCTTTTAGCGTAAGAGAATATACTAGCAAACATAAAGTATGAAATGTCAACAAGAACTACTCTCTTATTATACGTCTTCGTCTGTATCTGTTCCATAGTCTTCCGAATATTGCGTTAATTGATTATAACAATTAAGATGATAAAAATCTTTCCCCTTAACAACATATTCTTCTTGAAACTGAATCGGTTCCTTACAGTAAATGCAATAACCTACAATATCTAAGTACTGTTCTTCTTCAAACAAATCTTCGTCTTTCATATTATCCGACCTTAGACTTTTCTTCGTTGTTGATGTCTTGGTCTTCTCCTTTCCATCCCTCTGCTTCCCAAACAGAGTAGGAAAGCAAAAAGACAGTGAAAATAGCTTCTTCCGATATATCGCTCCACATTCCGTTTGACCACATCGACATTAAATTAGCGATAACCTGAATAGGTTCGCCTTTGACTGAAAAATGTTTACTGAAATCAGTCACTAAACTCTGAAAGGTCGGAAAGAACATTTCCTTAATAGCTAGAGAAGTATCTAATCCTTCGGAAACCCCTGACGCTTTACAGAAAAATCCCCTCTTTAACCAAACTAAATAAGCATAAGTCGCTATCTTAAGTAAATCTCGTTCTCTCTTGAGATTAGAGAAGCGAAAGCAGTACTTGTGGATTGTCCCAAACAACCAAGTCATTCCGTGAATATCAAAAAGCTCATCAGTACTTTCTCTAGACTTAGCTCCTTTTAGAGCGTATTTTTTTCCTCCGTAAAGAAGCTGAGAGGCTACTAGACTAAAAAATTCTTCTAAACGATTATCCTTACCGTAAAGTTTTTCTAAATATTCAGTGTTCATCTTTTATCCTTTCCTTATTTTTCGGGAACTAAAATCTTATACTCTTTAAAACAGTGTTCACAAATTTGATATTCTTTAAAGCTATAAGAAACAATATTCTCTTTAAAGTATTCCTTAAGATATTCTACAAAAATATCAGGTCTAAAAAGGATAATCTCAGAACCCGATAAATGAATACAATGTTTAATAGTATAAGAATTAAGATTCTTAACTAAAGAGAGTAATCCTACTTCGACAACTTTCTTATCTGTCATTACTAAAAGCTTAGAAAGGGAATAAAAAGAAGTATTCCTTTTCTTATTACAAAAACTACACTTCATACTTTCTTTAGTCTTACTGTTATTAGCTTTACTATTTTTAGACATTGATTAATCCTTTTTCTTTTAACCTACGTTCCCTTTGACTTTTTTTCATCTTCTCTATTGTTGACATTTTGTGTTTTTTACCGATATGAGCTAAAACTAGTTTCTTCCATGTTTCATTAGAGACTAGTTTATCTTCAGGACTACCTCCGTCTTGAAGATTATAAGATAAATTTCTTTCTCTAAGCGACCTTATCCAATACTTCTCTCTCTTGTTAGCTTCTCCTTCTAAAACTTTCTCAATTACAGAAAAGACAAAGTTTCTTTCTCCGTACTTATTAAAATCCCTCTGTAATTCCTTATTTCCGTGTTTATTCTCTTTTAGCTTATAGAAGTGTGTCCACTGTCTCAATTTTAAATTTTTAGTTTGCCCTATATAGCGTTTTTCAGTAACGACGTTTCTTAACTCGTAAATGTAGCTATAAGGGTCATATTCTATTGTAAGAACTTCTTTCTTACCTTTTTTCATTTTTATCTCCTCCTACAATTCTTAATATCAAAAAACGCTTAAAAGTCAACCCCTTTTTGAAATATATTTCCTAGCTATTAAAATCCTTTAATTTTTGTCGTATGTCCTTATTATCTAAGGAGTTAGAGAAATCAGGAACAGGAATAAATACCTCTAAATCCTTGTTCTCTTTTTTAAGTTCTCTAGCTACCTTAATATCGCTTTCATAAAATGTATCAATTTGATAGTTCTTGATAAGAGCTAGTTTAAGCTTTGTTAATTTACTTTTAAGAGCGTAAAAGAGCTTATGAAAGAAGATGTTTTTATCTTTCAGTTTATTATAAATATCTTCTCTTTTATTATCATCTCCTTGACCGAAAATGTAGATTTCTTTTCCTTCAGGTTTTAGAAGAATCTTATTCTTTTCTTCGTCATAGACGACCCGAATATCATAGCCATTCTTCATGAATACCTCTTACTTGTTTGTGTTTTTCTGAGTACTATTGTTTTTGAATATATTATTAATTTTATTCTTACTTTCAGAAGAACTATAGCTTCCGTTAGAAACATTAATCCTCGAAGCCCCCGCCATCTCTAACCTAGCTAAAATCTCAATCTGAGCCTTAGCCATTTCTAGCTCATGGCGCCTTTTGATTTCGTCTTCAATTCCTTGAATATAACGTTTTTGACTTTCTGTTTCCTCTGAATAAGCTATCTTAACAAATAAACAAAACATTAAAATAACAAGAGAAGCTAGAAAGAGCTGTCTCAGAACAAAATAAGGTCTATTTGTAACTTTTCCGTTAAAGTTTATCATTTTTCTACCTCGATTAAATAGGGTTTGTAAACATAATCATAATCATCATCTAAAATTGAACAATTTACTGAAAGAGTATCTCCTAGCTTTTTCATACCCCGACTGTGATGAATATGACCGAACAGATGAACTTTAGGTTTTTTAATATTAATATACCTCCCTAAATCGTAACATCCGCACTGTACTCCTCTTTTATTCTCGTCTAATTCTCCTGAGGCTGGTCCATGAGTCACTAAAATATCAAGTCCCTTCGGAATCTTTTTCCATACCTCCGATATTTCCTCTCCTCTTTCTTTCATAAAACACCAATCAAAAAATTTAGGAACATAAGGGCTTCCGTAAATCTTTAATCCTGTTTTAGATTTATAAAGAGTATCCTGAAGATAAACAACATTCTTAGGAATCATAGCCTTACAAATATCATTCTGTAAACAAAAATCGTGATTCCCCGCTATAAAAATCTTTTCTTTATGAGGAAGCTCTGAGAACCAACCTAAGAATTTGTCTAAACTCCATCTCGTTCCGTCATACGTAACATCTCCACAAGCTATCACAATATCAGCGTTGGGAATATTCTTTACAATTTTTCCGTGATTATCCGAAAAACAAGCTATAGTAACTTTTTTAGACAAGAAATTTATCCTCCGTTCCTCTTTGTCTTTCAGGAATATAAAACTTTCCTACGTCTAGAATATCGACGTAAGGATTTTTAAACTCTTTCATTTCTGTAGGTGTAAATAAACGAGTTTTACTTTCATCTTTAACTAATCTGAAATATTCTTTAGGGATATAAGCGTAAAGATAATTTCCGTCCTCGTCTTTAGTATATCCCTTAGCTCCTTTTACGGGAAAGATATAGTCTAGTTCGCTCATAAAACCGCTAGGTTCATCCTTCGTCCATCCGTTCCACGTCACTCCTTTAAGCCATTCTTCTCCTGTTAATTCATATTGAACATCAGGAGTAGAACAGTTCGACCTCGAATCCATAACATTATTAATATTCCCCTCGTTACTTCTAATACGCTCAGGAAGCCTAATCTTCTTAGGGTCGTGTCCTAGCTTATTATAAACCAGTAACTGAGGCTCGTTTAAACGCTCTCTAATCTTCCTTAAGATAGGGATAGCGGTAAAATCAGAAACTCCGTCCTTAAACTCTTTAGGAAGATAGTCATAAACGGCTTTTCCGTGAAAAGGATTCAATTCAAACCACTTAGCCTTCATCCCTACTACTTCAAACTGAGGATTATACTGTTTACCTAATTCAGTAAACTTCTGATAGAACTTCTTCTTAGTGGCATAATTTACATGATAACCTCCTGGAAAAGGTTCTAGGAACTCTTTATTCTTCTCAATATATTGTTTCCAATAATAATTGTTTCTAATACTTCCCTGAATAAAGAAATCTCTTAAATGAACACAAAACGCTCCCGCTTCCATAACGTCCTTGATATACTTCTCAGGGTCTTTATTCGTGATACTAGGAATAAAAGGAGAAGCGTAAATACAAGTCTTGATATGAGAATACTGTCCTAAAGCCTTTAATGTTTTAAGCCTAACCGAAGGAAGAGGAGTTAAAGGCTCTAAAATCTTTCCGTCAGCGTCATCCGTAGTAGAAAAAGAACAACAAACAACAATAGGAGCTTTATAGTCAGCTAAAAGATTAAAATATTCCTCGTTATTGCAAACAAGTCCTAACTTAGTGTTTAAAAATAACGGAATACGATATTCTGAACAAATCTTTAAGAAATTGTAGCTAGTTCTAAAGAACAAATCTTCTTTCTGAAAAGTCTCGCCTGTAGTCCCTAATTCAATAAAACCCTTATTTCTAATAGCCCAATCCATAAAGGGTGTAGCTGTTCTTTTATTCTGATAAGCGTTTTCTACAAACCTAGAGAACTTTTTAATATCAAGAAGTCTAGCTACCTTCTTATTTTGTTGAATACCGTTACGCTTTAAAACTGACTCTCTAAATTCGTCCCCTAGACAGAACTTACAGTTATGAACTAAATACTTCTCAGCTAAATAGTTATTGTTAGGAGTACACTCAAAATTATATACGGTGATTTTTTCTTTAATTTTCTGTAAATACCTTACCTTTACCCAACAACCGCTAGGATTATGAGATAATTCCTGAAAAGCATCTGTAATTTTTTGTAAAGTCAGAGGTTTCCACATAGGATTTTTATCTCCTAGTTTTTGCTCTGAACAAATTTTCTTAGTCTCAGCGTTATGAATCTGAAACCATCTCACATAGTCATTCTTAGTTAAGTCTTTTACCTCTTTCCATCCTTCTTTTGTATAAACAGGATGTTCTCCTGTAATTTTAAGTCTTTTTCTTCCTAATTTAAAAGTATAATATTCTTCTACTTCTCTTTTTCCTATAGCTAAAACAGTAGCTTCTTGTCTTTCAAAGTTCTTATCTATATCAACAGATAATACTTTATCTCCTACTTTAATGTCCTTTATTTTAATTGCATTTCCGTCGTATAAATATACATTAGTATCTCCGTGAAGACAAAAACCTGTACAGGATTGATGAGTATCAGCCTTCAAAGGAAAGCCATTTTGAAGCATTCGAGTTCCAGGAGCGAAGATTGTCTCAAAACGGCACTTATAGTGGCTGTAATAGTTTTTAAACACTCTTTAACCTCTTATATTCGTTCTTTAATTGAATTAGAGATAATACAAGGTCTTTATCAATCGACTTTAAAAGATTCATTAAATCTTGATATTCTTCTTGAGGAAGAGGACAAAGAAAAATAGGCTTATAATCAGTACAAGGTTCTACTGTATCTGTATGAATTTCGTCTTTCAGATGTTTAGTAGACTTAGATTTAGGTATTCCTGAATACTTAGTAAGCCTCTTAACTTTATTTCTATCAAGATTACAAGCGTCTAATTTTTGATTATCGCTATTTTTTCCTAGTTCTTCAATAATTTCTAAACTCTTATAACTATCGTGTTTCCCTTTGATACCCGAAGCGAAGATAATTTCTTTTACTTCCTCGTCAGTACACTCTTTAATGATACAAGTAGCCTTCTTGTATCCAAGCTCCTTTAGGGCTTGAACACGATGCTGTCCATCAATAATCTCATAAACGTATTCTTTATCAAGATAACGAACAGTAATAGGACTCAACAAGCCGATAAGTTTAAGAGAAGACAATAACTTCTATACGTTCCCTTAGGCATAACGTTCGGGTTGAATTTGTTAGGTACAATATTGTTTAGGTCGATTTCTTTAGTAATAATTTTTTGTTCTTTCAAATTATAACTCCATTCTTTTGGTTCGTCTACTGGCTTGGTGATGAATTATAACAGGTTCTTTAATAAAAGAAGGAACGTTTCCGTCTCTATGAACAACCGCTAGATACTCAATAGGTAATTGATAAACATAAATATCATAAGGTCTAATTATATTTTGTAGATTTTTCTGTTCCCATATATCAGGATGTTTCTTATTCTCTTCTATCCACCTTTTAAGAATTTCTTTACTTTTAGGTGAATTTCTGAACATAATAGTTCCCGAACATAATTCTCTTTTAGAACTTCCTAATTGCCCTCTCCAAAAATACTCAGTATCTAAATAATGAACAGCTACTTCAAAGTTTTTAGGAATATTAAAAAGTAATTCGGGATACTTCTCAAACGTAGCGTCAGCGTCTATCATTACTATATCATCGTTAAGTTCTTCAATAGTCGATAAAATACAGGAGGCTTTTAAAGCCGTGTTTTTTTTCCATGAACGCTGACTAGGTATTTTAACCTGAAATAGCTCTACTCCGATTTTTTGAGAAGAAGGGATTATATACTCGTTAGCTATTTCCTCATAGACTCCCTCCGTATAATAGGTTACTAGTCTCATTAGTGTATCATACCTTTCTTAATTTGTCAAGAACTATCTTTTGGTAGCTACTATTCCTATCATCGGATAATCATGTTTAACAACGGTTTTTTTAACACACGAAAAAGAGTCACCTAGAGCCTTTTTAAACGTATCCTCAGTGTATCCCCAATGATGTATTGAGTACTGATTTTTGTGATTACAATAAACTAGTTCCATATAAAACTCAGGGTCTTTTTCGTAGTATTTAAGAAACTGTTCTTTCAAATCAGGAAAGTCTACAATAAATTTACCTCCTGATTTAAGGACTCTTTTAACTTCACTTATAATAAAATCAGCGTCTTTTTTAGAGAAATGTTCTATGCAAGAAATCATTACTATCTCATCAATACTGTTTTCCTTGTAACTCCAAATATCTAATAAATTCATTTTTTTATCTACTATAATATTTCTTCTAGGAGAACCGAAGGAATATTTAAAATATTTATTTAAGGTAGTTTTATTCTTGTTTAATTCTTTTCTTGAACACTCCTTAGATAATATTCCTCCTATATCGACATTTTCATAACCTTTAAGATAAATATCTCCACAAGCTAAGTGTAGTTTTTTCATAATTTTTTAATTTTATCATACGTAAAAGCCCATAACTGATATTTATTAAGTAATAAATTTCTAGCTTCAGCTATAGCTTCTATGTTTTTATCCCTTATTTTATTTTGAATAGCTTCTTTTATTTCTAAAGCCGATTTCTTTCTTTTTTCTTCTGTGTTTAAATGAATATACATAAAAGACTGACTAGGAAGGTAATCCTGTAAATTATATCCTCCGAAATAAAAAGGGAAGCACCACAACAATAAACTATCATATAATCTCTCAGAGAAGTAATTATAGACTGGCCCTCCGTCGGAGTCTCTTCCTATATCCATCTCTATTGAATATTCGTATTTAAGTAAGTCTTCTTTTCCTACTATATGTTCTCCCTTCAGAGGGTCAAAATTCTTTATTCCTAGAACTCCCTTATAGTAGTCTTTAAGAAGAGGATTCGCTCTAAAGTTTTCCTCTTGTCTTCCGTACAAATCATATTTTACTCCTGCTTTGACAACTTCTTCTAACATCTCAATTCTATTAGTATAAGTAATTTTATGATTTTTATAATACGTAGAAACAGCTACTAATTCTTTTTCTTTTGTAGGAGGCTTTAAATTTGAGAGAAAATCATAATCAAACTTTATCCACCATTCTCCAGGATTTAAATATTCCTTATTAGGAAAGCTCCTATCTTTAGGTTTATCTGTTAAAGGTTTAAAAGCTCCGCACCCGTAAGGGTGTTGTCCGAAGTAATAAGCTCTATCCTCAGGATAAGGGATATTACTATAACCGTCAAGACAAATAACGACATCGGCTTCAAAAGGATTTAATACCGCCTCCATATCCTTCCATTTTCCACTTCTATTCGGAGTCATTTTGATAATATCATCTAATAGAATTTGAGGGCTATTGAAATGATGGCTTATAAAACAAACTTTAAACATTATATTTTTCCTATTATATCTAATAATTGTTGATGTCGAATTTGATGATTATGGTTTTCTCGAACATATTTAGTGGCTTTTTCTACAATTTCTAATCTTTTATCTGAATTATTTAAAATATATTGAACTTTAGAGACAATATCGCTTGAGGTATCGTCATACGAAATGTAACAATCATTAGGTAAAATATATTCTAAACCAGCTTTAGAGTGATTATTTGAAATTAATAATGACCCGCTCGAAATAATTTCTAAATTTTTAGCGGGATTAATAAAAAAATTCGACTGACCAGATAAATGACCAACATATTTATTTAAATTATCGATATAACAGTTATCTACGATATGTTTTTCGGTATCTCTCTGTAATAATCCGTAAGCCGATAATTTTCTTAAAGCCTGTAGCCTATCCGAATAATAAGCCTCACTTAAAGAACCTACATAAGTTATTTTATTGATACGTGATAGTTTTTTATCATAAAATTTATTAATATCAACGGAAAAAGGAAAAAAACGATGTTCTATTCCGCTCTTCATTTCTTTTCCTTTAATAAAATTAGAATAATGACGCTGTAGGATTAAATTAAATCCCTTTTCTTTATACCAATCGTCACTAACCTCATAATGATAATCTTCCTCTATCATAATTTTAGGAGTTTTATTAAAAGTAGAAAAATCCGACGGAAGTAATTCTCCTTTTCTTCTTTCTCCTTCGGTATTTCCTATAACAAGAGGGGGACAGTAATAATCAAAACAACGACTTTTAGTATTAACAATTATTAAATCAAATTTTATAGCATTATATAATGCTAATAGAGTCATATCCTCACGATAAGAAAAAGGACATAATCTAGGATTCGACTCATGTAAACCCTTTCCGTAGGCTATAACTTTAACATTAGAAAAGTTATTTAAATCTTCAGCTACATCCATATGTAAATGATGGTCAAAATTATAACGAGGGTCGTATTTATAAATCCATAAAATTTTTATCATACTAGACAAAATATTTATCTTTACTATTAGGAATTTTCCAATTTTCTCCGTAAGCCATAACTAACCATTCTTCCGTAAATGAAGGAATATTAAACTTCTTTCCCCTGAAATCTATTGAGCTTAAAGGCTCATAAAATTTTTGATGATGAATGTACTGATTACTATTAGGGCGATATATATCATAGTAGTAATAATCGCCTTCTTTTTTAAACCACCATACCTCGACCTTCTCTCCGTTTTTAATAGCTACTGTATCGGAATAAGGTGCATTTTCTTTAGGATTAACAGGTTTTGTTTTGTCTCCTAGAGGAGGAACATAAAATCCTCTTTTTCTGATAAAATCTTCTAATTCAATTCTATCTTTAACGCTATCTATATCTGCCCACAAATCAACATCGTCGTCAGTATCTATAATGTTATTTTCTCTATAAGCTCCCAATAAAGTGCCATGAGATAAACAACACTTTACTCCGAAATACTGTAATATATCATAAATTTCACATAGATTTTTATAAGCATTATCTTGATTAATAGGACGAGTTCTACCCCCCTCTTGTCCTCTTTCCCATAACGGTACTGTCATTTTTTTCTCTTTCTAGCGATTACTCGACATACAAGCGGGTCTTCACTTTTATATTTAGCTAATCCTCGTCCTACATGAAATGCAAGAATCTCATAGTTTAATTCTAAAAGTTTCTGTAAAAATTTATTACTATCTATAAAATTTCTTTTATGTTTCGTATAAAGAATAGGTTTATCGCCTTTAACTCTAAACTCAGCAAATAATCCTTCTTTTGTCCATCTTAAAATTTTATCTATTAATTTATCTGAAATTGAATGAAAAAAGAATCTTGAATAAACAATATCGTGTTTACACGGTTTCTTAATATAATCTTCAATATCAGACTGTATAAATTTATATTCTCCGCTCGGATTCCAAGCAGAATAATCGACGGCAGTTACATCAGTAGAATACGCAGCTAACAACTTACTATCTCTACAATTTCCACATCCTATATCAACTATACTTACATTTTCTGTTAAAAAATCGATACTATTAACAGTATAATTAGCGAAATCGGATGGTAAATTAATATGTTTATTTTTATAAAACTCTTTCCAATAATTTCTATTATTTTTCAAAACTCTCACCCCACAATAGATTTCTACCTCTACGAGATAGATATGTTGTTTTATCTTGATATTGCATATCACCTCTAACAATCGAATGTGTTGTATCTTTTTCTTCTCTAACAAAAGAAGGATGATAATGTTTTAAAATAGCTTTTCTTCCTTCGATAAATTTTCTATTTTTAGAAGCAAAAAGAAACATTTCTTCGTCCTGAAAAAAATGATTATAAAAAGGACAACATACTTGATAATCAACATCTTTATAACGCTCAATGAATTTTTTTCCTAAACATGCCTGACCGTACCATTTAAATGTATATCTAGGGTGGCCTGGACAAATTTGATTTGTTCCTATAACTCCGTCTGTATCAGAAAAATTATACTTCATATAGTTAACAACTTGTTCTAAAAAATCAGGATATAATTCAACATCATCTACTAACCATTGTACAGCGTCATAATTATAATCTTTATATTCTCTAAACATAGCTTTAAAGAATTTATTCCAAGACCCTATAACAAGTTCTCTTTTTTGATTAACATTCACATAAACAGAAAAAGAATACTTCTTATTTATTATATACTCTGTTATAGAGGAAGCCGTTTCCTCATCTTTATTATCACAGTAAATATGAACATCAAAATTTTTATAAGTTTGTTCAGCTATTGAATCTATTAATCGCTTTAATTTCTGAACTCTCTCGTAAGTCGGAATAACTAGAGCTAATTTCATTGATAAAACCTTTCTATTTTTTCACAAATAAAAGCTATATTTTCTTTAGTCAATGTTAAAGACGAAGGTAACCATAATCCTTTTTCTGAAAAATTAGAACTGACAGGATATTTTCTTTTATTTCGATATTCCCCTTGAGTATGAATCGGAGGATAAATAGGTCGTGTTCCTATATTTTCTGATTTTAAATATTCGATTAATTCTAATTTTTTTTCTACATAAACATCAACAAACCAAGGAGTCGTATATTCTAAATCAGTATCGATAAAAGAAATATTTTTAATATTTTTTAAATATTCTCTATAAAGAAAGAAAATATTTTTCTTCTGTTGAATTTTTAATTCAATATTTTGAATCTGAGAAATTCCAACAACCGCCTGTAAATCAGTAAATTTACTGTTAATTCCGAATTGAGGATGATAATCAATTCCTGATTTTTCTCTTCCAAAATCTCTTAACTTAAGAATCTTTTTATAAAGATAACTATCGTTAGTTACTAAACATCCTCCTTGCCCTGTTGTAATAATTTTAGGCATAGAAAAACTAAAAGAAGATAAAGGGGAGTTTCCTATTTTTTCTCCTGTTTTTAAACGAGAACCTAACGATTGGGCGTCGTCAGTAACGTAAAAAATATTATGAGCTTTACAGAACTGTTGAAATAAATTATATCTTTTTCCTCTTCCGTTTAACGATACATAAATTAAAGCTTTGATATCGGGATAGTATTGAAGAGTCTCTAATACTTCATTGTAACTTAAAGTGGAATCATCTTCGGCTACATCAACTAAAATAGGAATAGCTCCAATTAAAGAAACCGCCGTAGCTGTAGCTATCATTGTCAGATTAGGAACAATAACCTTATCTCCAGGACAGATTCCTCCCGCTAATAGAGCTAATGAAAGACTAATAGTACCGTTACTGACTATACTACAGTATTTCATTCCTAAATAATCAGCTATTTTTTTCTCTAATTTTCTAGTTTCCTTAAACTCCGTTAACCAAACTCCTTCGGTCTTAATATAATCAATTACAGCTTGTTTATCATCATCGGATATATAAGGCTCATATTGTAAAATCATAACATATCACTCGCTAATTGACGAGAATTGATTTCATCAACAATTTCTCGATAATGAAGATGTTTTTCTTTTTTTTCTTCCTCTGTCGCCCCCCACTCTAATACAATCGAATCAGTATTAGATAAAAAATAATGAGGAGTTCCTTTAGGAATTATAAAATTATCTCCTGCATAAAGATGAAAATAGCCTTTCGGAGTTACATAGGTAATTCTTCCTTCGATAACAGTAGCGTATTCTTCACTTTTTCTATGAATACAGCCTCCCCTAGCGTAGCCCTGTTTAGTTTTAAATACAGTTATTTCAGGATAAGTTAATTCGTCTCCCTTTATAATATTAATACTTCCTCTATTGTCCTCATGAATTAATTCTAATTTCATCTTCAACCTCCTTCATGTCTGTCTGAACCATATCGTCAACTAACTGTTCAAAACTCACCTCAGGTTGCCACCCTAGTACTCTTTTAATTTTTTCAGGATTTCCTAAAAGATAAGGAACTTCGACAGGACGTTTATAAGAATCATTAGAAACAAGATACTTATAAAAATCAAGACCTAAAGAACTAAAAACCTTTTCAGCGAACTCACGGACAGAGTGAGCTTCTCCTGTAGAGACTACAAAATCATCAGGCTCATCATGTTTCAAAATCATATGAACAGCTCTCATATAATCTCTTGAGTGTCCCCAATCCCTAATAGCTTCTAAGTTCCCTAATTCAATCTTATCAAGAAGCCCTAGTTTAATCCTACAGGCTAATCGTGTAATTTTACGAGTAACAAAGTTTACTCCCCTTCTCGGAGATTCGTGATTAAAAAGAATTCCGTTTGAAGCGAACATCTTATATCCGTCTCTATAACATCTCGTAAGCCAGTAAGAATATAATTTCGCACAACCATAAGGACTCACAGGATGAAATAAAGTTTCTTCATTCTGAGGAGGGGGCGTAACTCCGAACATTTCAGAGCTGGAAGCTTGATAATATTTAGCTTCGGGACAAATCTTTCTAATACCCTCAAGAATCCTACAAACACCTGTAGCGTTAATATCTGTAGTATAAATAGGAACATCAAACGAAATACGAACATGAGACATAGCCGCTAAGTTATATACTTCATCAGGACGAATATCAATAAGAAGATTATCAATTCCTTCCGCTAAATCTCCGTAATGAATGAATTGCTTAGATTCAGGGTCGAATAAGTGGTCAATGCGCTGAGTATTGGGGTAGGAACTTCTACGAATAACTCCGTGAACCTCATATCCTTTCGATAAGAGTAATTCACTTAAATAACTCCCATCTTGTCCCGTACAACCGAGGATAATTGCTTTTTTAGACATTATAAACATCTCCATTTTTAAGACTTTTTAAAATATCTTCTAATTGATGAAAATTATTTCTATTAATTCTTATTGTTTTCCAATTAATTTCAGACAACTCAATGTCTCTCGCCTTATCTTTAATTTGAATATTTTTCATTAAATGAACCTTTCCGTCATACTCAAAATCAATAAAAAGACTAGGAATCGCTACATCTAACCATCTTTTAGTTTTCTTAGTTTGTATGAAATAATTAGGAGTTGCATCAGAAAAGTATTTTTTAATAATTAAAAACATATCGTATTGCTTAAAACAGTTTGTAGCTTTTATTCTAACTAATAGATTTTTAGGAATCTTTCCTTTTAACGCTAAACTAATTTTTCTCTTAGCTTCTTCGCTATGTTTAAATTTATGAAGTATATTTTTTTTGCTTTGACAATCTTCTTTATCGCATATTTTTCTACTTTGTTTTAATGTAATAAATTCTTCTTTGCATAATTTACATATAATTTTATATTTTTTCTTTAATCCTTTTCTAGGTGAAACTCTTCCTTTATTGCTTTCAGAAACTTTTTTATTTCTTTCTTCTGTAAATATTTGTCCTTTTTTGAATTTAGTGCTAGGAGAAAAACAAACTCCTTGATAGTCTGCGTTTCTACAGTTAAAGGAACAATATTTTGCCCTTGGTCTATTATTATGAACTTTAACCTCTTTGTTGCATATTTTACAATTAAAAATTCTCATGTGTTGTAAACGTCGCCAGATTTTTTCCTTTTTAGTTCCTCATAAGGAGAAACTAGCCTTCGATAAAACTCTTGTTTAGCCGATTCTAAAACACCTACAACATCATTCAAATGAGTATAATTTAATCCTCTAGACATAACATAAGTAATACATAGCTTAGTTATCAGATAGTTTAGCTCTCCAGGAGTACATCCTTCTTCAATATTACTCATTAATTCAGATAGAGCTAATGAGAACTTTTTCTTGTCTTCATGTGTAATATATGGCATATTATTTCTTTTTCTCCTATTCTGTCTTCCATCCATAAGAAAGAATAAACATTCCCGCTTCAAAATCTACTTGATTCTCGTTAAGATAAGGGAAAGCTTTTCTAACCTTTTTCTTTACAAACTCTTTAAAAGACTCTTGTTCCTTCTCCGTCCACGTCCTCTTTGTATACCACTCTTTATCTTTCGTAAATCTAGGATTAGGATATTTAAGCCCTACTCTTTCCAAACAATCGAATCCAAAGCCTCTGAAACCAATTCTTAGCCTCTCTTTTGATGAGATATCCAAATCTTACATTTGCACCATGAATTTTCTCGGTAATAACTACTTCCTCTCCTTCATTAAAAACAGTATTATAATTTTTAATGTTCTCAATTCAAAAGAAGTATACTTAATAAGGATTTTTCTTTTTATTAGATACAGCGTTTCTAGTACCTAGATAATTAGAATTTGTTTGAGGAGGCTCCCATTTCGTAATCTTAAGAATATCCTTTAAGTCGTCTCCTTCTTTAAATTTTCCTTCAGGTAGAGGAAGAATTAATCCCTGACTTATCGTTCCTCTCAATTTTAAGCTCCTTACCCGATTTCCGTTCTTCAAAAAAGATAATTGATATTTATCTACTAATTCTTTAGGAAGAACAGAATCAATAGGAATAAAAGAAACAAGGTCGCCTACTTTATGTTCTCCTTTCCCTACAATTATAAACCATCCCTTAATTCTAGCAACTTCTAATTTATCAGCGTTAGGGTGAGGATAAAGCTCTTCAATTTTACAGGCTTGAACTATTAAACTCGACATTAGATTTTCTCCTCTTTTTCAAAACATTTTCTGAGTTGATGATATGGGATATGTATTGTATTAAATGGATGTGCCTTAATCATATTTCCACTCCCGATAGAGTTCATTGAGTGTACTATACAGGGAGTTTCACAGTTAATAGTATCTCTCAATACTCTAGCTACATCTAACCCTGTTCTTTTATCATAATTGATAACTTTAGGAGAATCCTCTATTAATTCTAATTCTTCTAAGTCATGGTCAAGGAAGATTAAATCAAACTTAGTCTCATTAAGAGCTTTAATAGCTACGTCTACATTAGCTGTAATAAAGTAAGATATATTTCCGAATATCTCTGTAAAAAAGTCTACCCTATCTTGAGCGTCCTCTAAGACAAATACTTTTTTTATGTTGTCTATATTAATACGTAATAGGCTCATCTTTATAATTTCTCATCTCAGTATAGATATGATATGCACAATCATACCATCCATTTTTGTATGAAGCTTTTTTATCAGGTTTTCCTGTCATAGGATACTTATCTAAAGCGTCAGTCAAAACACAGTAAAGTTTAAAGAGTCTTTTCATTTCAGAAGTAGCTTCTACATCTTCATCTATCATCACAATCTCTTCTTCTACTTTTTTCTTCTTTTTAGCCATTAGCTAATCCTTTATAAAATTGAGAAATTAATTCTCCTTTAAGAAGCTCGTCTACACTCTTAACGATAGCCGAGGAAAAATAAGAAGTAAAAGGATGATGAATATAACGAGGGTCTTCGGTTATCATGATAATCGGCTTTTCATATAAGAAAGCCCAAGCCATCTCACAGATTGTACCTATTGGTGCCCTTTCTTCTCCGAAAGTATTTACATTAGCGATAATTAAATCAGCTTCTTTAACGCTACTTCTATCTCTATGAACAATAGCGTGAGGAGGAAAAGAAGAAGTTAAGCCTTCCTTACCTAAAGAAGCTACACTCTCACCATTCATCGGGTCTACAAATTCAATGGCTCCATGCCACTTCGGTTTCATGTTATAAAAGTTTTTAATTCTCGCTCTCCACTCCATACATTCTAAAGCTTTCTCCTTGCTTATGTACCCAGCTAAGTATATCATGTAGGGACGGTTCACGTTTTTTTACTCCTTTTTTGATCTTTCTTTTCTAATTCTTTATTATATTTTTTAAGAGCTTTAATGAAGTCCGACAGTTCCATCGCACAGTAATTATCCTGAGGCTGTACTTTACTTTTTTTCATTTCATTCCCCATTTTTCTTCAAAGAATTTACGGTCTAGGTTAATTAACTTAGTAAGAACTTGTTTTTGTTCCTCCGTCTCTCTTCCTCCCCACTTATAAATCTTCTTCATTTTAGTAATCAAAACATCTTCTTCAATCTTCTTTTTTTTAGATACTTTTAAATAAGGAGCTTTATTTCTTTTAGGAATAGTGCAGTAGAGATATATGAAAAAATATTTCGGGTCTATGGTGAATATATATCCTAAGGCTCTTTTAAGAATATCAAGAATTGAATTGTCCCTCGATAAGAACGTAATCATCGTGATGCAATCTTTAATTTCTAAATCTTTAATCTCTTCAAAACTAATATCTTGTTTCTCGTATAATTTTTTAAGTAAGTGAAACGGAGAATTCATCATGAGTTATTCTATCTCGCTTTCTTTGATTTGTCAATCTTTTTCTTCTGGTAAGTAATAAAGTAAAGCTTCTCCTCCTGTTCTTAATTCATCTAAATATTTAATATCCTCAAATTTCATTCCACTTTTTAAAGGATTTCTAGGAGTCATAGAAGTATGATGTTCTGTAATATCAACCTGAATATTACCCCCTTTAGCTATTGAAGAATCATTAAGAAACTTTTGCAATAGTTCGTAACGTTGTCTGTCGTTCATCTTTAATCTCCTTTTGTTTTCAAAAAATTTCTATGTTTTCTACGAAGCCTTCTAGCTACATTTTTTAGAGTATATTCTTTAGATTTATTCTTAAGAGTAAGATGACATAAGTTATGACAATCTTCACATAAAGATATTAAATCATAAGATAGTTCTCTACCTAGTCTCTTATAAGTATTATGATGAATATTTAAAATAACATCTGTTTTATTACATATAAAACACTTTCTATTAAAATCCTTAGAAAAATGTTTCTTTCTGATTTTTTTCCACCTATCGGATTTTAAATAATCTTTATAAGTAGAGTCTTTAATGTCTTCGCTTATAACAGGATATTCTTTGTTGTAAAAAGAATAGCTAGCCTGTCTAGCCTCATTCTCGTTTTTTAAAATAACACTTTGTTCAGGTTTATTTAAGGAATAAACCTTGCAAGGACTAAAAGAAGCTTGATTCTTTTTTCTATATTTAATCATTAATATTAAATCCTTTAAGCTTTTAAACTATCACAGGTTTCCTGAGAGCAGATTCTCCCCCTTGGGAGAAAACTTGTTCAATCGAAATCTCTTTTCATTTCCTTCGCTCTCCCCTCTCTTTCGAGAATAGAACGGTGTCCCATCTAGGGTTCTGGGGGATATTACAAGGAGAAACTCCTTATCACAGTATATCCTGTTTTCGCAGATTTTTACGAAGGTCTTTCACTCGCCCAGGTCTATCTTTACCGAGTAGATACTAGGATTTCTATTTGTCTGACATTTCCCCGAAATAAACGGAAAAATGTCTTTACACAATTCTTAATATACAAAAACCCGAAAAAGTCAACCCCTTATTTTATTAAATCTTTTTAATGTAGGGTAAAATAGGCTCTTTTTTAATATCCCCGAAAACAGGGGTTTTAAATCTTGAGCAAATCTTAAAATACCCTCAAAAAGGGCTGTTTTTGACCCTTTTGCCTATAGCAGATGACCTAAAAACGCTTAGTTTCAATGACCCCTTACTCCTACCCTTCCCGAAAAAAGATAAGCGATTCTAGGGCTTAAAAGGGCTGTTTTAGTTTTCAGCTAAAATAGCTAAAATATTACTTAAAAAAACTATTTCTTTATTGCACCCGTTATTCATATACTTCTCAGAGTCAGCTAGTTTTTCAGCTATTTTTGATAGTTTTTGAGGGGTATATTTACTGGCGTTTTCAAAGAGCTTCCTAAAGATATATCTGTTTAGGTCGGATAGATTAATTGATTTTTCGTAAACTATTTCTTGTATTTTATTAATATCTTTAGTTTTCATTAAAAGAAGAAAATTATTAAATTCAGAAGTATTATCAATAAAAGATGTATTATCTAAAGCGTAGTTCTGTAAAGCTAGAACCATTCTTCTGATATCAGGATAATATAATTCAACAAGGTTGTTTAAATCTACGTCTGATATATTTATTTTTTCTTTGTAGGAGATAGAATCTACATAAGAAATCACCTTCATTCTATCAGGATTCTCAAAATTAAGAATAGTACATCGTGATTGCAACGGCTCAATGATTTTAGATATATCATTACAACTCAAGATAAAGAAGCAATTACTTGAGCATGTCTCCATAAGATTTCGTAAGCTATCTTGAGCAGGACGGGAAATTCCATCCGCTTCGTCCATAAAAACAAGTCTTTTAATACCTTCTTTAGAGGATAAAGACCTAGCGAACTGATTAATTCTTTCTCTAACAAAATCAATTCCTCTGTCCATCGAAGCATTCATCTCAAGTAAATCAGCCCCTAATTCCTTAGCTATTACCCTAGCCGTTGAGGTCTTACCAGTTCCTGGTTGTGACGAATAAAAAACAAGAGATTGAATATTAGAAGGCGAAGCGATTAAAGACTTAATTGTATCAAAAACTGAAGCGTTTAAAGCTAAATCTTCTAGCTTCTTTGGCCTGTATTTCTCTGTAAAAATTTCGTTCATATTACCCCCTCAGTTCTGCCAACTGGACATATTAATTGTTTAATCCCTCATAGTAGCTACAAAATATTCTACAGTCATATTATCATTAGAAACCGTACATTCTAACGCTTTTCCTGTAGTAGCTTTAATATTGATTTTAGATTTAACAGAATTAATAATATCGATAAAAGGAGAACCTACTAATACAACGAATTTCGGTAGCACAATTCCCTCTCCTATATCGTAGCTTTTTTCAAATGAATTCTCATTACTTTCGATATAGATATTGAATTCACTCCCCTCTCCCTCCATACGTAAAGCCTTACTCTTAAAAGAGTTAAGGAAAGAAGAAATCTCCTTAATCAGAGGCAACTCTAAGTCAAATCCAACAGCCTCCTTAGTCTTGAGGGTATTCAGTTTAGCTTCTTCAATTCCGTTTTTAATATATTCAATATCTCTAAGAATTAAAGTAGCCTTTTGTTTTCCTTGTGATACCGCAAGTTTATTCTTGTTTTTAGTTACGGAAAGCTCTCCTTCTTTAAAAGTCTTAACGGCTTCTACAAGAAGAGGAAGATTATCAATACCCCACTCCTCACTTCCCTTATCAAGACTAACATTTAAAGAAGCTTTAATAGCCGTAGTTCCGTCAGCCGACAAAAGAATAGCTCCTAAACCTTCTTTATTGACTGATAAGATACACTCTTTATTCTGATGTTCTCCTTTAAGTAAAATGGCTTCTAAAAAACTCTGAAATACTGATTTATCAATTTTCATTTATCTTCTCCTTAGTTATACTTTGAATATTGGTTAATGTCGATTTTTTCGTTTACAGCTTTCTTAATCTCCTGTACTAAATCCCACACTCTCTGTTTACTACAATTCATCTTTCTTCCTGTTTGTTCTAGAGTTAATCCCTCTTCAAAGAAGTATTTAAATACTTTAGCTACTGTTTTTCTTTTCCTTAAATCCTTAGTACACTCTCTAATATCCTCTATTAGATGTTCAAAATCGTCTGAACTCGTCTGAGTTGTTCCATCTCCATATAGCTTCTCAAAAATATTTTTATAGCTCATTTCTTTTTGTTCTTCAAAATCATAAAGATTATGAAGGGGATCTTTTTTTTCTTTAGGAGAAGGATGAGCTTTTAAGAAATCAGAGATAATTAAGTCTCTATCTTCAGAGGAAATCTGCGATAGAGCGTTTACCGCTACCTTCTTTAACTCTTCTGTTAAATCATCTAGAAGGTGTCGATTAACAATAGCTTTTCTTTGTTTATTCATCTCATTAAAGCCTACCGCTACAGAAACGCCTCCTTTTAGATTAAACTTCCTCGGATTCTTCATCCAAGTCTGATAGACCTTAATAGTAGCTAATCGAGCGTCTTGTAGTAAATCGTCTAACTCAATAGCTTCTAATTGAAAGATATTTTTATAATAACTATAATATCGTGTAGCTATGGTTTCAGCGAAGGCTACCGCTTCTTTAAATATAATATTGTTATAATCAAATTCTACGTTTTTATTTACCATCTGCCAAGTCCTTTTTAGAGTTTTCTTCTAATTTTTTGTTCATTTCCTCGTATTTTTCTTCATCTAATCTACAGAGCCTATTAACTAAATCTTCTCCTAAACATTCTTTAATCTTAGAGCCTTCAAATTCGTCTAAGAAAGCCTCATTCTTTCCATCTTTATCTAAATCACGACAAAGAATTTCTCCCTCAAAAGCAATAGTATCAGGTCTGTAATCTGAATAATTAAAGTCACTTATCATGTAACTGTAAGCGTTCCAAAACAAATCAATTATCTGAGGGTTCTTTCTATTAACGATTATTTCCTCTCCTGCTTTCTTTGAACAGATACTAAAGTCAGATAAAAACTCCTCATAAGTTTTATCTTTCTCATGTTGAATTAAACAATAAATTGAATCATCATAAAAACTATAATCTAATCTAAATATCTTCATCTTCATCTCCAATTAAAGTTAGTTTTTCTTCTAATACTTTATTCATTAATTCTAAAGCTTCATTAAATTGAAATTCTTTATCTGGATTCTCTAGAAATTTATCAGTTAAATCCTTGAGAAACAGAGTATCAATACCTTCTAGTTGCTCTTTCAGGTCTTTGTAAGTTGTTATGTTTAAATCGTTTATCCTTAAAGCCAGCTTTATACTTTCAATAGCGGGTAAAGAAAACCCTTTTTTAATATACTTATTAACTCTCCATAAACTAGCTATGGGATACTTTCCGTTAATATTATACCTAAGTCTTTTAGAACATAGGTCGTATATAAAATAGTCTTTATTCATAGTAAAATCTTTTATTCTAGGATTATAAGCACACTCATTTACTGTAAAATCAAAGTTCTTAAGTATCTCGGATTCGCTTCCTACTAACTTACAAATGTACTGTACTTTAACTCCATTATTTTTAAAACTCCATGCATTTTCAGTTCTAAAAATAGAACTGTCAATTACGAGTTGGTCCTGAGCTTGTCCACAGTCTTTTTCTGTAAAAAAATAAATATCTAAATCGTTTACCTGACTTCCGCTAAATACAGAAGTACAAGCCCCTCCAGCTATAAAATAATTAACTCCTCTTAAAAGTGTTTCAAGATTAGCTTTTAAGATAAGTTTTTCTAAAATATATTTCTCTCGTTCAAACATTATGCTTCCTCTCTATAGTAGGGTTGATATTCTTCTAGTTTATTGTTCTTCTCATACTTCTTTAGTTCATTTAAAAGCTCATCTATCGTTCTAGGGTAGAAGTTCCATACATCAACTCCTACATTAATTAATTTAGTTCTATTATATCGTTTAAATCTCCAATTCTGATGCACGTGTCCCGTTAGGTTTATCTCAAACCTAAAGTCAGCGTCATTAGGATTATGACACATATTATAATCCTTACCTGCAAAGGTTATAATACATGACTTTATAATAGTCTGCATACTGTTATTCTTATCGTGATTTCCCTTAATGAATATCTTATTTCCGTTCAGTCTAGAGTTCCACTCCTGAGCCTTACTCCTAACTCCTTCTCCTTTAGATTCATTAGTATTCTTGAAACAGAAATCTCCATTATGAAAGAAAAAATCTTCAGGCTTAATTCTCTCGTTATGTCTCCTTATAATAGTCTCGTTCATTTCTTCTAAGGATTTAAACGGACGATTGCAGTATTTTATTATATTTCCGTGTCCTAAATGATAATCAGCACTAATAAACTGTCTACTCATTCTTATCTCCTTTAGATAAACAATAATCAGCTACAATCTTAATCTCTGTCCACATCTCCCCATTGTCTTCCGCATCCTTCACAGGGATGGGACTTGTGTGACATACACCCTGGGTGCGAGCAAGGCTCTCCTGGTCTTATCCTACGGAGTTCACTTGCATTTAATACCTCCACATCTCTTATAATTTGATTAAATAGTGGCTCCCAAGGAGAAACATCTGTTGCAAACTTCGCTTGTCGGTCTAACCACTTCTTGAGAAACTCAGAGCTTCTTTTTAGAGAGGCTAATGCGATATTCTTTTCACTGTGGAGTTCATCGGTCATCAGAAATTCTCCTCATATATTCTCCTAGTTTTTCCTTAAAACGTGGAGTCATTTTGAAGCCCTCCCTCCAAGCCATCCCATTTGAAATCCAATAACCATCCCAATCATTATCCAAACTAAAATATGAATCTCACAGTCACTCATTTCCCCTCACCCCTCTCGTGGCGTTGGTTCAAAATCACAGTTCGGTTCTAATGGAATTTCAGCAATCATCCAGAACTCAATCGCATAATCATCACCAGATTCAGTCAGAGAGTCGATAAACGCCATCCCATCATCACGTTTATGGTTCCCATCCCATTCGCACAAGTGAACCTTGTCATAAAAAACATCGTAGCCCCAGAGTTTCGTTTCCTTAGGAGGCTCTTTATCCTGCAAGCGAATCCATTTCATTTCCCACCCCCTTTAATCTCGTTGTGTTCCTTCACAGCCCTGAAGTCAGCTGATGCTATTCTTTCTTCGGCTATCTTGAAATAGTTCTCGTCCTTCTCAATACCGATAAAGTTCCTCCCTAAACGCTTACAAGCTACTCCAGTTGTTCCAGACCCCATGCAATTATCAAGAACAGTTTCACCCTCGTTTGTGTAGGTCTTAATCAGATACTCAAAGAGTGCTACTGGCTTTTGTGTTGGATGAAGTCCAGTCTCAGTATTGAACTTTTGCCAAGATGATGGAACTCTTAGCTCTGGCATAACAACATTTCCACGCCCTTTAAACTCTCTATAATTTTCAGTTTTGCTTTCAAGATGAAATTGATACTGAACCCTGCTTAATCCAGCACCCGTCCGTTCCTGCATCTGCTTGTTGTATGTCCAACCCCCTTTGGAGAAAACCAATACGCTTTCGTGCTCTTTAAATGGCTCTCTGACTGTATTAGCAAAATTACTCCCCTTATTCTTAATCCATATCCATTCATGCTTAAACATTTTTGGATTGCTCGTAACTAAAAAGGAGGTAAATGGCTGGCTTGCTGTAAGAACTATTGCGGCATTTGATTTTGTTACTCTTTTATACTGTTCCCAAAGAGGCTCAAATGGGATTATGGAATCCCACTTGCAAGCGGTTATTCCATAAGGCAAATCACAAAGTATCATATCAATACTTTTGTCTGGAATCTCTTTCATCTTCTCCAAACAATCCCCAAGAATCAGTTTCATTTCGTCTCCTTCACAGCCCTGAAGTCAGCGAGTGCAAGATTGATTGTCGTAAGCGACCACCGATTTTCGTTCTCGTTCAATGCAAACTCTTTCCGCAAATCCTCCAACGCCTTCTCCATGCCTTCAGAAGCCTTCAGGAGAGATAGAATCTTGTCATCCTTGTCGGTTATTTCTCCTGCGAGGTTTCTAGCTTCAGCCTCAAGAGTGGATAGACGGGTCTGGAGTTTATCAACAATCCTCTGACTCTCATCCGCTTGGTCTGCAATCAAAGCATTTGCGTTCTTATTCGCTTGCTTCAACTCCTCAATCTCCTTCTCCCGCTTCAGAAGGGCGGTGGTGATAAAATCTGTCAGTTCTTTTTCAACCTCAGATTCAAGCTCTAAAGAATCACATCGCAACTGCGTTTGTTTTGCAATCTCCCTCGCTTCCTTCTCGCACCGCTCTCTCATGTCTTCCTCTATAAAAATAGCGTTATCGGGTAAATCTTTCTCATATTCTTTAGGAATCTTACCATTATACCACAAGTTTGTTGTTTCTACCTCTCTACCGTCGTTAAATTTTATCTTGAATTTTTTACCATCAAATCCACGAAACGAATTCGTCCCCTTCTCGTTCTCGTCTCCTATAAAATAATGTACTCCGTTTATCCTAGCTACATTAGGGTTGTCTTTGATTTCGACTTTTGATTTCCAAAAATCGTCTATTTCATTATATTTCTGCATTTTTGAATACCTCTTTTGTACTGATACCTAATTTTTTATGTATTTTACAATAGTTTTTAAATGATAAACCTTCTTCTCCGTCTACTTTAACAATATGGGATTGTTGGTCTTTATTCATGTCAAAAGTTTCATCATCTACAATAACATATTCTTTAACCTCAGGATGGTCTTGGAGCCACTGAGCTATCTCATCCCCTCTTCTGCCGCCTCCCGACAATCTATACGAGGTTCTATCAATAAAGAGTATCTGATACACTTTTCTTCTTACTAATAACAGAGTCCATTATTTTTTGATAATCATAAACCGTTACTACAATCTTTTTCATTTCATTTTCTCCAATTGTTTAACAAGTCTCATTCCTTTTTCAGTAATAACTCTACCCCTAGGATTTCTTAGAATTAACTCATTTTGAATTAGATAAGGCTCACTTTCATAAAGATAGTTCTGTTGAGAAGTATTTAAGTATGCTGTCAATCCCTGTAGTCCTGTTCCTTTTTTGTTATTAGCTAGATATTTTAATATCTGCAAGTCCTTACTAGTAAAGCCGTTATGAATAATATTAAAAGATTTTAATGTAGCTTTAATATCCCCATCAAAACAAATAGCCGTATCAATAAGACGGATTAAGGCTCTAGGCGTTAGCTTGCAGTTCTTAGCTAGTATATTGACAGCTTTTTCATCTAAAGAATCAGAAGGATATTTCCTATCTCTATATCCTCTAGCCATTTGTTTCATTTCCGATATAGAGTAGTTTTCTAACTCAATGATAATTTTAAAGCGGTCATAGAAGGGTTTAGCTCTCTTAATTAGCTCTCCCATCTCAGTTGTAGCTCCAAAAAGAGTAAACTCAGGAATAGACTCTCCCTCATATTTAAAGTCTTCCATGATAGAGTAAAGCTTCTCCATCGTCTCCGTCTTTAGAGCGTGAACTTCATCAATGAATAAAATTCCACCCTTCAAATCCATCACAATCTCTAATACTTTATCGGCTTCTGTCTCTCCTATGATTTCTTTCATAGGAATGGCTAACTGTTTAGCTACTATATTTACCAACGTAGTTTTCCCCATCCCAGCTCCTCCGTTAATCAGAGTATGAGGAAAAGTAGTATTCCTTTTGAATGAAGAAGAAATAAATCTAGTTAGAATGCTCTTAGCTTTTTCTTGTCCTACATACTCGTCAAAAGAAGAAGGTCTAGAACCTCCACTAACGTTTATCTCAGTTTTTAATTTACTAAAAATAGAATCTTCAAAAGAAGGTCTTGAAGAAAATATGGATTGTAGAAAATTGATAGGCTTTATCCTTTCTTTTTAGAAGGGCTAAAAGACAATCCCTTCAAATTATCCTCATATACTATACAAATATCGTCCTGTCTCCAATTTCCATTTCTCAATAAGCCTTCAAATTTTTCAAAGGCTTGAGAAGGAGACAGAGCTTTAATGTCCATTTCTAAATTTAGAGTATAGTTTCTTAGTTCTTTTTTCATGCTACAAACATCTCCTTAATCTCTGAAAGTCCAATCAGCGTCTCATCATTTTCATCATCTTTATAACGATGAATTAAAGCCACCTCATTTCTCATAGGCAACACTTCAATAGCTACACAAGAAAAACTGTCCTTATCTCCTCCGATAAATTCGATTTCTACTTTCATTAGATTTCCTCCTCTAGGTTAATATAACCAATCCAATTCTGTTCAGGTGTAACCTCCTCGTTATTCCATAAATCCATAAACTCCGATAAAGTATAAATCTCAAAATTTGTAGTTTTTAATTCATTCTGTAAATCCTCTAAAGTTTTGAAAGATTGGTCTTCGATGTTTTCTAAATCTCTCCTGTCAATTTCCGTTTCCGACACATGAGCCAAAACAATATAAGGTTTCATATAGTCTCCTTTAGATAGTGTATTCTATCATACTTCTACTAGTTTGTCAAGTCTTTTTCGACTAGAAGTTGTGGTTGATTACCTTTTAGATTATTACATTTACTACACATAGGCTGTTCATTTTCAATACTCCGAACTCCGCCTAAACTAAGGGGATAGATATGGTCAACGGTCATAAAGACAAAAGACTTATCAGGAAACTCATGTATAAAATCTACCGATTGATTTCCATAAGGGTCAGTCCAAAACAGTATTTTATTTATCTCTACTCCGCACTGTACACATTTTATTCCCTTCGTGTGAAACACTCTAAAGCGTCTTTTATTTCTCCTTTTTTTTATTATTTTTAGTATTTGATCTTTATCTGTGATAATTGTTCTAGAATTAGGGTTCATTTTTTCCTACTCTTTTAATGAACTTATATCCATCTCTAATAAGACTAACATTAGGTAAACTACAAACATTTCTTGTATCAAAACGACACAGATATAGTCCTATTTTAGAGTAGCTTTCAAAATGAGGCTCTTTAGCAATTTCAAATCCATACCACAACGCCTTCTTTATCTGACTCTCAGCATTCCAGTAAAAATTTATCCACTCTCCTTCTCTTTCAATAACAGTCATAGTTATATCCTTTTTTTACAATGAGGACAAAGAGAATAATGTCCATCATATACAACTTCGTTTCTATTAAAATCTTTTCCGCAATGTTGACATTTCATTTAATCACCCCTTGATTACTGCCATTGGAGTAAGTTCAGTTACGATTTCTACTAAGTCCCTTTGATTTATCATCACTTCGGTAATATCCTTATATGCTCCTGTAGCTTCATCTAAGTCCTTCTCTGTTCTAATTCCGTGAATGATTCCTTGGTCGTCAAGACGCTTGATTTCATCTTCAAGTTTCAGTTCCCTAGAAGCCTGTTTCCTTCCCATCTTCCTTCCCGCTCCATGAGAACATGACATAAAAGATTCAGGATTTCCTAGTCCTCTAACGATATAGCTTTTACTTCCCTGTGACCCAGGAATAATCCCTATCTCTCCTAGTTTCGCACTCGTAGCTCCCTTCCTATGAACAAGAACATCTTTGCCGAAGTGATGTTCATATCGGGCGTAGTTATGAGCGATATTGATATAAGGTTCAATCTCCCATCCCATAGAACCGAATGTAGGAATGAAAGAATCGACAATATTCTGCATCATTAGCTTACGATTAGCTAAAGCGAACTCAACGCAATAATTCATTTCCACTAGATAGTCTTGAGCTTCTCTTGTTTCAATAGGGAGAAACGCTAAATCCCACTCTTTAGGAACTGAAGAAAACCACCTCTGATTTAATTTCTTAGCTATATCATTGTAATAATCAGCGACTTTCTTTCCTAGATTCCTAGACCCTGAATGAATCATAATCCAAACATTATCTTCACCATCTTTTTGAATCTCGATGAAGTGATTACCACCGCCCAAGGTTCCTAATTGTTTTCTAGCTGAAAAATATTCATTACTAATAACTGGCCAAGATTCAGAATCGAGTTGGCCTCCTTCTAAAATAGGCATCAAACTTTCATCTTGAGGTTCTTTCTGATGCTCAAATCCAACAGGAACCTTCTCACGAATTAACCCCATAATCTTTTTCAAAGTATCAGTATCTAATTGAGAAGCCTTCAGAGAAGTCTTAACCGCACACATTCCGCACCCTATATCAACTCCTACAGCGTTAGGAATTACTACTCCCTGAGTAGCTAACACCCCTCCGATACACATTCCATATCCCTGATGAACATCAGGCATAATAGCTACATGATGATAAGCGAAAGGCAATCTCCTCAAGTTATCAATCTGTATTAAAGCTCCTTCTTCTACTGCTCCTCTTTCCTGCCAAATCTTTACATGAAGTTCTTTGTCTACCGATGATGGAATCACAAACATTTTTTTATCTCCTTTTTAAAATGGACTGTTTCTGAAACGATATTCAGATTCAAAGAAATTAACAATACTTCCACTTCTCCTATCCTTATATTTAGCTATCAACAAACCTATCCACCATCTTATTTCTCTTATCATTATTCCTCCTCAAAGATTTCTTCGCAATCCTCACATTCTAGTTTGTAGTTATATTCCGTGATTGGAATACATACTATACGACCGTTACAATAAGGACAGATTTGTTTATGAACAATTTTTCTCCTATCAGTATGGTCTAAGTTGTAAAAATCTTCTTTAGATATGGTAGACATGATTAAGATGGCTCCTGAATGATTTATTTTAACCCCTTATCAATATCAGGCTTGGCATACTCTTTCAAATTCATTACACACCCCTCGCAATACTCATTCTCTCCGTCTTTCCTCAATTCAGTAGGCGGATAGAATTCATTACACGCATCACACCTCCTCCATATTCTCTCTGATTGATTAGAAAGACCTTCGACACCATGTCGCCTCACTATCTTACGGCACTTCTTACATAGATACATTACATTATTATCTTCTAAACTACACATCTTAACATGACTCCATCCTCCACAGGAGTCACACGCTTCCATTATACTTGTTCTTTCTACTTCTATTTTAGTGTCCTCTACTTCATTCCTAACAGGAGTTTCCCAAGCGTCTCTGTTATATCCATATTCATCATGATAAAATCCATTCTGATAATATCGAGTATGATAAGGTCTACGATTCACAAGATATTCAGTTCTAGAGCAAAAACCTACTGTTCCTGTAAATCTCACCCTCTTATATCCATCATTCGAAAAATAACAGCCTTCGTCTTTTTCAAAATCCCCGATAAGCAACAATCCTTTTTCATAATCAAGGATAGCCAACTTATCCGTTCCGATATACTCCTTCAATAGACATTGTATTCCCTCATCCCACAAATTCTCTCTAATGGCGGGTCTAGCTAACATATCCATCGTAAATTTCTGAGTATCACTGTACTTTTTATGACCACTATACTGTGTCATAACGCCGTTATGGGCTACGGCTCTCTTACAAGTAACCTCCACCTTCCTCATCAACTTCTTATTCAGAGTAATAGGGAAAGGATGGCGGTTGCCTTCGTCCTTCTTACCGCTTGTAGCCAACCTAAAATGAACAATCAGTTCATCTTCGGGAACCACATTCGCCTTAATCCACGCTATCGTTTCTAATCCGTTCTTAAAATCTTTCTTAATAAATACTCTTTTTCCTCCAGCTTTCTTGAGACAGATTCCAATTCCATCTCCGTTATTTGACTCCGAGTTTGTAATCCACTCATCCTTCGGTAACGCTACGCCTGTTGGCTTACAGATAATAATACACATCTTATTTTATTTCCTCTCTATTGTGGTTGTTTTAAACTTAAACTGTTGTTTGTTTTGATGGTTGATATTGAATGTGCATAAGAAACTTGTGATACCTATTCTCCCTCTTACACCAAGCTAAGAAATCCTTCCACGAGTCCTTAGGATTCCCTGCTTTCATGAAGGAGATTCCCTTAATATAATGAGCCATAGCGTCGCATAATTCCATAGAAGCTATAAGTCTCTTATATGATAGAGTTCCTCGGAAGATGCGTATCTCGACTGTTTCCTTATGAGTATTCAGGTTATAAGCCCAATACCTTCCTTCTTGATTGAAACATCTCTTGAAAGCATTTAAATCATATTCCTCTTTTTTGAAGTAATGGCCTCCTGTAGTCTTTCGTTTAGAGAAATCATATATGGCTTGATAGTTATTGTTGATGAATAATCGTAATTTATCCACCTCCGTACCCTCAAAGAAGTTCTTAGCGAGGTGGACATGAAAACCACAAGTACCTTTCTCATAGCTAGATACCTTCTTATTTCTTAGGATATCCAAAACCTTATTCAGTTTCAACTCCTTCTTAATCCATCGTAAGGTCATAGGATGAGAAACAATTTCAAATCCGTTGGTCAGGGAACCATCCCGTTTGAAGTAAAGTTTCTTTTCTTTACCTTCTGATTTCATGTGGTCTTCTACTAATTTAACAATGTCGTCGATGGACTGAGTTCGGGTTTCGACTTCTACTTCCAATTCAAAACCCATGTATAGTTTATTACTCTTTCTGTCGTTCTCAAGAGGATGGTGATGGAACTTTAGGTCGGGCTGGTAATTATAATCGTGTAGAGACTCATTGGATTGATGATAGCCCCTATCGTAACATCTACGGCAATAATAATTCCCCGAATGTTCATCCATGTAGCAATCCTCTGCATTCTCATATTCATTACAGTGATAGCATATCACTAAATACTCACTCCTACATCTGTCGCAATAATACCTTCCGTCAAAATAAACTAAATTGCTTTGGTCGTCCTGATAACCACACTCACAAGTTCCGTATCTGTCTCCGTAACAGTTATCGCAAACACTAACATCGCAACTCTCCACATAGAGAATCTCGTCATTGTGATAGTATTCCTCGCAGTGTCTACAGAGAGTATAGTTTTCGTCAATACAGTCTTTGCAGACTCTTTTCCCATTAGCTATTCTTTCAGTATTAATAATTAGAACACGCTCACTACACTCAAAGCACTCTACCGTTTTAATCGGGTAGCAGAGTTCACAAACATATTCCCCTTCAACCGCTTTCGCACTTTCCTCTCTCACGTCTATTCCACAACAATGACACTCTACTAATTGAACATCTTGTGTCTCTTCGGGCATCTTTCTACCTCCGATATAGGGTTGATACTTAACTACCCCTCTATACTACAAGGAGCACTTCGTTTTGTCAAAAGAAATCTTATAGTCTCTCGCCTTCCCACAACTCTTGATACTCAATCCACAGCGTCTCCAAGTCCTCTCGTTTCATATTGTGTTCATTAGCCGTTAAACAGCAAGCCACCGTATCACTCTTTCCCAGACTCTTATAACTTTTGATACGATTGATGAGGTGGGCTTTAGAAATGTTCCGTTCTAATTCTGTCATTTTCTTGCCTCCATTGTAATACTTTCACTGTTTCTTTGATAATATCCTTCATTGTTTTATAGTTCTTATCTTTTAACCATCCTTGTAATTTCTGTAACTGAGGAGGTGTAGCTGTCATCTCCCACCCTAGCCTTCCGAATTTCCACGTTATCGCTCCATTTCGAACCCAAGGCTCTCCTCGTTCTTCTTCAAAATCCTTCGTCATTAGCAGGTTCTCAAAAGCCTGTAAATCTTTTGACATTCTATCGGCTAGTGCCGAGAGGAGACTATTTCTTTTGTCCTCAATTTCATGGAAGAATAAACGAGGGTCGGAGGGAGAAGCATTAATCATAGTCTCCACCTCTTTCTTAAACTTTTCTGTTTCTGTCATAGGAGGTGTACCAAAATCCAACACTTTGATTTTTAGGGCTTCATCCATTAAAATCCACGAATACGATTTATTATATTTTCTCATGAATCCCTCAGGAGCGAACCTAGGATATCCTCCAGATTTAGACGGATTGTTATGAAGAAGATAAAAGCGACGAGGAACTTGAGATTCTTGATAAACAATCCCTTTCACAATTGTAAGACCTAAATCTCCATCCGTCATCTCTACTTCCCACTTATCGCTTATATACTTACAAACTTTTTTAAAGTCATACCACTCATTTATTACAATCTCTGTTCCATCTTCGGCTACATAGTTTGTTATAAGCATCTTCTTTCTCCTTTTACTTAATCAGTTTGTACGCTTTTCCACTCTTGATTAGTTTATTCAATCCTTTGACTTTAAGTTTACTCCTAAGTCCACTCTGACTCTTTAGTTTTACATCTGTGGAACTTTTACTTTGAATGATATAATCGACCCCGCGAATGGAGATTGTGTCGCCCTTCGTATATGTAGGCAACTTAAAGGTTTCGGGTTCGGGCTTAGGCTCAAGCATATTCTCAAATCCAGAGCCATCTCCCCTTCCCTTGAAATACTTGAAGCCCCAATACCCTCTAGGCTTGTTCATATCGGGAATCTTTCCTGACTTGGTGATGATACGAGCGATGGACTCTTTGTCGAGTTGAGTGAGTTTGGAAGAGCCGACTAACTCGATAGAGATAGAACCGTCTTTGTGAATGGTTTCTTTGACTTTTGGCTTAAAGCCTTCGTAGAGTTCGATTGTTTTCTTCGGAACCCACTCCTTATGTGCCTCCTCCTCCATTCCCCTAATCACTTTTCCGTCGATAGCGATGGTGACTTGTTCTTCGGTTTTTGTTTTGTATCGTTTCATTTTGCCTCTGACTAAAACTCCCATATCTGTTCCTTTCGGTTGTGAAACTGTTTGAAGATAGGTCTATTATACTGATAGCTTAATGGTTATCAAGACCTTAGTTAGAGAAATAGAAGAAAGGGAGTCAACGCCCAACGGCTCGTCCCTTTCTTCCATTCTTCTTACGGGCAACTTTTAGTTCTGTAGTGTCTGTTCAAAAACGAAGAACTCACTGCCCTTCACTCGTTTACGGTGAACTCTAAAAGGCTTAGTTACCCGAAGTCCTTCCCTCATAGCATCATTCACCGCCCTCATCCCATTGTTCTTAATGTTCTTAGATTCGACTACAATAATGTTTGTCATACTGGTTTTCCCTTTCGGTTGTGTTGTTGTTTGTTTACTACTGTCAAAATTATACTCCTACCACTTCCCCCTGTCTACAGGATTCTTGTGCCTTAAAATAGACAGCGTAACATCTCTTCTTCGACCACCTTTCAAAGTATTTTTTAGGTCGCTTGAAATGAGTAGAGAGCCACTCCGTTAATTGATACTTCTTCGAAGGGAGCCAATAGTCTCTCAAGCCGTCCTCCTTCCATGAATCAACTCCAACAACACCTGTTTATCAAACTCTGAACGAACATAGATTGCCCCCGACTGATGGATATAGATAGGGAGAGACTGAATGCGTTCGAGAGCTTCATTGATGAGTTGAGTCTCCCTCTGCTGAGTCTCCAGTCCCTCGTCTTTCATTCTCTTGCACTTACAGTTTCCTTCGCACATTTTTCCTCCTTTTTTAAATTTCTTTCAGTAGAAGAAATACTCCAATAATGAAAAAAATCATTGCTGGAATAAGATTAGGATTCATAGTTACACTTCAGCTTCGTTGGAGGAAACGAAGTCCTTGATAGCTTTTACGTTAGCCAATATCTTCTTCGCTTTCGTTAGTCCGAAGGAAAATGGAAACTTATCGTCCTCAGAACTCTTGAGACTGATGATTGGATTACCTTTATACTCGGTGATTTCGATTAGCCCTTTGGAACTCATGTTTGTATCTCCTTTTGGTTATTGTAGTTAGAGTGTGTCAATTTGTTACAATCCTATTATACTCAAGGCACTTCTTTTGTCAAGATATAGTAACTAGGTTTCTTTTGGAAACCTCTATTTTGATTGTGCATGTTGTTACCGATTCTTTAACTCCATTCCTCAAATCTAACTTCTCATGATAAGGAAGAATATATCCTAATGTAGCAATACATCTCCTTAGAGACTTTTCCAAATTCATAATTCTTTGAGCATATATAGCCAGCTGTTCGTTTTTATCCATTCTTATCGTCCTTTCTTTTAGGTAAATTTACCCACCTTACTTCCCCTCTCGTCTCCATTCCTCGTAAGGCTTCGACTGTCTCCGCTCCTACCTGAAGCCACCAAATCAAATTCTCCACCCTCTCCGCTTCAAGAGAGAGGAGGATATCCTTATTCTTGAGAGAGATTGCCCTTTGAATCGTCTGTAGCTTCTCCTCCATCTTCACCGTAGTAGAGTAAACCGAAGCCTCCACTATCTTCTTCAACGCCTCGTAGTCCAACGTTACCTCTCCGTAAGAGAGATTGTGCTTTGTCTGAGTGAACATATAGCTATCCTTTCAGTTAGTGGTTCGTTAAAATTCTCTATTGCCTTTTAAATTTAGTGTCCGAAGAGCAGTTTTCCCTCCGTCCGTATTATCCCATATAGTCAATCTTTTTGTTAAATCAAGATTAACCACATGAAGAACCAATTTCTCGTCCTTCGTTTCAATCCAAAGTTGACCCTTACTGTCCTCTCTTACTCTAAAACTTCGTGTTTCCATTTTCGTTTCTCCTTATTTTATCTAGATTCCAAAAAACTCCTCCTGTACCCCCCATATCAAGTCATTCAGCGTCTCAGCGTCCATTCCATCAATCATCTCCGTTTGTAGTTCGTCGTGAAAGTATCCCTGAGCACTTTCAATCTGTTCCTGAACAAGAACCAGAACAGAATTCACTATCTGTTCCATACGTTCCGTTCCCAATTCCTTAATTTCTTCGTGTATCTTCTCCATCGCCCTATCCGTCGAACTTTGTTCGTTTCTGTCATTAAAAGCTACCATCTTAGTACCCTCCCCCATTTTTTGTTTGTTTACTTAAACAGAACCCTCTTACAGCTACCACACCTATTCTCGTCCAGTTCAGAACTACTTAATACCGACAAACATTTCCCACAGTACACCTTATCTAAAACAATCGCTTCTTCCGCTTCCTGAATACTATTATCATTGTCCTGTCTACCCATTTTCCCCTTCTCCTTATCGTAAAGGTTATCGTTAAGTGTATCGTAATGACACATTCTATAATAACCACTCTTTCGTGTCAAGTACTTCCATAAGATAGTTAAAAGAATCCGTAGTATATATCCTAAAGAAATAATCCTCCAGCTATACAGAAGTAGGTTATTATTAAGAGTATTATAGGTTGATTTTAGGTAAACATACATCAATATATAGACCAGAAAAACAATTGGTTTCTCTCCTATACAACAGGGCAAAACGTCTCTCCAGATATGAAATCCATCGGAGTTCTGGATATATACTACTACTATTTAATAGGTTATTATTATCTCTCTCCATTAACCATTTTTCTATTAAAAAGTGGGTATTTTAGGGTTTTTCTCTGTTTTTTACCACTAATATAACTTTTTATCATATTTTATTTTTAATTATTCGCACTATACAAACTAGTTTTTTTATGTGATTTTCTCCTAGTAACTATTTTTTTATTATCCAGTAAATAGTTCTTGACAAATGAGCATAATTATGATATAATACACGTTATTCTGGAAAAGACTTAAATATGAAGAATAATAATATGTGGAATAATCAAGAGAAATATGAGAGGCAATCATAAAAACGCATATCAAATCCAGACGAAAGTCTGGAGATTCTTGTAGACAAAGAAAAAGCGGAGAATAATACCACTAATCTCCGCTTAATCTCTTAAATTCTCATCATAGTTTGTTTTGAAGGCACCTCCACAATGTTTCCGTAACTCTTTTTATATTCGCGGGTTCTCATTGTAATATCCATATCTTCCTCAAGGATATAGATATTCTTTTCGTGCTGGATAAACTCTAGGAGTCTACCCCGAAAAGCAGAACTCTCATGTTCCGAACTGAACCTAAACTCCCCCAGTACTGTTACATTATACTGTCTTTCTTGATTGAGTTGGTCAATAGCCAGTTCCTTTATCCGCCCCATTTTACACCTCCTTGTTGTAGAAGTGACTCACATTCTTTACCCAGTTTTTATTCAATCCTTTAGGGTCATTCTCAGCCCCTATCGGGCAATAACTCTTTGATAGATAAGAAATAAAGTCTCCCTGTTTGTCCCACATCTTATATCGTTTATTAATAGTCTGAATACAGCCCTTTCGGCACTGTCCATCAGGGTCGCCTTTCTTACAATAATCCTTTAGGATACCATAAGGCTTTACAGCCCGACTGCCTCCTTCAGCTAAATAAATAGCGTTGGCTAACTTCTCTACATCTATCGTTTGTCCAAAAACCGTACTACTCATTACTAACATCATTACTACCAAACTCGTTATTGTTTTCATTTTTAGTCCCTCCCTTTCTGTAATAGTATTATCGGCTATAATCAGTGGAAAGTCAAGCTACGGCAAAAGATTCTTTATCATATAGGAACAGGAACAAAAGTGGATAATATACTTAGATATGAGGGCAACTCCCTATAGTGGATATCAAACCCTTTTTAAATCTGGGAAGAAAAAAAAAGAACTCTGGAAACCAGGCTGTGTCATTTTGACACATCTCAAATCCGTTGGGCCATGATTTTTTGTCAATTTTTTTATGATTTTCCACAATTGATTTTTTCCTATTTGAAAATTGATTTTCCATCATGTTAGAAAAAACAAAAAAACCGTTCCTGATAATTCTAGGAACGGCTCTTTTGTTTGTTGTCGTTAGATTTTATTGAACCTAACAATCCCTTTCTTAGAGCTTGTCAGGTGTTCAATTTTCGGATTCTTGAGAAAATCAATTTTTTGTTTTTCAGTCTTTAGGGAATTATAAAACTTTATTCCCTTTTTGTTCAGACCGTCAAAAAGTTTTTTCGCTCTTAATCCGAATTTCTCGGAAAGTATTTCATCTCCGGTTCCCGAAATACCGCCGAGGATTTTTCCGTCAAGATAGGAAACAAGTCGGACATCTACTATTTTTCCTTCTTTCAGTTCACCCTTCGCTTTCAGGGAATTGAAAAAAGCCTCATAACTCATTCCCTTATAACTAGAGGCGGGTCTAACTAGTTTCCGTTCTCTATCGGAAAGAGCTTCTTTCGTTTCCTCATGTCCTTTGAAAGTTTTGATACTACTCAAAACCTTCTTTGAACCTTCGGCTAACTTCATTCCTTGACTGATTTTCACTCCGTTCAAAAATTCGGAAAGCTTTGTTTGAATTTTCGAGGCGGTGTTTTTCTTTGTGATTGTCTTCATTTTTTTTACCCTCATTTTTTTGTTTGTTTTGAATAGTTATTTTTTTAGGTCTTATCGGTCTATAATCCGTTGAAAAAAATTACTCTAGACCGCCTATACCTTATTCGGGTTGAAAGTTTACAGATACTAACGACCTAACCGCCCGACCTCTAGCCGATACGGTAAAACTAGACCGCCTTCCCTTTAGCCGTTCACAAGCCCGAACTATCAAAGAACTGATTATCATTATATGAATTTATCGACTAATGTCAATATAACTTTAAACTATTTTTTACCTTAAAACTTTTCAGAGTAAATTACTAAAAATCTATTTCAAGAAAAATATTCAAAT